ACTGCAGCAGCAGACGCTACTTCAAAGGCTAACGCCGCTCAAGCAGCAGCAGAAGCCACTGCAGCAGCAGACGCTACTTCAAAGGCTAACGCCGCTCAAGCAGCAGCAGAAGCCACTGCAGCAGCAGCTCTTTCATCTGCAATATCAACAGAAGTTTCAAATCGTAATACAGCAATTTCAACTGCAGTAGATTCATTAGTAGATGGTGCACCATCACTTCTTAATACATTAAATGAATTAGCAGCAGCAATTAACGATGACGCTAATTACGCAACAACCCTCACATCAGCATTAGCAACAAAAGCTAACTCATCTGATGTTACAACAGACATCGCAACAGCGGTTTCAACTGCAGCAGCAGACGCTACTTCAAAGGCTAACGCCGCTCAAGCAGCAGCAGAAGCCACTGCAGCAGCAGACGCTACTTCAAAGGCTAACGCCGCTCAAGCAGCAGCAGAAGCCACTGCAGCAGCAGACGCTACTTCAAAGGCTAACGCCGCTCAAGCAGCAGCAGAAGCCACTGCATCAGCAGACTCTACTTCAAAGGCTAACGCCGCTCAAGCAGCAGCAGAAGCCACTGCCCAGGCAGCACTAGACGATGTTCTAGATGGAACAACACCATTTACAGATCTCAATATTAATGATGTTGCAAAGCAGGTAGCAGCTAGAGTAACTTCTCTAGGTTCAGTTGTAGTAACAGCATACCAGTTCAATAAGTCAACATTTAAATCAGGTAAGTTCTTGGTTAAAATTGACAACGGAACACACAATGAAATCTCAGAAATTCTAGTAACATTAGATTCATCTGGCAACGTAGCAATTACAGAATACGCAATCGTTGGAACAAATGGTTCAAGAGGAACAATTACAGCAGATGTAGATGCAACTCATTGCCGAATCAGAGTAAATCCAGTAAACGATTCAACAATTACTGTAGCTGGTACAGTTTTTAAGGCATAATTAAATAAAGGTTTTGGGGGATTCCTTAAAAATCCCCCACAATAAACAATTAGGGGATATGTGAACTTAAATGGCAACAGTAGATAAAAACTTTAGAGTAAAGAATGGCTTGAATGTCGCAGGAGCAGCAACAATAGCAGGAGCAGCAACATTTTCTTCTGCCGTAAATGTAGATAATCTTGTATTAAATTCAACACCCCTAGCGTATGATTCGACAACTGGAAGACTAAAAATCCAAGTTGGCGGAGTATGGAAAGAGATAGCTCTTTTAGAAGATGCAGTCGAAGATACAGGAGCACTAACATTTATGGACATTGGTTTGGCCATAGATTTTGATGGTCAGCCAATATATACAGTCTATGCAAATGGCGTAAATAACACAGCTACTAAATTTGCAGATGGCGGAGATATAAGCACAACAAACTATAGTATGACCTTTGATTCAGGAACAATTGCTTAATTGTTTTTGAATTTTTATGATGCTATAATTACAAAATAAGTCTAAATTAGGGGTGGCAAATATGTCAACAGTAAGAATTCAAGTAAGAAGAGGAACAGAAGCTCAATGGGCTCTAGTTAACCCAATTCTAGCAGCAGGAGAAGTTGGACTTGAGTCCGACACAAATTATTTTAAGTTTGGAACTGGAAGCACAGCATGGAATGCACTTCCTTACGCAAATGAACCATTATCTGATTTAGAGAATAGAGTAGGTGCTTATCTTGAAGATAACCTACTTGGACAGCCTAATGGTGTAGCTTCACTTAATAGCTCAGGTAAAGTACCAGCAGCTCAATTAGATATAACAGAACTTTCACAAGATGCTGTAAATACAGCAATAACAGCTGGAACAGGTGTTTCAAAAGTATATGACGATGTAGCTAATACAATTACATTAACAGCAGACACATCAATCATGGCAACAAAGATGTATGCAGAGTCATACACAGATCAAGCATTTGCTCAACTTGTTGGTGCAGCACCAGCAGTTTTGAATACTTTGAGTGAACTTTCAGATGCTCTTGGCGACGACGCTAACTTTGCATCTACAGTTGCAACAGCATTAACAGCAAAGGCTGATGCCTCTGTTGTAGAAGGAGCACTAACAGCAATAGATACTAAAGCTCCACTAAATTCACCAACATTTACTGGAGGAGTTGTTCTTCCTTCAACAACAACAATTGGAAACGTTTCAGAAGCTGAAATTGGATATGTAAATGGAGTAACATCAAACATACAAGTACAGTTAGATGCTAAAGCTCCTCTATCAGGACCTATATTTACAGGATCAGTAACACTTCCAGCAACAACATCTATTGGAGATGTTTCAAATACTGAAATTGGATATGTAAATGGAGTAACATCTGCCATACAGGTTCAGCTAGATAGCAAAGCTCCTACAGAAGGCGCAATCTTCACAGGTTCAATAACATTGCCAGCAACAACATCAATTGGCGATGTATCAAATACTGAAATTGGATACCTAAACAGTGTTACATCTAACGTACAAGCTCAGTTAGATGCAAAAGCACCACTAGCCTCACCAGTATTTACTGGTACAGTTGGCGGAATAACTAAGGGAATGGTTGGTCTTTCTAACGTAGATGACACATCAGACGCAGCAAAGCCAATTTCAACCGCTACACAAACAGCATTAGATCTAAAAGCAGATGCAGGGGATTTAACAGCCCACGCAGCAGATGAGACAAATGTTCACGGAATTGCAAACACTGCAGATCTTGCAACAAAGGCATACGCAGACGCAGCAGTTTCAACACACACATTAGATACAACATCTGTACATGGAATTGCAGATACATCACTTCTTGCAACAACGGCGCAGGTAGCTACAGCTAAATCAGAAGCAATTGATGCTGCAGCAGTAGCATCAGAAAACTATGCAGATGGATTAGCGTCAAATTACGATGCAGCTGGAACAGCATCATCTGCAGTGTCATCACATAATAACGCTACAACATCAGTTCACGGAATTGCTGATACATCAAAGCTTGTAACAACAGATGCACAGTCTACAACATTAGACGGAGCACTAACAGTTCAGGGTAACCTTACTGTAAATGGTACAACATTTAACGCATCAGCAACATCTATTACAATTGAAGATAACCTAGTACAGCTTGCTCACCAAAATGCTGGAAACACAGTAGACCTAGGTCTTGTAGTTGGCTATAATGACGGAGCAGCAAAGCACTCAGGTATAGTAAGAGATGTATCTGCAGATTCTTGGAAATTATTCAAGGGTGTAACCACAGAGCCATCAACAACAGTTGATTTCACACAAGGATCACTTGATGACCTTGCTGTAAACAACTTAACAGCAGCTGGAGTAGTCTTTACAGATGGAACACAGACAAAGCAAGGAGTTCCTTCACTAACATCAATTGTTGAAAAGACAGCAGCATTTAATATAACAGATGCAAACTACAGAGATCAAATGCTAGAAGTAAACCACACAGGTGGATCAGCAGTCACAATTACAGTTACTGCAGATGGCACAAACGGCATAACATACCCAGTAGGAACATCTATTGATATATTAAGAACAAACACAGGAGCTGTAACAATTGCAACTTCTGGAACAACAGTAAATGCAACACCAGGCTTAACATTAAGAGCACGTTGGTCATCAGCAACATTATTCAAGAGAGCAGCTAATACTTGGGTTCTCATGGGCGATTTGACTGCGTAAGGAATAGGGGATAAATAAATGGCAACAAGTAAAAGAAAAGGAATTAAGTCTTCAGCGCAAGATAACTTCCTAGAGCCAAATGCAGTAACTAGCCTTACTGGATCTGATGTGGGCACAAACCGTCCATACAACGACGGAGCAGTAAACCTTACATGGTCACTGCCAGCCGCATCTCCACCAGCAACTCTATATACTATAACGACTACACCAGTCACAACAACCCAAACTTCAGCAACAACTTCACATACATTTACAGGATTAGCTTCTAACACCTCTTATGTATTTACAGTTATTGCAAGCAACGCAGCAGGAAGCTCTTTGCCTACAACAACAACCGTTACGGCAACAACAGTTCCTTCAGCACCAAGAAATGCAGTTGCTACAACACCTGCTAATAACACTGACCGAGTTACATGGGATGCCCCATTAGCAGATGGAGGAAAAGCAGTATCAAGCTATACTATAGTTTCTTCAGATGGTCCATCTTACGTAAACTCTGTATCTCCTAAAGATATATCAGAGACAGGTAATACGACACAAAGTTATACAGTTTATGCATTAAATGCAAACGGAACATCAGCAGGAGTAGGTACTAATCAGGTTACAACCTTTACGCCACCTCACTTCCCACCATTCTTCCCACCATTCTTCCCACCACACTTCCCACCATTCTTCCCACCATTCTTCCCACCACACTTCCCACCATTCTTCCCACCGTACTTCCCACCATTCTTCCCACCATTCTTCCCACCACACTTCCCACCATTCTTCCCACCACACTTCCCACCATTCTTCCCACCGTACTTCGGGTTCTCACCACCATACTTCCCACCGTACTTTGGAGGATATCCGTTCTTCGGGTTCTCACCACCATACTTCCCACCGTACTTCGCACCACCACGGTTCGGATTCAGATACTAAATTAAGTTTAAGTGGGGCTGGCAACAGCCCCACTTAAATGATATAATTATTGACAGGAGAAAAAAATGGCAATTATAGAAAATTCATACGTTTTTGTTTCAGATAATATTGTTCTAGGAACAGTTACATTAGATCCAGAAGCTTCCTCATATCCTAGAAAAAAAGCGGGATTTGATAATACAACTGGCATTATTGATATAACAGATAATGAAGAGGCAAGAATTGGCTCAACATGGGATGGAACATCTTTTACTCATGATGACAGTGAACCAGCACACATTGTAGAAGGACAGCACAGATTTGCTTTTATCTCTGACAATAAAATATTTTATATAAAAAGAGTTATGTATGTAAGCACAGGAACAGTACAGGCATTTATAAAGGCTGCAGCTGAAGGTGTATCAGTTTACCCAGTAACTTCTGAAACCCTACCAGAAACTGGAAGTGCTTGGAGCTAAATTAATTTTTTATTAATTTAGATAATAATAGAAAGAAGTAATTGATGTCAAATATTGGATACTCTTCAAAAGAAGAATTGTTTCCTGGATTATGGCTATACCGTGACGTATTGAAGCCAGAAATCAATGCCATTGAAAGAGTTGAAAATACTCTAAAGGCAAGCAATGGACTGCATAACTGGAAAGAAGCCACTGTAGGCTATAGAGAAAAAATTCCAGAGTATCGTGATTGTTACGATTTTAAATTAAAAAAGATGGATTACCCAGGCAAAGATGAGTTCATGCTTGAATTTGATAGTGTTTGGCAAGATCTTTATGACGCTCAAAAAGTTGCATTAGATGACTATTCAAAGTTTTACAATATTGATATGAAGTATTGGGAAGCTATGAACTTTATCAAGTATGGCCCAGGACAACACTTTGCTGAGCATGCTGACCACGGCTGGTCATATATTGCTACAGTTTCAATGGTTGGATACTTAAATGATGATTACGAGGGCGGCGGATTAAGTTTTGGAAAACTTGGCATTGAGGTAAAACCAAATGCTGGAGACTTATTTATTTTCCCATCAACGTATCTATTTTCACATAGAGCAATGCCAGTTCTAACTGGAACAAAGTATTCCTTAGTAACAATGACTGACTATAATGATTCTGCACATTCGCCAGAATTTTATAAGCAACATGCTACAAATCTTTCATTAAAAGATAGTGAGTACTAATGCACAAATTTGATGTCTACCAAACAAGAGCAAACTATGGAAAGCTTGAGCCGCTAGGAATAAAAAGATCCTGGATGGACGAAACTTATGAGGCGCATGCATATAAATGCTTTCCAGTAAGTCTTTCAAATGCTCTTGGTTGGGGGATATCTTTTCCAGAGGATATTAGCTTTATATGGGATGGTATTTCTAATTCAGAATCAGATCATGTAAAGATTCTTTCAGGAGAAAAGTACGCACATAACACAAGAGGAAATGCAACCATAAGCTTTAATACTGGTTTGCTGTTTAGAACCGAAGAGAACCTCAGCATAATGGGAATGCCCGTCCCTAATCAATTTATAGACGGAGCACACCCATTTACTGGAGTCATATCAACTTCATTTTTTAAGGGTGAATTTCCAGTAGCATGGAGAATTACTAGACCAGATACAGTAATTACTATTAAGGCTGGCACACCAGTAATATCCATAATGCCAATATCATTACAAGAACTAAACAACTCAGAAGCAGTAGTTCGTGATATGTTTGAATTGCCTCCAGGGTTTTTCCCAGATGATAAATATGGAGATATTGTTTATGAAATAAATAAGGCTGGCAAATGGACAAATTTCTATAGAGATGGCGTAGATCATTATGGTAATAAAATAGGTGATCACGAAATAAAAGCCTTAAGATTAAAAGTTAATGACGGAAAGCCAGTGGCCTGCAGTGACAAATAAAATAACATTTCATTCTAATAAAATTTATAATAAGAAGGATGGCACTCATTCACCATCTCCTATGAGCAAATCACTTGCAAAATGGTGGCAAGATGCAAGTATTTATATTAAAGATCCAAATGGAGTACCTTATGTAAATCCAGATGGAATATCAAAGGTAATGTCCTATAAGTCTTGCCCAGCAATACTTGATATATTTACAACAGGATATGCTCTACTTACTCCATGCGATATTGAGTTTTATGAAAAGCGTGGCAGAACAAAGGTTAAAACAGATATTGGTTTTGAAGACTTTGTTGGAGAAAGAGCAAAGATGGAGGGATTTGTAACACCAGCAGGATATGACGATGATCATTTTCATTGGTATGCAAATTGGGCACCAGTCCTTCCAGAAGGATATAGCGCAATCTACCTATCCCCAGTTAATAGATTTGATTTACCATTTTTAACAGTGGCTGGTATAATAGATAGTGATAAGGTAACTAACTCAGGTCTTATCCCGTTTTTCTTGCAAAAAGGTTTTACAGGCGTAGTGCCAGCAGGCACACCGTATATGCAAATAATTCCTTTCAAAAGAGAAGACTGGGAATCAGACTTGGTTTTTAGGACGGCAGAAGAGATTTTACAAAAGCATATGGAGACAGCTAATACATTTAGATCACCAGATGGTGGAGTCTATAAAAAGAAGTTTTGGTCAAAAAGAAAATACCAATAGGAGAAAAAATGCAAAAGCAAGTAAATACAAACAAAGAGCATAATTACAAAGAGCTTACATCAATTACGCCTTCTGGTTTTTTTGGTGATTCAACAGACAATATTGTTGAGTTAAAAAACTTTTTAACAGAAGCAGAAAAGCAAAGATTAACTGATTTTGCATTTAGTAACAAGACATGGGATATAACAGAGTCACATTTTAATGAAAACGGCACAGTTATATATGATGCAAATGTATGGGCAGACAGAGTATGTACCAGAAAGTCCATGGATATATCTCATGACCCTTCAATTGTAACTGTTGTTGAAGGACTAATTGTTAGACTTAAAAAAGAAGTAGATAAATTTTTTGATGTAGACGTACAGGCAACGGGCCCAGCTATCGTAAGATGGCCAGTTGGAACTAGACAAGATCCTCATGCAGATAAAGAACTTCACGAAGGCCCAGATGCTGGAACGCCTAATGATTTTCCACATTACGACATTGCATCAATATTTTATTTTAATGATGATTACGAAGGCGGAGAACTATTCTTTCCAATACAAGGAATTGAATTTAAACCAAATGCTGGATCAGCTTACTTCTTCCCAGGAGATAGAAATTACGTTCACGGAGTAAGGCCAGTCTTATCTGGTAATAGATATACATCACCATTTTTCTGGAATATATTAAAACATACAGGAGAAAAGCAGCCGTGAGTGAACTTCAGTACAGAGAAATTTATCCAAAAGTTTTTGTTTATTCTAACCCCTTCAGAGACCTAGACTCATTTTTAAATACAATAATAGAGTCAGAGGTAAATCCTGAAGGCTCAATGATTTACCCTTGGGAAGATTGGTATACGTTTGGTTTAGAGGCAGATAACTTTATTCGTGATGCAGAAGATACTCCAAGGGTTATAAAAGAAAGAGAAGTTCTAGCAGAAATAGAAGGAGTATTTTTTACAGTAGTTGATGACTATTTTAAGAAAAATAATGTTGAATACTCATTTGAATCATTTGTTGATGAAGTTGATGGTAGAACAAAAAACAAATGGATAAAAATGGGCCCTTCTATATGCAAATATAATGAAGAAGCAGAAGTAGCACTAGATCTTGCAATGCACTATCACACAGACTACCAGGTAGAAAAAAGAGACGCTAGAGGATATAATTTTGCGGTAACCGTAACTATGTATTTAAATGATGACTACGAAGGCGGCGGAGTTGATTTTTACATAAACGATAAGCTATTTTACTATAAGCCAAAAGCTGGAGATGTAATTGTTTTCCCAGCAGGAGATCCTAATTTCTTAACAGATGGTGATGAGTTATACCATCACGGAGTTAGAAAAATTACGGGTAAGCCAAAGTACTTTATCAGAAACAATATGCTTAGATTTCATGAAGGCACTGAAGAGTGGATAAAAAACCAGCAGCTTTATGGAGAAGAAATTTGGGCAGAGATGGAAAGAGAAAGATGGAAAAGAGACAGGGCAAACGGAGTTTATCAACAGATAAATCGACAAGACGTATCGAAAGCGAGAAGACTAAATGATATATAATCTTGATGGCAAGAAGGTTTTAAAGAGCGATGTAGTACTGTACGAAAACTTTATATCACCAGAACACTGTGATGCTATATTAAAGTATTGGGATCACTCAACAGAAAAGGGTACTCTTATTTGGGGACCAATTTCTTTTTACGAGTCATTCTCTTCAAACTTACCAGAAGATGACGATATGTTTAAGTTTGGATTACCAGCAAATTTCTTTACAGATTTAGAGGCTGGCATTAAGGCTGCCACAGAAGATACAAGAGGTGGACCACTTAGAAAAGTTAGCTACCACTCACAAAAATGGATAGAAGGTGCATTTGCTGGATTCCATTCAGATAATACTCCACTAGACAGCCCAGAGTATAATGCTTTTGAAAGAAGTAAAATGGCATCATTCCTTTATCTTAACGATGACTTTGAAGGTGGAGAACTTAACTTTAGAGATCATGAGATAACAATAAAGCCAAGAAAAGGACTTCTCGCAGCATTTGAGGGTGGTCATCACAATATACACGAAGTTTTACCAATAGAAAAGGGCACAAGGTATACAGTTGGATCATTTTGGGATTTCGAAGAGATAGAATATAGTGATGAAACAAGAGCTAGATGGGAAACGGAAATCGCAGAAGCAAGACTACAGCAAGCAAAAGATGCTGAAGAGTGGGCTGAAATGAGAGACCGTGGAGAAAGACTTCTTCCTGGCCCAGGTGTATCAAGCAGGCCAGCAAAAGAATTATCGGGGGAGATATCATGAATGTAGTAGAACTGCACGATGGAATACTTTATGTAACAGGACTAATTGATAATCATGAAGATTTAATTTCTGCAATTGAAAAAACAGAAGATAATGAAAAAATGACTACCTTGATTCCAAAATGGAAATCTTGGGAAGCTTGTAGCGGAGAGATGTATGTTTATGGTACAAACAAAAACATAAACTCAGACCACTGGAAAAACTATAAGTCTGGTGAGCTATCAAAGTTAATAGATGAAGATACGCTAGATAAATTCTCTTACATATTTGGTACTATAAGCTCAGCCTTTAGAAATTCATTTGAAGCTTACAGAGAGTTTTATAAAATAGAAGATCCATTAAATATGTATCCAGATGTCGGAATTAACAAGTACGATGCTGGAACTTTTATGGGTGGGCACTTTGATCAGCAAGAAGGAGATGAAAGGCTAAGATACTCTGTAGTGTTATATTTAAATGATAAATACGAGGGTGGAGAAATATCATTTACCATTAAAGACGGAGTAGTTGAACATGAAGATAAGCCACACCCAGACTTCCTTGCAAAAGAAAATGTAGGTAAGGTAACAGTTTCTATAAAGCCAGAGGCTGGAAGTGCAATACTATTTCCTTCTTCATCACCTTACAGCCACACAGCACATTTAGTTAAAAGTGGACACAAATACATGTGTCCATCATTTTGGTTTACTGGAACCGAGTTTATAGGAGATTGAAATGTACGAGTTTCACCAATTAGCACCAAACATATTTTATTTTACTAATTCAATTTCTGAGCCTAGCAGATTAATAGATCTTATAGAGCAGTCAGAGGATGACGATTCAATTGACACTGCATTTATATCTAAATGGAAGCCATGGACAGCAAGCAATGATTCAGATACTGTATATGGCTATGCAAAAATGATTGATGCTAATTATGAAAAAATTGGTAAAGAGCCTTCTCCAAAAGAGCTTTATATAATTAATAGCGTTATTGCAAATATGAAATTCTGCGCTTCATTATATAAGCAATATAATAATGTAGAGGGCGATGTAAAAATTGATACCGACTCTGCTATTAAAAAGTATAATGTTGGAACAGAAATGGGTCCACATGCTGATCAAAATGACGGAGATGCAAGATTAAGATACTCTATTGTTTCATATTTAAACGATGATTATGAAGGCGGAGAGTTAGCCTTTCCAAATCAAAACGTTACTATAAAGCCTCAAGCTGGAAGTATAGTTATATTCCCATCTTCAGAACCATATCTGCACCAATCTAAAAAGTTAATATCTGGCACAAAGTATATGTGCCCAGGCTTTTGGCTTTGGTAATTTAGGTGGTATAATTAAAAAATGGCTACTGTACCAAACGCAAAAGACTTTAGTTACCCAGACTACACAGATACCCCTGACGTACCTAGGGATATCTCTCAGCTTGCTTTGGACATTGACCAGTACTTAGACGCACACCCAGGCCCTGTAGGGCCCGCAGGCCCCACAGGAGCCACAGGAGCGCAAGGACCGCAAGGTCCCCAGGGATTGACTGGCGCAACTGGACCGCAGGGTGAGCAGGGTGTGCAGGGGCCCGCAGGTCCAAAAGGTGACAAAGGTGACGCAGCTGCAACAGTAGCTGTAGAATCAACAGCGACAGGTGCTGCTGGAACAAATGCAAATGTTACAAACTCTGGAACATCATCTGATGTAAAGCTTAATTTTACAATTCCAAGAGGCGCAGACGGAGCAACTGGTGCTACTGGACCCCAGGGCCCACCAGGACAAAATGCAAACATTGATCCGCTAGACAATAGAATAAGTTTAAACTTAGCAACATCTTCTGCATATGGAGTTAATTCAAATTGGTACCCATCATCAAATAACTTTTTTGATTTAGGTCAAGAGATTGATGTATTTTCTGGAATACCAGTTGCAAAGAATTGGAAGAGGGGATTCTTCCAAGGCTCAGTATATGCTGCATCTTTAATTACACCCTCAGACTTAAATTTAAAAACAGAGATAGAGTCTTCTGATTTAGGATTAAATTTTATTAATTCTCTAAACCCAGTAAAATATAAATACATAGTTGGCGATACCGTAACTACATTTGACCCAGAAGGCAATCAGATTGAAACACCAGTTGCTGGCGAAAGAGTTCATTATGGATTGATAGCTCAAGAAGTTAAAGCAGCAGTAGATGGATCTGGGGCAGAAGATTTTGGCGGATGGATTCTGAAAGAAGATCAAAGTCAAGCATTAAGGTATGAGCAGTTTATTGCTCCACTTATTAAAGCCGTACAGGAATTATCTACAAGAGTTGCACAACTAGAACAGGGGTAATTATGTCATATAAATACTCTGTCTTAGCAGACAACCCAATAGTATATTATAGCGGTGCAATAACAGAAGCATTTAGCATTCCGTCTTACCAAGATGTATTGAATGATTATAATACATATGAGGAATTTAAAGCTGCATTTGCGAACTACTCATTAGACTCTGGAAATGCAGTTGTCGATATTTCTGGTTGCCAAAATAACGGATTCTATTCAGGAGAAGTAAAGTCAGATATTATACCTTTAGTATACGGTGACCCATATGCAATAAAAATAGATAGCGTTGCATCTATTAATATAAATAATGCAAGAGGATACAACGGAGAAATTGTTAAAGGCGGATTTGCAAAAGATACATTCTCTGATAATACATTTTCTTTTGAAATTTTTATATACCCTTCAATCAATGCTTTAGAGTCTGACCCAATACCATTAATTGGAGATTCATTAAATAGCGTAGGATTGTTCTATCATAAAGGCAATATTCTTTTTAAGCTAAATACAAATACTATTGAATATACTTTGCCATACAAAAAGAAGGCTTACTACCTAGCTGCAGTGTACAACAAAGACTCCGCAATGCTTTATGTAGATGGAGAATTGGTTTCATCGATAGACATTGAAAACTTTAAATTTACAAATTCTAATTTGTCTTTGCTATGCGGGCCAACTGAAAATAGCAGCAACTACTTTTTAGTAAATGGCCTAGCGATATACAGATACGCACTAACAGATGTTAAAATTAAAAACCATTATTTAAATGCAGTATCAACAAGACCTTTAGATGTCTATGGTCCATTAAATGGAAAAGCTTTTGAAATCAATGACAGTAACTATATGACAGATTTTGTTTTTAGATACCCAGTAGATAAAGATTGGTCAGATATATTAGTAGATGGTCTTGATCACAACACATCTAAAAAAACACTTTCTATATCTAAAACAGATACTGCAGAAAACTCTGTTGTTGAAATAGTAGACATGATATATATCCCATACTCTCTTTCTCCAACTTCTTCAAAAATAGAATGGGCGGGAGACAATGGAATAACAGTATTTTCAAGTACAGACGGAATAGCATTTGAGCCGTGTGAAAACAACTCAGTGATACCTAAATATACCTCAACAGACTTTAGTGAATCAAGAAAGCTTTACATTAAAATAGTATTTACATCTGAAGATACATCTAGATATATACCATCTTTAGAGTATCTCATAGTTAAAATGTATGCCGACAATAAAGAGTATTCAAACAATTCTCAAGACTACCTATATCCAGGAGATAACAATATTGGAATTGGTAATAGAAGATATCCTATTTTGACTAGAGACTCAAGAAGCGGAGTAAATGTAGAGGCTGGTTCAGGATTCTTCATCAACACCTCCAGCCAAATAAATACGATAGAAATGTTTTATACCCCAAACTCCAGAATTGCGGGATCCATTGTTGACGGAATTTCATGGAATAGCTCAGGTCAAATAAGCATAGGAAGTAACATTTTGAGATTCTATGTCAATGGAGTAAGTAAGATATTTGATTCAAATATATCAACGGTTTTTGAGCCTGGCAATATGTATCATATTCTAGTCGTACTAAGAACACCAGTATCTGGAGATATAGAGTTTAATGGTTCTGGCCCAAAGTCTCTGTATCAAAATATAACCCTGTATGAGAAGCAGTTTAATGTATCTGAATGTTTATATAATTATTCATTGTATATAGGCAGAGCAACTGCAGTAGTCTATGATTCTGGCATCGGAATGACCGAAAGTTCTGTAGAGTACTATGATAATGACTGGGTGGTTCTCCAGAACTCATAGTTTTGTACAAAGTCTTGACAAAATCTGGACTTTGGCATTAAGTAATGGTAAAATTAAGTACTATGGACATATTAAATCAAAGATCATCAATTGTAGAAGAGACACGACTTGGCATATACGTATGGGAAATGCCAGACGGTAGATGGATTGGTGATGATGATGGCAACTTCCTTTCTGTTACATCAATGAAGGGCAACAAGTCAAAGATGGACCAACTTGCTAGAGAAGTGCGTTCATATGGTATTGACGTAGGGCAGCCCAAGTTTTTAGCGGGGCGTAGAAAAATTGACGATGAAGAATTTGAGCATCAGTCACAGAGACTTCAGTGGGGCCTAGTGCCAGATCCGCTAGACATTGGTAACTACAAAGATGGTGCCTTAAGGAATGGTAAAGTACAATGACAGCACAATTTATTGAAGATGGCGACGACAACTCTTCAACAATTAACATATCAAATACTGCTGACTGGTTTTCATTTAAAAAAGAAAAAGAGCACTTTGATCCATTTGCAATAGGCATCGATGATTTAAAAAAAGTAAGAGGTCTTGGAACTAACTTTAAAAGAAAAGTAAACAGAGATTTCTCTAAATCGTTTACTGGTCAAGACGGGGCGGCCACACAACAGAATTTAATGGCTCAAGCAATTAGCGGATATGCTATGTTTGACTTGATTCAGCCACAATATAATTTAGAGTACTTATCACAGGTATACGAAATATCAACATACAACTATGCAGCAGTTAATTCTAAGGTTGCAAACATTGTTGGGCTTGGCTACAATTTTATGGAGACAAGAAAAACCAATGATGCTATTGATGAAATTACAGACGATAAGCAGCTTGAAAGAGCAAGAAGAAAAATAAACAAGTTAAAGCAAGATCTACAAGATTGGCTTGACTCTACTAACGATGAAGATACCTTTACAGAAACACTAATTAAAGTTTATACAGACCTTGAAGCAACTGGAAATGGCTATCTTGAAATAGGAAGAACTACAGCTGGCAACATTGGTTACATTGGGCACATCCCATCAAAGACTATGCGTGTACGTAGACTGCGTGATGGATTCATGCAGCTTCTATATGGCAAGGCGGTATTCTTTAGAAACTTTGGAGATACAGAAACTCCTAATCCAATAGCAGGTGCAGAGGATAGACCTAACGAGATCATTCATTTAAAGAAGTACACACCAATGAATAACTATTACGGCATCCCAGACATTATTGCAGCACAAATGGCATTGACTGGAAATGAATTTTCTGGAAGATATAACCTTGACTACTTTGAAAACAAAGCGGTACCAAGATATATTATTACAGTAAAGGGAGCAAAGCTTTCACCAGAGTCAGAAAGAAAGCTTCTTGAATTTTTCCAGGTAGGGCTTAAAGGCAAAAACCATAGATCACTTTACATCCCATTGCCAGCAGATACACCAGACTCAAAAACAGAATTTAAGATGGAGCCTATTGAAGCAGGCGCACAAGAGTCTTCATTTAATGTATATCGTGAAACAAATAGAGATGAAATTCTTATGGCTCACCGTGTACCAATTAATAAAATTGGTACACCACCAGGAGTCAATTTAGCGGTGGCACGTGATGCAGACAAGACATTTAAAGAGCAGGTTTGCCGTCCAGCACAGATGAGACTTGAGAAGAAAATCAATGCAATTATTGAAGAAAAGACAGACGCTCTAGTTATTAAATTTAATGAGCTAAGCCTAACTGATGAAATTTCTCAGAGCCAAATTGATGAGATTTATCTACGTATGCAGGTCTTGACTCCTAATGAAGTTAGAATTAGAAAGGGCATGATTCCACTAGACGGAGGAGACGAAGTCATAGAATTAAAGCCACAGCAAGAAGCAGACCAAAGAGCTAAATCTACTGGCAATAAAACTAGAGATCAAGAACGTGCCAAGACTGCCCCAGATAAAAATGGGGAGGGTAGAAATGCCAAAGGCGACGGTCCAAAAGTCAAATAACTTTACTCAACTGCTATTTGCCTTTTGATATATATACCTATAAAATTAAGCATATGATTATCGAAAAGTCTAACTGGTCTAGTGATGGAGAAAAACTCCATCTCTCAGTACCCTTTACAAAAGTAAACCGTGAACAGAGAACTGTATCAGGATTTGCAACATTAGACAATGTTGACCAAACAGGCGACGTTGTTACAGCAGAAGCAAGTATGAAGGCATTTGAAAATTTCCGTGGAAATCTTAGAGAGATGCATCAGTCAATTGCAGTAGGCAAGGTTATTGGATTTAAGCCAGAGACATACTACGATCAAAAATCACAAACATTTTATAATGGAGTCTATGTAACTTCATACATTTCAAAGGGTGCACAAGATACTTGGGAAAAAGTTCTTGATGGCACTCTTTCTGGTTTTTCAATTGGCGGAAAAATTAACGAATCAGATAATGAGATTAACAAGGCAACTGGAGAGCAAGTAAGATTTATTAAAGACTATGATCTTGTTGAGCTATCAATAGTCGATTCACCAGCAAATGAACTATGTAACATTTTTTCTATTGAAAAAGTTGGTGGCAAGATGGTCTATAAGGGAATAGCAACAGAAGTAGTTGCTGAAAATATTTTTTATTGCGAAGAAAGTGATTCTGTATTTATATCAACAGAAAAAACATTTGACTCACCAATATCTGGAAAGCCAGCTACTCTAATTGGCTGGGTTGAGTCATCAGATATAAACAAGTCAAAAGAAATAGATAAGATTCTTGCTTCATTCAAGAAGACAAGATTAGCGTTGCCTGATACACAAATAGCAAAACAGGCAAACGTAGAAGGAGGTAATGAAGTGTCAGACGTACAAAATGAGACAGTAATTGAAAAATCTGTAGACGTACTAGAAGAAGCACCAGCTGTTGAAGCTGTTGTAGAAGCTATTGTAGAAGATGCTCCTGTAGCAGAAGCTGCAGTAGTAGACGCTCCTGCCGACTCCGTTGAAGAAGCAGCCACAGCAGAGGTTGATACACCTGATTTTGCAAAAATGTTGGGCGACCTAAAGGGCTTTTTCTCGGACACACTTTCAAAGGCTACAGAGGCAAATGCTGCACAAGTTTCACAGATCAAAGAATCTGTTGAAGCATTCAGCAAGAATGTCGATGTTAGAATTTCAGAGTTAGCAGAGAAGCACAGCGCACTAAGCGCAGCAGTAACAGAAATAAAGGGCACTATTGACGGTGTTCAGAAGCGTGTTGATGCCGTAGAAGGCGAAACAGCAATTAAGAAGTCTTCAGACCTCGGCGGGTCTGAAGTAGTAACAAAATCTAAATCAAAATGGAACGGTTCTTTCCTCGGTTCCGTAAATGAAATCTTTAACTAAAAAGGTAGGTGAAATAAATGAGTAATGAATTATTAGAAAAGGCAGCAGCAGCAGGTACAACAATCGCTGGTGGACCACAGTCCGCTAACGGTACCTTCGCATCTGCAACAGGTGGTTCAGGAGATCACGTTGCGTCAGAAAATGGCAACGGTGGTGTTCTAAACCCAGAGCAGTCAGCAAGATTTTTAGATTATATGTTCGACGCTACCGTAATTGGTAAGGTTGCACGTACGGTCCGAATGAAGTCTGATACAACAGAGATTGACCGCATGTCAGTTGGTGAGAAGCTTGTTAAGCTTGCAACTGAAGCAGAGAACACAGGCGTTAACGCACCAGTGACATTCTCAAAGATCTCTCTAACAACAAAGAAGCTTCGTTTAGATTGGGAGCTTTCAACTGAGTCACTAGAAGACAACATTGAAGGTGCTGATCTCGAAGATCACATTGCCAGAATGATGGCAACACAAGCTGGTAACGACATTGAAGATCTTCTTCTAAATGGCGATACAGCACTATCATCAGATGCACTTTATAAGTCATTTGACGGTGTAGTTAAGAAGGCAAAGGCTAACGGTCACGTTGTTGATGCAGCTGGTGCGGGAATTTCTCGTGCAGTGTTCAACTCAGCTCTTAAGGCTCTTCCACGTAAGTACAAGCAGCGTCGTACAGACCTCCGCTTCCTATCAGGTTCAAACTTGATCCAGGATTACTTATACTCAACATCACAGAACATCCAGAACGTTAACCCACAAGATATTGCTTCAGGCATCATCCGTGGTGAGGTTGCACCAGTTTCTGGTCCTGCAGGATATGTAGCTCCATACGCATTTGGTATTCCAATCGTTGAAGTTCCACTTCTTCCAGAAGTTCAGACAGGCTCATACTCAGGAGCATCAGGTTCACACGGTGACATCCACTTGACATTCCCAAATAACGTAGTTATTGGTATCAAGCGTGACGTTACAGTTTACCGATTCTTCTGGCCACGTAAGGACTCAATCGAGTACACAATGTATACTCGTGTTGGCGTTCAAATCGAGCAGGCAGACGCTTGGGTTGTTGTAAAGAACGTTAAGGTTGCTTCTTAATTAATTTAAGAATTAAACCACAGAAAGGCCCCCAATTAATTTTGGGGGCTTTTCATTTTAATTGACTAATGCTATAATTAAATGACCTACAAGAAGGAGAAATAAATATGTCGTTTGACACATTAAAAGTAGCCGAATTAAAAACAATAGCCGAAGATTTTGCGGTAGACACAGATGGCCTTAAAAATAAAAAGGATATCATAGCTGCACTTGCAGAAGAAGGAGTTACCTATTCAGTATATGCAAAGACATTGCAGACACTAGAAGAGGCAGCAGAAGAAATTGAAATTTTACCAAAGTTTGATCCAAAAGCACAGACAGAGGATTCAGTATTGGTCCGTATGACAAGAGCAAACTTTAGATACGATATTCATGGGTACACATTTACAAATGATCATCCATTCGTAGCAATGTCTGAAGAAGATGCTCAAAAAATCTTTGATACAGAGGAGGGTTTTCGTTTAGCCACACCAAAGGAAGTTCAAGACTTCTATAACTAAACGAAACGTTATATATGGCAGAAGTATATAAGAACAGCAACGCACCAGCGTCTACTAAAATTTTTTGGGGTGGCGCTATTGTTGATGCCGAAGGTGATGTACGTGTAGACATATATGACATAACTGAAGACCCAGGAATTTTGCCATCCATTAATCCAGCGACACCAATACTTACAAATATCTTGGCGTCAAAGTCTGAGGTTGATTATGGATCATATCAAATTAATATTCCGTACTCAATAACAAATAGAGACAAGAGTCTAAAGCTTGTCTGGAAGTATCAGATGAATTCAACCAACATACAGCATGAAACATTTGTTAATGTTGTAACACCATATGCTTCTCTTGCTGAAGTTATTGAGGACCTTGGTCTTGGAACAGATCCATCTGACCCAATGTATAAAAGCTATCATGAATTAGTTATGGCAGAAAAATTTGCCCGTAAAGTAATTGAAAGCTATACAGGACAAAGATTCTATTTGTACGATAGCACTGAATCTATATACGGATCAGGTTCTGATGTTTTGCCATTGCCATTTAAAATTAATGCATTGCATGAGCTATATGGAAATGATATAAAGCTTATAGACAATATAAATGAAGAAACAAATTGGGTATTCAATCCAATAATTTCTGAGACAGGCTTTGGATTAAGAATAGATAGAACTAATACTCTTGACAACATAACATACAGTGCAAATGGATTAATCCCGCCATCAATTAATGACACATATCACGGGGCTTTCCAGAAAGACGTTAAGTATCGTGTTCAAGGAAAATTTGGCTGGGCGGAAGTACCAGATAATGTTGAGCAGGCAGCCATCCAACTAATAGGAGACTACTTCTCTAAGGATAGAGTCTGGACAAATAAGTACCTAAAGAATATTAAGACATTTGACTGGCAGTTTGAATATGCGTCAGATGCTTACAGAGGAACTGGTAATGCCTATGCAGATCAGTTACTCTACCCATATGTCATAAGCAGCATGGTTGTTATATAATGTTAGACCTTATAGACTCAATACTGGTAATGAGATTGGATCTATACAGACAGTCTGATTCACAAGACCCAAACACTGGGGCAATACTAAAATCTTGGAATTTTTATAAAACATTAGATTGCCACGCAAAAGGAATCATTAGCAACTCATCATCAAGTAGCACAAATGATAGACAGGTATTTGGAAACAAATACACAAACCAGCAAATGATCCAGGTTAGAACGTCAGAAAGAATAACCTACAGAGAAAAGGTTACTAATATTCGTGATGCAAAAAACAAATCAATCTGGACAGAAATAGATTTTCCAACAGAAACCCCAACAGTTTTTGAGGTTGTTGGCTCAACTCCAATTACTGATCCATTTGGAAATGTGGTTGGATATAACACTACATTATCAAGGTCGGAGAATCAGCAAATTGGCATCTAATAATGTAGCGCTATTACAAGCAGCCAGCGGTTTAGAAAGACTTATGGTTGGCACCCCAACAAAAGGAGCAATTAGAGATAGCAATGTCGCACAGATATCTGCATTCTTATATTACCAAGCAAACGTAATGGCGGAGCTAGAAGCAAATGAGGCATTTAAAGCTTTGTTTAAACATACATTATTTAAGCAAATAGATAAAGACTTTGGGCAATACATAGACGCATTGTCTAGAACAAAGCCAAAAGCATTTCACCATGTTTATGAATGGGGTAAAGCAGGAAAGCCAGCAGCAAGACTTTTTAAATTAAGAACAATTGATACAACAGGACTTTCTTTTAAAATAGATTTTGATTTTAAATTATCTAAGACTTCTGTTCCATCAAAGAATGTAAAACAAAAGAAGAAATATATATTTGAAAATAAGGCTTCTGTTATGGAAGAAGGTATGCCCGTAATAATCCGTCCAAGGACCGCTGAAAGGCTTGTCTTTGAGATTGATGGTGAAGTAGTCTTTATGCCTAAAGGGGCCTCAGTGACCGTCAAGAGCCCTGGAGGAAGGGCTTCTACAAACCAGTTCAAACTTGCCTATAGTATATTCTTTAGCGGACAGCTTGTTAATGAATCAATTAAGAATTCTGGCTTTCAGCAAATATTTGGATCTAAGATTACAAGAGCCTTGGCAGTACCACTTAATATTAAAAAAGTTCAATATTCTTTCTCTCCAAACAATGTAAGGCGGCAGGCGGATATGGCATTAACACAATCATTTGGAGGGGTACTATGACAAAATATAAAGTAGACTCAATATACGAAATAAGAAAATACCTATGGAAAGAGCTGACTGAATCTGGCGTGTTTGATGCTAATGATTATTACAGCGATAACCTTGGCCAAGAAATAATACCTATTATTCCAGTACAGCAACAGCCAGAACTTAATCAATTTTTAAGCGGGAAAAAGCATATAGTCTACGATAAGATAGGCCTAACGTATGAAGACATATGGCTATTGTCTTGCGAAAAGATTATATTTACAATATATGCAATTGACGTGGCAGATATAAATGAGATCAGAAACCTGATGCTAGATGTATTTAGAAGAATGGATGATTCGGCCAGAGATGTAAATGAATTTAGCTCAGAGTCTAATTTGATATTCCATAATACTATGATCCTGGAAGCCTCAGCCACGGCCCCTTCAGAAGAGATACAGGGATTCTTTTCAGCAGATATTATAATAGAGGTCAAATATTCAAGAGTCACAGGCCCAGGCGGAAGATTTATTTAGGTTGCATTTGGGGGCATTATACTCTAGAATTGTCCTAGAGGAAAAGAGCCTAGCCAGCACTTTTGATTTTTATAAATCAATATATATATTTATTTAATAGGAGGTAGTAAAATGGCACTAAACGCCAAAAATATTCTAGTCGGTGCATCACCACTTTATCTTTCAACAAAAGATTCAACTGATGCAGCATACGTAGAAAACATGTTAGACAAGGGAACAGTTGCTTTCACAAAGGGAGCAAAGGCTGCAGTTGCACTAGATGCATCAGCAGCAGTTCGTAACGTAGGTTTCACAAACAACGGTCTTCAGATTACTTACAACCCATCATACGGTTCAGTAACAGTAGATCAGCTTCTTGATACAGCAAAGCTATTCAAGGAGTCAATGGAAGTTATGATTGCAACAGAATTAGCAGAAGGTACACTAGAGAACGTTATGGCCGTATTTGGTCAGGCGTCATCAACAAAGTCAGGCACACTCTCAAAGGGAGCATCTGCAAACGATAACGTTGACGAAGTTCTTGGCCTTGAGGCAGGTGCTCTTGGAGTTGCTCCAACAGAGCGTCAGCTATTTGCAATTGGACAGGCTCCAACTGAAGTAACACCAAACACAGAGCGTGTATACTACGCACGTAGAGTATTGTCTGTACAGCAGTCACAATTCTCACTTGCTCGTAACGCAGCAACAACATTCCCAGTAACATTCCGTTTGCTTCCAGACGGTAATTACGCAGGATCAGAATACGGCAAGATCATTGACCGTGTTACAAAGAACTAATTAATTAATTTAATTATAGTCAGTCCCCCCAGAAATGGGGGGATTTTCTATTTGTGCTGATAAAATCTATATGATACAATAATTAAGACTAGATCCTAGGAGGATTCAAATTGGCAACAACAGTATATAGCGTAGAAGAAATTACTCTACAAAATGGCGTAACCGTAAAGCTAAAGCCTTTAACAATTAAAGAGCTTAGAAAGTTTATGGTTGTTATCCAAAAGACAGCAGACGTAACTACAGAAGACGAAACATTAACAATCCTTATTGAAGCATGTGCAGTAGCACTAGAAAAGCAGTTACCAGACTTGGTAAAAGATGTAGATGCTTTTGAAGATGTTCTAGATGTTCCAACAATTAACCGCATCCTAGAAGTATGTGGTGGAATTAAGATGGACGACCCAAACCTTCTAGCGGCAGCGGTTCTGGCTGGGCAGAACTAGATTTAGCCGCTTTATTAGGAGAAGTTTTTCTTTTAGGTAATTGGAAAAATTACGAAGAGCTAGAAGAAAGCCTCTCAATGCCAGAACTTGTTCAAACATTTAAGTCAATGCAGAAAAGTGAGTCAGAAAAAAGAAAGTTCTTAGCAGCAATTCAAGGCATTGAGTTAGATGGTGAAGAAGAAGAAAACAAAGGTCCTACCTTTGAAGACATACAAAGAAGGGCACTTGGAATAGAAGCATCAGGAGATGATGTGGTTTCATTACAAGGCCCATTTGCAGCAGAAGCTGGCTTTGGTGTTGGAGCAGGATTAGGATACTCAAAGGAGTAAATTACTTGGCTGAACAAAATATTAATACGAACATAACTGCGACGGCAAACTTTTCAAGTTTAACAGCGCAGTTAAGAGCCGTAACCGCCGAGTTAGTTAAACTTCAAGCTACAACCATTGGATTAGATAGAAACCTATCTAATGAAGTAGGCAGAATGAATCGTTCATTTGCCGAAACAATGCGAGCAACTGGACAATTTTCTTCACACTTTGTAACACTTGAATCTGATGTACAAAAGTTTGGAAAGAGGCTAGATACTGGCCGAATGAAACTTGGCGAGTACTTTGGAGTCTGGCAAGGACACACAAGAAAAACAAGTACATTAATTAAAGATCTTGCTAAGCAGCAAGTATTAATGGAACAAGCTGTATTGCAACCCCTGGGAAGAAATGCCCAGGGGCAAATGCAATACAATGTCCACGTAGCTAATGGACTAGATCTTTTAAAAAATAGAACTGCTTTATTAAGACAAGAGGCATCAATTCTTAACAAGGTGATGCTTGATGGATCCAACCAGCTTATCAACTGGGGTAAAAATACACAGTGGGCAGGACGCCAGTTAACAGTTGGATTAACAGTTCCAATGATGGCATTTGGTGCGGCAGCACAAAAAGCATTCCTAGAAGCAGACCAGCAGCTAGTTAGACTTACAAAGGTTTACGGTGGTTTAGCAGAAACATCTTCTGCAGAACTAAAGCAAGTTAGAAAAGATGTCGAGGAGACAGCAAAAGAATTAGCGTCTATCTATGGTGCATCATATAAAGAAACAATCGCATTAGCAGCGGATATTGCAGCAACTGGCAAGCAAGGAAATGACCTGCTTGTATCAACGCAAGAAACAACAAGACTTTCTATCCTTGGTGAAGTAGATAGACAAGATGCAATGAAAGCAACTCTTGCTATTCAAAATGCATTTAAACAAAGCAATGATGAGTTAGCACAATCAATTAACTTCCTTAACGCAGTTGAAAACCAGACCTCAACATCTCTTGCGGATTTAGTTGAAGCAATTCCAAAAGCAGGACCAGTAATTGAATCTCTTGGTGGAAACGTTCAAGATCTTGCTCTTTATTTAACTGCAATGAAAGAAGGCGGAGTAAATGCATCAGAAGGTGCTAATGCCATTAAGTCATCTCTTGCATCACTTATTAACCCAACTAAAGTTGCAAAAGAAATGTTTATGGGATTTGGAATTGATCTTGGATCAATTGTAAAGAGTAATGCTGGAGATGTAACTGCAACAATATTAGCACTACAAGCATCATTAGATAAGCTAGATCCGTTACAAAAAGCTCAGGCAATTGAGCAACTTTTTGGAAAATTCCAGTTTGCTCGTATGGGAGCTTTATTTAATAACCTTGGAAAAGAGGGCTCACAAACTTTACAAGTATTAGATTTGATGAAAGCAAGCACAGAAGAGCTAGCAAGTATAGCAGACCGAGAATTAAAGGCTATGACAGAGTCTGCATCTGGACAATACAAAAGAGCACTTGAAACAATTAAGGCAGAACTTGCAGGCGTCGGTGATCAGTTCTTAAAGATAAGCACATTTGTATTAAAAACAATCAGCGGAATAATTAAGTTTGTAGAAAATCTACCAGGACCAATCAAGTCATTACTGACATTCCTTGGTGGACTAACAGCATTTGCAGGACCACTTATCATGCTTACTGGTGTGCTTGGAAACTTCCTTGGATATATTATCAAGGGAGTATTCCATCTAAAGCAATTATTTAAGGGTGGCTCAGGATTTAAATTATTAACACCTGAAATGATGGCAGCAGCAGAAGCTGGTAAGGTTGTAGAAAAATCATTCTTTAGTGATGCACAAGCTGCAATAGCATTAGAGACAGCAGTTAATAATCTTGCAGCGTCATTTGATAGATTGAAGGCAAGCGCATTAAATTCAGCAGTTGCAACAAGCTCAAGTATAAGTACAATGGGTGGAGCAACAGTATTGTCTCCAACAGGCGTTGCAGCAAATGCAGAAAGAATGGCAGATAAAGATAGCAAGTTTATAGGGGCTCCTTATAGCAGACAATTTGCACACACCATACCTGCAGCTATACAGCAGCCAGGAACCATATTTGGCGTTGTTCCAAACCCAGGTCCAGTAAATGTTAGAGTAAGCAACAACCCACAGATGTATATGGATCAGGATCTTCCAAGAGTTCCTGGCGTAACATCTATAAGTGGAGTTTCTACGGGAATCGTAGCTGCAGAAGCTGCTAAATGGCATGCTATGACAGCAGCAATTGCTACACAGTCACAAGCAGAGCTTTCATTATTAAAGACCGAAGTAGCAGCAACTGGCACAGTTACACATGAGTTATCTTCAGTATACCAAGCAATGCTTCCACAGATGCAACAGCTCACACAATTGGCTGCAGATGAAGGAGCTATGATTGTAAGACAGCTACAGCAAGGTGTAATCACTGTAGATCAAGCAAGAGCAAAAATTATTTCATTAAATGCAACCATTGAAGTTATGATGGCAGAAACAGCTGCACAGGTTGCCGCTGGTATGGGAAGAGGAATAAATCTAACTACAGTACCATTTACTAGCCAGCCAGTGGTTGATCCAGTAACTGGCAAGTCCAACATGAAAGAAATGTTCCATAAGCCAGAGACAGCAGCTCTTGTCGATAAGGTTGCAGAAGGATTAGGTGTTAGAACTTCTGGCGGCGGATACAGCATAGAAACAACTAAGCCAAGAATTATTCTTCCAAAGAGAGGTCCACTTAGAGGCTTTAATGATGGTGGATATGTATACACATTAGAAGATGGCCCAGTTGTACCTGGTGACAAGAGTGTAAACTATGACAACACAATGGCAAAAATACCAGTTGGTGGTTTTGTATTAAATCAAGATGCAACAAGAAATAATCCACAGCTAGTGGAATATGCAAAAAAGAGTAAGCCATATAACCGTGGCGGAATGATTGATGCAATGCTGACTCCATATGAGACAGTATTTACACCAGAACAAACACAAGAGATGTTGCCTATACTAGAGGCAGCAAATAACGGACAAAGAATTCAATTTAGAAATGCAGGCGGAATCTTAGGCGGACCAATTGTTTCTGGCAAGCACAACTATGGAAGATTTGATGCATTAAAGAGTTTGTTTAAAAGAAAGAAAGCAAAGTCAGCAGATGATTTAGCAAACCTTTCGCCACAAATAAGGCTTGGAAGAGAGCATAGAACTGACGCAGATGATGCTCATGATTATGTTGAAGGCGTATTTGGAGCTGCTGCACCAAGAAGAGGAGTTCTTGGAAATAAAAATGGATACTTCTTTGTTGGAAACTGGGGACTGAATACTAGAAAAACAACAAATTCAAAGATAAATGCGGGGACAGCTAAGCCACAAGAAATAATAGATGACATAATGTTCCTTCCCCCTTCAGAGGCACTACCAGCACTAAGAAGATTTTTAAAAGTAAATAAAATAGATGACGAGTTGGCTGATAGACTTGTGCTAGAGGCAAGAGACGGTATCGTATCAAATCTTGCATCACATGGAGACTCGCTTATTGGAGAAAGACTATTTGCACAAGCTCAACACGCAGAGTACCTTAAAATAGCAGATCAGCTAGGGCTAAGAAAAAGATATATTGATTCTTTAAATGTACCTGGGCAGAGAAGAGGGTTCAAAGATCCAGGAAACCACTCCTCTGGATTTCAGGGTGCAACAGCAATAAGTCCATATAGAACATCTGATCTTGATACTTTAATAACAAAAAATGAAGAGTTTGGTACAAACTTTATGGGCTCTTATGAAACATATAATCCTAAAGAACTAAAGATTAATGGTGAAGATGGAGCATTTGCTCATATGATGCTTGATGGCTTTGCAATGGGCGGAATCATTAAAAAGAGAAAAGCTAACTATGGAAGATTATTCCTTGGAATGCCTAAATCAATTAAGCAGGTTCAAGAGCAAAGAAAACGTAGAGAGGTTATGGAGCAGACGACAGAAGCAGTTAACAAGAGTCGTTTTGCAAAAGAAGAACCAACTAACTTTGGAAAGAAAGAAGAAGATACAAAAGGACACAGCTTCCCAGTTGAAGGAGTGGGCGGAGTATACACAAAGCCAGATGGAACAAGAGTATTTGTTAAGCCAGTCCTTGATGAAACTGCTGCACTTGCTGAGCAAAGATATAATGCAATACACCAAGGCGCACATAGATTAACACCTCCTCAGCAGGAAATAAGGGTAATGATAGACCCAACAGATCCAGCAGGTAAAAGAAAGCTTCTTGTTCTTGAATCACCTTATGATCCAAGATTTGCAAGCTTACCAAAAGAAATGTCAGAGCAGGAGTACTTCCAGCAGTTACTTGCATCAGCATTAAGAGGAGATAAAGACTTATCACCTGGCAACATTGGAGGAAGTTTTGTTGCAGACGGCGGAACTATGGGTGTATTTAAAACAGCTTCTGGTTTAAGATCATATGCAGACGATATGCCATCAGTTGCAGAACAAGCAAGAATTAATTTACTTGGCGTAAAGGGCGGAGCAAAGAGATTTTTTGCAGAATCAACAGTAGACATTCCAAGAGGAATGACCCCTCAGCAATATCAGCAATCGATGCTTAATGAAATTGATGAAGTCCTTCCTAGACTAAAAGAAACAATTGCTGGCTTTAAAGGTCTAACTCCAAGAGAAGAAGAAGTTTATGCTGCAATGATAAAAAGACTTGAAGATGCAAGGCATGTAAACTGGAAAGAGTTTCATGGCATACATTCAGCAGTCAAACCAACAGCTCCAAAATCATTAACACCAGCAGCGCTTGCTAAATTAGAAGAAGCTGCAGCATTAAGAGCAAGACAAAAAGGCCACGCTGTAAGCCTAAGTGATATGGCATTTAAATCTGATGCTAATGGATTTAATGGCGGTGGATTAATCAATGTTATTAAATCTCTTGCTATGCGTAGAATTGGTGCAGGGTTTGGCAAGAATACAACTGGCGGATGGGGAGTAACATCACTAGAAATAGGAATGGCAGAAAAGCTATTTGCTTCTAGCGGATTAACAAAGAGAACACAAAGAATTCTTTATGACAAGTTTGCAGAAGCACTTGCAAAAGAAATGCCATATGGCTATGCTAAAAATGCACAAGGACAATTATTAAAAGCACTAGAGCCAGACATTATGGACTCAGTCATTAGATCAGCTGCGTCTTCTACAATTTCCGCACCAGAAGGAAGAAGAGTATTATCTGCAATAGATAGAGATATTCTTAAGAGAAGATACACAAATTGGGAATCTAGAAAAGATACTCCATTAACAGAAGAGCTAAAGAAATTAATATTTGGCTTAGAGGGCAGAGAAAAGGGCGGACCTGTATCTGGTGGCACACCTTACATAGTTGGAGAAAAGGGGCCAGAGCTATTTGTTCCTATGAACAGTGGAGGTATTGTTCCTAACCATGCATTAGGCGGAATGATTAGAACTGGAAAGTATAATTATGGAGCACTAGGTCCAGTTGCAAGCATTGTAGCACAGCAAGCTTTGCCATTAGCTGCATTCATGTTATTGCCAAAAGCTTTAGAGAAGTTGGGAATCGCCAGCGAAAAATCAAACCTTATTCTAAATGGAATATTTGCAGTAATGACTGCTGGATCAATTTACAAGGGTGTAAAAACTGCAAAGGCTGCAAAGGCTGCTAAAGCAGCAGGTAGTGTTGTAGACGATGCCGCAGAAACCGCAGTAGCAACTAAGAGCGTTAGTAAATTTGCACAAAGCTTAGCCAAACTAAGATTAGTTGGAATGGCAATTCCTGGTTGGGGTAAGGTAGCAGTAGTAGCACTTACAACACTTGCAACAGTATCTTATGGAGCGTGGGAGAATGCAAGAAAGGCAAGACTTGCCTCTCAAGAAGCTTTTGATGTAAATGAAAAGCAAGCAAAACAACTTGGAATTGCATACGTAAGTTTAACTGATAAAATAAAAAAGGCAACAGATGCAGCACAAGCACAAAGTCAATTAACTAAGGTAAAGGCAGCGGGATCTACTGCAATTGGCGGCGGAATTAATATGTCCGTAAAAGAACTTAATGCATTACAAAAGAAAGCCAAAGAGACACAAGGCGATATTGTGTCTATGTTTAATGACCTTGATAAAAATGATGTTACAAAAGCAGCAACAGCACTAAAGGTTCAGCTAGTTGCAGCAGGAAAATCAGCACAGGATGCAGCAAGAGAAATTTACAGCATTATATCTATTTCAAATAAAGCTTCACAGGCTACAGAGGCTGTATCATCAACAGAATTTTTAAAGATAGTCGATAGAGCCTCAGCAGCAAAGGTAGCAATAGATACTTTTGTAAAGTCAATGAATGCTTCCGATGTTGATAAAAAAGAAATTGCAGCATCATTTAGCGGTGGATTAGATGCAATACAGCTTTATTACCAAAGCTTAGTAGGGGTAAAAGATGCTAGCGGAAAAGCAAAGTCACAAGTAGAAGCTTTAAATGACACTATAGCCCACATGAATGCCAACAAATCTAATCAACAAGATATTGGCGACAATATATTAAATACACTTATACAAGAAAACCCACTATATAAAGACATATTAAATTCAACTGATAGCATGGTTGATGCTTGGGCAAAAATACAGTTATATACAAATGGAGTCACAGCAGACCTTTCTGATATAAGTGGAGAAGAGGCTCAAGGACTACTACAGGTTGTAAACGCTATATCTCAAGCAGCAACAGAGATGACAACAAATGCTAATTTAATGAATAACCCAATTGATGCAATTGCAGAATACGGAGCAGCTGCAAAGAAAGCATACGATGATGCAAAAAAGGCATCAGATGATGCAACAAAGAATGCTCAAAAGAATGCAGATGCAGAAATAAAAGCTCTTGATAAAAAGATAGAAAAAATCAATGAAGAAGCAGATGCAAGAATACGTGCCATTGAAGATCAAGCAGAAAAGCAAGACTATTTAACAGAGGTTCAAAAAGAGCAACTAAACTACCAGCAAGCATTATTGTCTGGCGATATGTCTCGTGCAGCACAATCCCAGCTTAATATACAAAGCTTAACAAACGAAAGACAAAAAACACTATCAATAAATGCAATTCAAGATAAGAGAGATGCAGAAGTTAAAAAACTTGAGGCTCAAAAAGCTGGTGTTCAAGAGAGACTTATTAAGCTTCAAGAGCGAGCAAACAAGTTACAGGAAATAGCTAACGCTAAGCAAAAAGAATATGCGTCAGTACAAGCATTGCAGCAGAGCATTGCAACAACTTTATCTAAAGCAGCAATTACAACAGACGAAGGAACAATTGCTTTACTTGCTGAGGCACTTCGCTCAGATGTAGCTGCCTTAGCAGCGCTTGGATCAGATGGTGCAAAAGCTGCTAAAACCGTAACAAGCGGAGTTCCAACATCAAAGGGATCAACAATAGTAACGCCAGGAGGCCAGCCTATAGTACAGCCTGGTAAACAAGACTGGGTAGCGTATCTTAAATCATTAACAAATGATCCTGGTGGCCCAGCAAATTCAACAGTAGAATATGCTAAAACTTATTTTGAAAAATTTGGCACTCACGTTGAAGACTTTGGTTTGTATGTTAAAACATTAACTGGATTAGATGAGGTTAATGGAACAAGAACTATACCTTTAAGCAAGCTTCGTGGAGAAATTAAAAAAGACCCAGAAAATCCTAATGATTATAATAAAATGGAATACTTTACAGCAGATGGAAAATCTGTTGGCAAAGGAGCTAAAGGAAGAGCAAAGTACTTTGAGAACCCAGAAAAGCCTATGTCTGGAGAAGCTTATATATATCCAAATAGCAAAGTAAATCGTGGTGCGCTTAACGGAGTGCAAGACATAAATCTAGCACTTTACAATAAAGGAGTAAAAACTCCTCTTGTTCAAGACGGATTAAAATATGAGCACAATGGTTCTGTAACAAAGGGAGGAAAAGTAGTTGGATATTGGGGATACAATATTCCTAATGTTGGATTTAGATCCTATGCTACAGGAGGACCAGTTAAGAATTTTGAGTGGGGTGGAAATGTAAAGGGTCCAGGAACTGGAACATCTGATTCTATTCCAGCTTGGCTTTCAAATGGTGAGTATGTAATTAAAGAAAAAGCTGTAAAGCAATATGGAGTTAGTTTCTTTGATGGACTAAATGCTCAAAAGCTTGCAGGTGGTGGCCCAGTTGGATTAGGGTCACCCTCACCAATAAACTCAGGATATTTAAATAAAGGCGGAATGATTCCTGGGTTTGCAGAAGGTGGCTGGCTGTCAAGATTTAATCCATTAAATTGGTTTAGTAATGCAGGAAGTGCTTATGTTACTGGAATGCAAAACCATGGAGCAAAAAAACTTGATTACCGTGCACCAGAATACAAGACATCTTTAAGCCAGTCAGAAAAGAACGCTACTGCTTTAGAGGCATTAAAAGAAATTTCAATGTACAACACAGCTGGAAGAATTGCACAAGGCAACGCTGGAGCTATGGACTACGCATCTATAATTCCATTTATTAGGCCAACCAGAGCCATCAGATCTACTAGAAATAAACTAGAAGCACTTAAGCTTATGAAGCAGGGAGTCCATAATTCCCCAAATCCAAACCTAGCTGATGAGCTTTTACATCCACTCGAATACCAGGCTCAAAAAGAACAAACTTTAGGAAACTTTACACACTTTTCATCAAGCCCTAAGTATCAAGCTGGAAATCCAAGATACGGTAGTAACTCATATAAGACAAAGCTAGATGTTAAAGCCATAATGACAATATTAAAAAGTAAAGGGTTTGCTAGCTCTACAGATATGGCAAAAAAGTATGGTCTTACAGAAGGTATGTATGGAGTAAAATTTAATCATCCAGCAGTCCAAGCAGCTATGAAAGACGGATACATTGGAACCAAGTACATGATTGGCAATGAAACTGCTGGACAATTTGCTCCATTCTATACTGGAGTCAAAAATCATCCACTAGGCAGGATAAAAGGGTTCCATGACGGTGGTCCAGTAGGTCATAAGCACGACTCAACAAATGTGATGTCAGCGCCTAAATGGACAAAGCTTGATGGAAAAAAACATTATGTTTATGATAAGTTGAGTGGTGGATTTGGTATCAGTGTAATAGATACAAAGGGAATGACTCTTGATCAGCTTAATGCTAGATATATTGATAAGGGAGTTTATACTGAAAGCCAATCTAAAAATAAAAGTTCATCCAACAACTCTCCTTATTCTTATGGACCAGCAGTTGGAGATGGACTGTTTAGGGGATTCTCAGTACCTTGGCTTGACGCATTAGGTATAAAAGGATTAATGCAAACAGGAAATAAAATTTTTCGAGGAGGAAAAGAAAGCGAATTCTTTGGAAAACCAAATAAGGGTGACTATGCAAATGCTGCGTTATTCCCCCTCAACTTCCTTGTAGGCAAAACCAAAGCAGCAAAATCTATATCAAAGTACCCACTAGATGTTGCTGCACCATCTGCAAAGATGTTGGGATCAGCAGCACTAAGAGCCGTACAACAAACGCCTAAAGGCATATTAAATACTCTAAGGTCTGTGTTATGGAAAACAGTTGGCGCAACAAAAGTAGGCAAAGAGGCGTTGTATAAAATACCTAAAATTGCTGGCTTTAGACCTTATAGTCCAAAGGGGGTTCCATCTGTATTTACTAATACAGCCGATTATGTTAGAAGAACAGGCAAAAGCTTTTTTGACGATATTACAAATCGTCCTCGTATTCTACCATCTCGTACTGGTGCTCCTGGAGGAGCAAAGGCTTGGGATGATTGGGCAGACCTAAGCAATGTTGGTAAGACAAATCCTCAGGAAGCCTTTGGTGAACTTTTTGGGCTACTATCTAATTTAACTAAAGCGACAACTTTAAATCCTATTGCTAAAATTGGAAGCAAGGTAAAGTCAAAAATAACTTCTGGCATTGATGCTAAAAAGAATTCATTTAAATTCTTTAAAGAATTTATATTGCCAGCAAAATCTTCATTTAATCCAAAGCAAGCTATATCAAATTTCTTATACAGATACACCCCATATGGAACAATGAAAGCTAGAAAAATATTAGAAATGGGTGGAAGAGAAGGAAGCTGGTCACCTTCAGCAGTTGATCCAAGCTCAGGACCAGAAATGTTTGAAACACTTAAAGAGCTATCAATGCGTCCTTTTTATCATGGAGGCATACTTCCAGAAACACTTTTAGATAGATCAGTACCTGGTGTTTTAGGAAATGCAGTAGATGACATGTTTGCTGCTAAGCACAGCATGTTCGGAAACCTTTTTGACTTTGATTTGTTTACCACAGCTTCAAAAGGAATGTCTTCATCATATTCAAAAACTAAAAATACGGTTAATGTGTTTAGCGAAGAAGCTGGAAACATATATGAAATGTTTTTCAAAAAACTTACTGGAAGAAAAACTTTAGATTTACGTGGCGGACAGAAATCAATTTGGTCTCAAAGCAAAAGAGCCTATGCAGCTCTAGAATCGTTTTTAGCTAAAACTCACGGAATGGAAACTGCAAGACTGATGTTGGCAGGAGAAAGAATACCTGGTCAAGCATTTAGCTCACTTGGTAGAGCAAGAGATAGCTTCTTGCAAGGAGAGAATTTAAGGCTAGCTTTTACCAAGCTAGGTCCAAAAGGATTTAAATACCTTATTGACACAATAGTTCATGAAGGTGGAAGAAATACAAATTCTGTGTCCCACCCAGTTGTAGCATCTTTAGCTCCTCAAAAAGTAGTATCTGGATTTAAAAAGATATTAGATGGAAGAGATCTAGGATTTTTTGATTCCCTGAACTTAAGCAAAGTGGGATTTACTAAAATATCATCAGAATTAGAAAAAACACTAACAGAAATTGTTACGAGAGCTGCTGATCAAAAAGAAAGATTGGGTAAGGTTTTGCCATTCTTAAAGGCTGGGCATTTTGCAGAAGGAGGAATGGCTGGAGGAAAATTCAACATTCCTAAATTTGAAACTGGAATTAATAATGTCCCAGCAGATATGCTTGCGATGCTTCATAAGAATGAAGCAGTAGTTCCTGCTAACATGAACCCCTTTAATCCTAATGCTAATAATGCTACAATGGGTGGAGGCGTATATAACATTACAAATAATATTAATGGATTTGATGGTGACATAAATGCACTATCTGATATGGTTACAAGAAAAACAGTTGAGTCTATGAAGACAATGAGCAAGATATCAGTTAAATCTATGGGAGAAAGTAGATCACTAGGAAGTGGATTGGAGGTTAGAGCATAATGGGTTATACAAAATTACCTAAAGGCGTAGGGCTACAAATAGAGGGCAAGGATGTTCTTGCCACTGTACCAGGCACCACTTTAACTTGGCTAAAAATATCTGACCACAATAGATCAGAAATAACTGTAGGCTCAAATAGAATCCAGCAAGTTCAAAGAATGGCTAACGGAACCCTCAGAAAATTTTTTATTGCTGATAAAAAAACATTTAGCATGTCTTGGAATATGCTACCAACTACAAGAACACATACGGCAGACGGAAACCTTGGGGCAGAAGATCTAAGAAGATTTTATGCAAGCGAAGAGGGCAAGGGCACATTTAGAATACTATTAAATTTTGCAAAGTCTGGTGCCGCAGAAGACAATGTCAATACAGGAGAAGTATATACAGTATCGTTTACAGAATTTTCCGCAGTCTTACAAAAGCGTGGATTACATTCTTTCTGGACAATATCAATGACGCTGGAGGAAGTATAATGATTTCTCTTGCAACTCCAGCACAAACAGATGCCGTCACAGGAATATTAAAAAACAGATCATCAATCAATATATCAGTTGGCTGTGAAATAGAATACAATATGAATACAATGATAGACAATATATCAGTGTATTCATCAAACACAGATGCAGAATATACCGCTGGAATAACTAATTTTAAACAGGGAACAGCTAATCCATTTAAAAAGCTATTTCCAGTTGATTCTATTATAAAGCCATTTAGACCACTAAATTCTGGAGTCAAGTATTTTGTAGTACCATCAGATGGAACTAATTTTATATATAAAGATCCAAAAGCTACATACTATAATCTTTCTACACCAAGAGTTTATTATCCAGGTCCATCAACATTTTATAAATACTGGCTATCGCCAGAAGGCAAAGACTCAACAATAACAATTAAATATTCACAAACAACTGTTTCTATTATAAAAGCGGAGGCATCAAATACTGGTACAAGGTTCAAGGTTAAATATACAACCACAGTGCCACATGGATTTGTAACTGGCAATACAATAACAATAACTGGAATGTCAGACACAGCATATAATACAAACGGCAAAATTATAGAGGTACCATCAAGTACTTCATTTATTATAGAAAAGAACATAGGTAAGATTGGCTATCTAACATCTGCTGGAGTAGCCACTATACCAGAAACAAAAGCAGCGATTGCAAATAAGATATTAATTAGATTTGATAAGAATCATGCACTACCATCCGAAGTTACAGTTAGCATAACCTATAAAGATGGAGCAGTAAAGTCAGGAATAATGCCTAACTTTAGCACAGATTTTCCATCAGGAGAAGTATCTTTATATCCTACTGAGATAGATGAAAACTGGATTCATTTTACTGACAATATTTACAGGGCCCCAAAGTATATAAAATCAATTGCATTAACTGCAAAAAATCCTGGCGGAACAAGCGTCATGGGATTAATAGAGATTTCTGCAAGATGGGTAAAGGAAATAAGCCCACTAGTTGCAGGATTTTCATTATCACAAGAGTCTTCAAATTCATCTTCAAGCGACATCCTTCCAGTAGGAAAGCTTTCAGCAAATGTTCTTTCTTTGTCTTTATCAAACTACAATCAGAACCAGGTTATGATTAGATCATACAATAGAGAAAAGCCATGGACAACTATTGCCAATGGCCCATCTGACTTTGATTTCTTATACACATTTAAAAATGCAGAACTAAGACCACACTTTAAGATATATGATGGCTCAACAGAGTATAAGATTCCACAGGGATCTTACTACATGGATAGCTGGACAATTAATAACTTTGGCGACACAGATATAGTTGCCCTAGATGGCGCAAAGTATTTAATGGAATCAATAGCGCCAGACATGCTGTGCGAGACATACTCAGCAACTGCAATAATTAGAAGACTGCTAGACTCAGTTGGATTTACAAACTATAATATAAATATGGTAACAGAAACATCTGCAAAAGGCGCCGTAGTAATTAAAGACACTTCAATACCAACAATAGGATACTGGTGGACAACAGATTCAAAAACGGTATGGGAGCACCTTCAAGATTTGTGTAGAGACATACAGATGAATGCCTTCTTTGATCAAAATAATGTTTTGCAATTTTATACAAGAGATAAGATATATTCACAAACGGTACCAGTTTGGAATTTTTATGAAAAGCCAGAAGGGTCAGTTCTTCCCAACATTATTTCTTTAAGCCAAGAAGAAGTTGCTTCTGGAAATAACGTAAAGATTATATGGAATTCAATTGTGCCAACCCAGTATACTGGAGATGCTACAAAGCTTGCACAAGCACCAACGACTTTTTTGAGCGCAGGCGGACTAAAGCTAGACATATCAAAGGACACACCAGCAGATAATACAGTATTAGTAATAAATAATAATACTGTTGGAGATTCTTATAGCCAATATCAAAGCGGATTCGCATTCAGCGGATATTTTCTTATTGACTCAGAGGTAATTGAATTTGATGCATTAGAATATCAATTTATTGATTTTAATGATGATGAAAATATTGTTTGGATAGCATCACAAAATGATGTTAATAAGTATGTCTCATTATCAAAGCCAGGATTTGTTGATATCAATAATATTTTAGGAACAGCATATTTTAAGCCAACAGGTAGATATCGTGTTAAAACACGTGGAGCACTTGGCACATTGGCAGCGGATCATAAAGCAACACCAATGAATGTAATAGAATCTGGCGGATGGACAGAAAGAGTGGTGGAGTGGATATGAGACTATCAGAAATACAAATGATTGAAGATCCTCAACATACTGGACCAGTTATTGACATGTTATACTCATCATCAGTACATGAGATATCAAATAAAGATCTGGGGTTAGCTGAAAACTCAAATATAAATATACATATTTCTGTAAAAGAAATTGATCTAGGCATAGACCCAGACGGATATATTGTGACTCGTCAAATGTTTTCATCAGATGGAAAATCGCCAGACGGACCCCCATCAGACCTTTGGCCAGGAAGCACAACAAGAAAGTTAATATTTTATAAACACAATGTAACAAAATTAGTTTGTGCAAATAATTTAATTACATTCACTGCAAATGCACACAATTTTGCGGTAGGAGATTATGTAACTATAAGCAATACATTTACAAGATTTAATGTATCAAAAAAGAAAGTAATATCTGTAACTGCAAATACATTTTCTTTTGATGGAACTGGAATAACTCCTATAACAGAAAGAGCTACAACTGGAAAAGCCATACAGGATATAATTATAACTGGAATAAATTCTGGAAGGTATTATGATTTTAGAATTAATCCGTATAAAGGTAACCCATCTCTTGATGAGAACATAAGCAAGTACTCAGAACTCATAAGTAAGTACAAGACATCGTACTATTCTCCAATTGCAAGAGACAAAATATCTCCTGCCTCATTAGCAAATCAAACATCTGGAAAGTCATACTTAGAAATTTTTAATAATATAAAAAATAACACTTCTATTGTATATAAAGATTTTGACTCAATAGTTGTCCCAGCTATAACATATAGTCAGTACTACTTAGCACTACAACAACCTAATGGATATTATTCTTTTGGAACCACAGTTTACTTTGATACAGAGGTCAATTCAAATGGAAGAAATTCAGCAGGCCTAGGATTTTTTGTTTCAGAAAACGGGGGCAAAGGTTACTTTATACAGCTAAGCACAGAGGCAAATGCTTCTGATGCAAATAAAAAACCTCTTAGGATAATAAAGGTAGACGGATCAGAGCAAAGAGTTCTAAGTGATTCTCAAATAACTAGAGAGTCTATGTTTGCTGGTGTTCAGCAAGGAATAACATATGCTATTGATGTAAAGGTAAAGTACACACCATCACAAACAACTATAATATGTTTTATTAATGGCCAAAGAATTGTTGCCACAGACAAGGTTAGTAATGATAAAAGATTTCCAGGAACAATCTATCCTCAAAAAGGTGTATCTTTATTTACTACAGTAGGCAAAGCATTTTTTGATTACGTATATGCAGACACTATAACAGAAGAGCAATATAAAAAAGCAGAGTACTCTACAAATTTCTATGCAGGACAGTTCTCAAATGATATATTAGATTTATCATTTGGAGATTTTATATATAATTCTGTAAGCGAAGATGACGAAATTACAAAAAAGCCAGGTGCAGTAGAAGAGTTTGGATCCACAGTAAGAGAGATATATAGACTAAGTACAAAATTTGATGAACGCCCAGCTAAGCCTATTGACATATCTTTATCTTTAAATAAGTCAGCAAAGATATTGGGAAATAAAACGTCTGCTTATGGGACAGATATATTTGTTTTAAACAATTCATCTACAACAGTTCCGCTAGAAGATTCAAAGACCAACAGTCTATTTGTTTTTGGAAATCAAATAAACAAAACCCCAGATCAAGAATTTTCTACAGTAAAAGAAAATGACTACAAGAGTGACGAGCCAATAGTTTTTCAGTCTATGTGGCTACAAAATGAAAATGATGTAGAGTCATTGGCATACTGGATCAAAGATGCAGTTGTAAATAAAGGAAAAATATTAGTAGCAGAGGTTTTTGGAAACCCACTACTGTCTCCTGGAGATATTGTAAGCGTAAAGTATACATATCAAGGTCTGGACGGAACAGAGAAATTTATTATTACTGGCGTATATCACACATACAAGGAAGGCCTAACTACAGAAATTACCTGTAGATCATTAGGAACACAAATGGTATAATGATAAAATGACAAGAAATGACTCAAGACAACCAGTAGTATCAGAAAATGATATTGACTATACCCTATTTTTAAACAAAAATAAATTTCTTGTTACCAAAAAAGAAGCTCAGGCTGCATATGTAGGTTCAGATTCTGCCTATGATGATGGGTCAACAAACCCAAACCCAAACCCAAATCCAGAGCCAGAACCTGAGCCTGACCCAAAGCCAAAGCCTATAAAAAAAGATGTCCCAGATCTTAGTGACATTGAAAGCATTACATTTCAAGAAGACTATGACCCAGCTACTAAGCTAACAACCATGACGGCATTTATTAAAATTAGAAACTCAAGCGACAATAAAGAAAACATTGCTGGAGTAGATGCAAGAATATTTGATGCTGCTGCACCTAGAAATGTAAATGAGACACCATCTGGTAACCCACAAAAATTTATTGCGCCTACACCAACTGTACCAGCAGTAACATTTAGTAGATATGGAAATAGCAATACATCTCTTGCCTGGGGATGGAATAACTCAACAGGCTTGGGCTCATACGAGTCAGTAAGTTATGAATGGATAATTAGCACAACTGCTGGTAAAAATGCAACAGCGCTAGATAACGGAACTAAAGATTTTGTTGCCTCTGCTTCAAAAACAATTGGAGATAGTGGTAAGAATAGAACATATAGAGTGAGCTCATATGAAGGAGACACATCTGCAACAGCTAGCCCAAGGTGGCTTCGTGTAAGAGCAGTTGTAGTTGGAACAAATGGAAAGACATACTACTCACAGTATTCTACGCCAAAGTAATGGAGATAATATGATAACAGGTACATACATATATTACGAAGACGGCAAAGAGATAGGCCGTTCAAAAAATATTATAACAAAGTTTGGTAAAAGATATTTAACTAATCTTCTTGCTGGCAAGGTAGAAACAGCTGATAGAGATATGGCATTTGGAATAGGGTCAACTGCAGCAACGGCGGACGACACAAGATTAGAGTTTGAGTTCTATAGAATACCAGTAGGAATTTATAGCACAGATATACAGACTGATACAGATGGAACTACATATGCTGTAGTATATAAAGCAACATTGCCACAAGATGTTTCTGGTGTAATTTCAGAAATTGGAATTTATCCATCAACAAGAACATCTTCAAATAATTATGATAGCAAGTTTCTTTCAGAGTTTTCAAGTCCCCTAGACTGGGAAGAGATAGCAGGAGGCAACCCATCCCTTGGCTATGTAAATGGAAAAATTGGAGATACCACACTTGAGATGTATTCAGGAACGGGATCATCAAAAGAATATGTGACGTCAGTAATCCCAATTGATTTATCTGGATATTCAAAGCTAGACTCCCTATCTTTTGTTTATTATCAAAACGATTTAAATCTTTCAAATATAAAGATAAGATTCTATAGCGATGTTGACAAGTACTATCAGATACAGATAACGCCTGCAGGTGGAGTAGGGTATAAAATAGCAGACGAAATATACCTAGAGCAACTATTTGCGGGGGCAATAAATGGACCAGACATATCAAGCATTAATAGAATTGGAATAGTTGTAACACCAATTAGTGGACAACAGACATCTATTGGCGCAGACGGACTCAGAATAAACGATGAGGATACATTTGATCCAAACTTTGGTATTATAAGTAGATCAATACTTTCTTCACCACTATACAAAACAACGGGAAGAACAGTAGACGTAGAATACAGATTGGACCTAAACCTATAAAATGGCAGAGTATCAGGATTTACTTAAAGACACATCGCAGTCATATGACAACGGCGATTACTTTATTGTAACCATACCAGGCCTGATACCAGGAACTATTTATCCATTAGAGTTTAGATGGAAGTATAAGGATGGAACATTTGGAGAAGATTGGTCTGCAGTAAAAGTTATTACCGCACCTGCTGAATCTATTCCACAACCACCATCCCCAGCAGTTGTAACATACTCACAGGGAATCATTACAGTAAAATGGGACGGCAAAAATTCTACTGGTGGGTCTTATCCTGCAACATTAGATAAGATTGAAGTTTACATAAAGTGGGCGGCAGATGCAGATAACCTATATATTAGCAAAGGCTCAATCCCAGCAACAGGTGGATCAATAAATATACCAGTACTACCAGGTGACTATAATATAAAGCTAAGGTCAGTATCAAAAACAGGTGCATGGTCTGGGTTTAATCAAGTTGTAAATGTAACAGCAAAAGCAGATGCCCCAATAGTTCCAACATCAATTGTCCCAGCATGGTCTGGTACAGACTTTACTATAGGATTTAATTCTAATCCCGCAGCAACAGGAAATGAATATTTGTCTTTCTACCTAATTAAGTTAACAGCTAATGATGGTACAACAAGAGACTTTACTTTAAGAGCAACTAACGCTGCATCACAAAAGTTTGCTTTAAGCTTAGCAGAGAACACAGCGGCATTTGGTGTCCCACAGACATCATTCTCAGGCTCCGTATCCACAGTAGATGTATATGGCAATATTGGAACAGCTGTAACATTTGGTGCACATGTATACGTTAATAACTTACCAGCACCAACAATAACAGTGACAGAGGCAGTCGAAGGCTATACCGTAGCATACACAACACCAGCAGATAAAACATTTAGCAGCATTGAAATACAAGAAGTAGAGTCAACTGCAACAAATGACCCAGCTTTTGGATATGAGACATGCTTTTCTGGATCATCTAATCCAGTAGTAATAACAAGAAGTAATCAAAACAAGCGTTGGGTGAGAGCTAGATTTATTGCTAATAACGGAAGTGCTGGACAATACGGAACAGCAGTTTCTGTTACACCTAAATCAGTAGTTGTTGCAGATTTAATTCCACCAACAAATCCGACAGGAATAGGTGCGGTTGCAACAGTTGATGCTTACGACCAAACTGGATTTAGTTTGTCTTCAAGGATTTCTTGGACAGCATCAACAGATACTTCTACAAGAGGTTACAGACTTCGGTGGTCACCAGATAACCCAGCAACAGTGCCAAATCCAAATTGGGAATATGGATTTACAAATGCTAGTTCATTTACTGCATCTGGGCTTATTCCAAATGTAACATATTACTATCAAGTTGCATCTGTAGATCAATATAATAATACACAAACATACAGCGCAACCCAGACTTTCACAGCTGCAGATTCTGCTGCAACCGCTGTAAATGCTGCAGCAAGATTAAAATCAATATTAGCAATTGGTGGAGCAACAGGAGACCTGTTTAAGTTTGGAACAGGAATACCTGATTCAATTAATACTTCTATAACAACTACCCCAACAAATTCACCTTCACCAGTTGGCGGATATCATGGAATACTTTTAAATAAAACGGGAAACAAAAACAACTACTGGCTTACAACAGGACAATTGCGTGTTGGAACAGATACACAGTTTATGTACTTTAATGGAACAAACCTTTATCTTACTGGAAATATAAATGCAGCAAGCGGATCATTTACTGGTAGCGTTAATATTGCAAACGGTGGCTCATTATATTCTGGTGCAATTGTAGGTGGAAATTTATCTGGTGCTGGATATATATTAAATTCAAGTGGCCTTACATTTAACTCAGCAGGCACAAATGGTATAACAACTATTAATGGAACTACTGGTAAGCTCACTACAGCATCTGCTTCTATTGGTAACTGGGATGTAACATCAAGCGCCATATCAAAAACAAGCAGCTCTGGAACATTAACACTTAATTCATCGACAGCTCAGATAACAGCAGCTAGCTCAACGTATCAAGCTGGTATAGCTACACCGAATACAAACTCTCCATCTGACATTGTTTTCTGGGCGGGTGGATCAAGAAGCACATCTGCTCCATTTTATGTAAGAGCAGACGGATCAGTTGTTATGACAAGTGCAACTATTACTGGATACGCACAAGGCAACTTATCTAACTACGCAACAACTACAGCGCTAAGCACTGGACTTGCTGGCAAAATAAATGCAGCTGGAGCTGCGGCAGATGTTAATAGCAATACTACAACAATTTCTGGTGGCAAGATTCGAGCAGGTGTTATAGAGTCTGGTGGATGGATAGCACCAACAACTGGCGTTGGTGGAACATCTCCTTTCTCAGTAAGAGGAATGCAAATAGTTCTTGATGGTAATGGATCTATAATAGGACCACAATTTTATATAGACTCCAGTGGAGGCGCTAGATTTAAAGGAAACATAACTGGAGCTACTGGAACATTTAATGGATCAGTTTCTGGAGGCTCTTTCACAGCAACAGACGGAACAAATACATTAACAATTGCTGCAAATGGAGCAATATCAAATAGCTCTGGTAAGTTTAGCGTATCTTCTGCTGGAGTTTTGCAAGCATCCTCAGTAATAATTTCTGGTGATATAACAGCAAATAATATTACTGCTGGCAGCTCAATATCTGGAGTCACCTTTACAGCATCCAAAATGACAGCTGGCGAATCTGGCGATAGCTATTATTTTAATACAAGAATTTCTAAAAATGGTATAGAGTCCGTAGTTGTAAATGCAATAGGAATTGAATCTAGCAGAACTGGTGGAGTCTCAACACACTGGTATCCTTACTATTCTGGAACTACCGCTAACTTTGATCTTGGAACAATTGCATATCCATGGAACGATGGAAGATTTGCTGGTTCCATAATGGTTGGATATAGGAGTCAAGATGCAACAGGAACTACATCTCCTGGATCCACAGCAGGACCAAGGATTAAGCTAAATGCTACTGGACCAATATTTGCTAACACACTTGGCTTGGGCTCTGGAAATTCAATAGTTCAGGACGCTGGTTTTCTAAGAGTTCAAACATCCAGTTTAAGATATAAGGAAAACATAAATGAAATTGATAAGTCTGGGTACCTAGATATAATTAATTTATTAAAGCCTGTCACATATAATTATATTGGTGATACTGGATATAATGGAAACCCACGTATATTATCTGGTTTGATAGCAGAAGACTTACATGATATTCCACAGTTAAGAACAGTTGTAAATTATAACGAAGAAAATCAGCCAGACGGCATAGCATACGATAGACTTAATGCTTCACTAATTTTAGCAATACAAGAAATGTCTCAAAAAATAGATGCCCTTTCAAATAGGCTTGACGCCCTAGAAGGATAATGGTATCCTTATGATAAGTAGAAAAGGAATAAAATGGATAAAGCAGAACTAGTAGTACAGGCACTACAACAACGTATTGGAGAGCTTGTCTCAAATTATGAGACACATATAGCAATCCTTCGTGCAGAAATAACTAATTTAACAAACAAGCCTGAAGAAAATACACAGCAAGTAGGAGAGTAACATGGCAGACTATACACTTACACCAGTAAATTTTATGGAGGGGGAACCACTAGACCCTAATAAATTAAACATACTTCAGCAAAACATAACAAGTGTTTTTAAGCAGAATGCTTCATTGCAGAATGCGACAGTTGGACAGAAGTCTATTAATAGAGTTCCAATTATTGATGCTGGAAGAATACCTGTAAGTGGCGTACAGAAGGGCGTAGTAAAAGGCTTTCCAATAAACTGGCTGGGCTCCCAGCTATTTGATCTTAGTGGAGAAACAACGCTCCCATATGTTACAGCAATATACCATGGAAACATTGGTGCAGAAGGATCAAAGGGCAAAAACATTACAATTTCCGTAAACACCCTTAAAGATGATCCAAAGATATTTATCTATTCTGATACAAAGATTGATAATGGATTTATATCATGGCAAGCAGTTCAATTCAAAACGCTTAGCTAGTATTGACAACCGCATAAAATATGTTACACTTACGGTGTAACATCAAAGTCACGTACCCGTGACTTTTTTCGTATAAAGGTAAACAATGAGTAACGATTTAAAATGGATGATATCCTCTGACCAGCAGTTCCCTTATCAAGACGATAAGATGATTGCTCTATGGTTTAAGGTAATGAAATGGTTTAAGCCAGATGTGGTTGACTATTTGGGAGACACAGATGATCAGGCTTGCTATAGCAAGTACACAGAGGGACGTTCAGCAGAGTTCTTAAACTATCACAAGACTGAAAGCGGAGATCTCATTGTTCCTATGATGCGTCATGAAGCAAAGGGCGCAAGAGACTTTTATGCAAAGACAAGAGAGATGCTGCCAGACGCACAGCTATTCTCAGCACTGGGTAACCATGATATTAGAGTCTTTAATTATGTAGATGCAAAGCTTCCTGAGTATATCAGTGAGGTTACACCAGAATCCCTATGGAGCTTAGACTCATTAGGATATGAATATATTTACTATAACGAATTGCCAAAGCGCCGATTTGGAGATATCCATGTTCACCACGGACTCTCAATTGCAGCAACAGGCTCAGTTAGAAAAGACATGGAAGACCTACAGATATCTTTAATTAGAGGGCACTCACATAGAATTGCTTCTCATTTAGTTACATATGAATTAAGAAATAATGGCGAGGGTGAAACACTTCGTGGGTATGAACTAGGGCATATGTGTGATGAAAAGTCTGATGGTATGAAGTATATGCAGCACCATGACTGGCAAAAAGGATTTGCTATTGCACATATTGTAAATGACTATCCTCACATCAATATGATTCACGTTGCGCCAGACTACTCTTGCGTAGTTGATGGAAAGGTATTCACACTATAATGTGGTGCTCTAAATGCGGTGGAAGAGTTTTTGTAGATAGAGTATTTTCTCAAAAGCTACACATGGAAATGTTCTGTGTGATGTGTGGAAAACGCTGGATGATTAATAAAGAAACGAGTGCTTTCGGTAAATGGCTAGATCAAGTAGAAAACCTAAATCAAAAGAACTACGGTATTTCTTCTTAAATCAAAAGATACACAAGGTTATTAGGTCATCAAGATCAAAAGATGAATTAGTTGCCTGGTGTTATCCAGATAAAAAGAGAATGCTTTATTCATATTCACAGGTTAAAAAATATATGGAGACTGCCTATAGCGTAAAGCAGGTGGCGGCAATGCTTAATAGGCATAGGGTTACTATTCAAGATTATATCTTGGATGGTAAAGTAATCACTCCACAAAAAATTTATCCTATAGGAGACCCAGAGAATCCTAATTGGTCTAAGTATATGTTTAGCGAGTCAGACATTTTGGACATGCACCAGCATATATTAGATTCAGGACATTCTTCAGATGTACCAACAAAGGCAGAATTACTGGGGCTTCTCAAACACAACTTAATATTGTATACTAAGACAGAAGATGGAAAGTTTGTACCTGTATGGAAGGCGGAGTAATGACAACTAGAGTTAAAGTAGACCTATCGTTTACACGTAACCTTGGAAACTATGAAAGTATCAAGATTGGTATTGGAGTAGAAGATGATGTTAGAGATGGAGAGCATGTTGATGCTGCCACAGAGCGTGTATACAAGTTTGTTGAAGACAAGCTTATTCAAAAGACTCAAGAAGTAGAAGAAGAGCTTAAGAGTGGCAAGTGAGAAGCAGCCATACATTTTAATTGGGCTATATCAAAACCTTTATAAAGAGAAGTACGGCAGAGTTCCAACAATGAATAAGTTTCGTGAGAAGTGGGCTATGCAAGATGTCATTGATAGTGTAGGCTTTGATCGTGCAAAAGAACTTCTGATATACTATTTCTCTCTTACAAAGAATGGCCACCCACTACAGTTCTTCTTTTATAACTTTGATAAGATGGATGCCCTAAAGATTGAAATAGAAAAAGATAAAGAAAAGCGTCGTTTGTTACTTGAAGAAACGAAGAAGATGGTAGAGCAGGGCGGAATAGAGTGAACACAGAAGCAACACTTATCTCAGCAGTATGTAAGAATAAAGACATTAGCACACTGCTGGCAGACAATGTGGATGAACTATTTACTTCGCACAAAGACATTTGGGAAGGCCTAAAGTCATACTACTATAAATTCAAGGCTGTTCCAGAAGTGGGTATCCTTCAGGAAAAGTTTAAAGACTTTGAGCCAGTAGAAACAAAGGCAGAGACTGGATACTATCTTGATACATTAAAGAATGAGTTTTTGTCTAATAGACTAAAGAATATTATTTTAAAGAGTGGCTCTGCATTAAAAGAAGATGCTGCATCAAGAGTTCTAGAGCAGATGCAAAGCCAGCTTGCAAACCTAAGTAGATTTACAAATAACGTTAGAGACTTAGACATTACAGATGCAGATGCTGCAATTAGGCATATGGAATTACTTCGTGTACGTTCTGCCGAGATGGGTGGATCACCAGGAATTAAAACTGGTTTTGAGGCCATTGACTTAGCATACCCAACAGGAATGGCTCCTGGACATTTAATCGTGGCTATTGGATGGCCTGGACGTGGTAAGACATGGTTTACTTCTTACTTGGCATGTAAGGCTTGGGAGCAAGGCTTTAAGCCAATGATTGTTTCCCTTGAGATGTCACCAGAGAATATGCGTGACCGTATTTATACAATGCTAGGCTCTGGTTTATTTAAGGCATCAGACTTTTCAAAGGGAGATATCAATATTGATGACTTCCGTTCATGGTCTACAAAGAAGTTTGCGGACAAGAATAGTTTTATTCTTATTTCAAATGAAGGTAACACAGAAGTTACCCCAGCAACCATTCAAGGAAAGATTGACCAGCACAAGCCAGACTTAGTTATCCTTGACTATCACCAGCTGTTTAATGATAACAAGAGAAGCAACTCAGAAGTTGAGAGAAATAGAAACGTATCTCGTGAATTTAAAATGCTTGCTGTTTCTAACAACATTCCAATTATCGACATTACTGCAGCAACTGCAGACGATGTTTCAGATCAAGATAACCCTCCAATGATGAGTCAAGTTGCTTGGTCTAAAGCTATCGAGTATGATGCTGATATGGCAATGGCTGTTCACAGATACCCAGGCACTAATATGATTGAGGTTGTTTCAAGGAAGAATAGACACGGCCATGAGTTTGGTCTATATTTAGATTGGGATATCAACCGTGGTATCGTCAAAGAAATTTATGAGAATCCTTTCCAAAAAGATGAATCACAAACAGATAAAAAGATTTCAAGTAAAGGTTGAGTTCAAAGACGATTCCGACATGATTAGAGTTAGAGCACAGTATGAAAGTCTTCTAACGCAAGACATGAAGGGAAAGGGTTATGCAAGAGTACTTGACATAAACCCAGCATTTTCGGTAGAATTTGACGGACAAACATGGGTGTTCTTAATGACACTCTATGGAGTATATGTAGGAAAGAAGAAAGCATGGCAGTCAGAGGGAATTACGCAAGGAAAGTTGATTCCACGCAGTATGCCCCAGACCACATCAAGGCTATAGTAAAAGGAATAGGCCTAGACTGTACTGGTGAAACTGATGTTGAGATAGCTTTCTACTGCCCATTTCACTCCAATAGACACAGTGCTAGTTGTAGCATAAGTAAAACAACTGGCGCATGGCTATGCTTTAATCCATCATGTGGAGAGTCAGGATCAGTAATTGATCTTGTTAAAAGAGTATTGCATAAAAATGATTTTCAAGCAATGAGATATGTGTTCTCAAAAGAAAATATTGTTCTTGATAACTTTGATGAAATGCTAAGCTCTGTTATGGAAGACAAGCCAGAGTTTGAAGAATTTTCACAAGAAGTCTTAGACAGATTGCATGCAGATCTGTTCGGCAATAAAGGTCCTAGAGACTACTTGGAGTCTAGAGGAATTAATGAAGAGTCAATGAAATACTTTGGTCTTGGATACTCAAATGCAACTGGCATGGTAATCACACCAGTCCATAGCCCAGACGGAATCCCAGTCGGATTAGTTGGTAGATCAATCTCAGATAAAAGATTTAAGAATAGCACTAACCTTCCAAGAAGCAAAACCATGTTTAATATTCATAGAGCAAAAAGAGAAGGCGGAATCGTAATCATTGTTGAGTCTAACTTTGATGCTATATTAGTTCATCAAGCAGGCTTCCCAAATGTAGTAGCAACACTTGGCGGACACATATCATCAGACAATATTTCATTATTAAATAAATACTTTAATAGAATAATTATAATGACAGACTCAGACCAAGCAGGAAGAGAGCTTGGAAACAATATAGCCAGCAGGCTACGCAATAAAGACCTCTTGTGGGCTTCTTACGAATATGGTAAGATATACCCACATGATGCAAAAGATGTAGGCGATATGACCCAAGAGGAGATTAAAGCTTGTATTAAAAACGCAGTATCCAATATTGAATATCAATCTTGGAGCCCGTGATATAATAAAAGAACAGATGGATCTATACCATCAACTATAAAGGAGAAAATATGGGAATCGTAAAAGGTCTCAAGGGACTAAATCAAGTAATGGACAAGCCTTCATATTCAGAAGGAGATAGCACAAAAGCACGTTGGGCAAAGCTAGAGGATGCAGAAAGCGTTAAGATTCGTTTTCTACAAGAGCTTGACCCAGACTCACCAACATACAATGAAAAAGCTGGACTTGGATTTATTGCAGTTGAACACACAAATCCAAAGGACTATCGCCGTAAGGCACTTTGCACAATGGATGACCAAGGCAAATGCTATGGTTGCGAACAACATCGTAAGGATTACAAGGCAGGATGGAAGGGTCGTTCACGACTTTACATTAATGTACTTATTGATGACGGCAAAGAAGATCCATACGTAGCAATTCTTTCACAGGGCTCAAGCGGAAAAACAATTACACCTACACTAATTGAATACGCAGGAGAGATGGGCTCAATTACAAACCTTATGTGGCGCATTAAGCGTTCAGGTACAAAAACAGATACTAGTTATACAATCATTCCACTAGCAAAAGATGAAACAGCATTTGATTTATCTACTGTAGAATTGTATGACTTAGAGACTACTGCAGTGCGTGATTTACCATACACTGATCAAGAGTCATTCTTTGCTGGCGAAGGCGGACAGGTAGAAGAGACAAACTCTTCAACAAGCAGCAGCTTAGACTGGTAGTAAAGGTGGGGCGGGTCACCGCCCCACTCTGCCAGAGTAGCCCAGCGGTAGAGGCGGTAGACTTAAAATCTATACAGCGTGGGTTCGAATCCCACCTTTGGTACATAATAGAAAACGGCGGAAATGATTAACTTAGAAATACCAGATCCATTTGAAACTTTTGTAGCTAAGAAATATGCTAGCTATAAAGGCTTGATGTACGACTTCTTTGCAAAAGAATGGTACTTAAAAGCTGCGTGTTGTGGAGAAGATTTATATGCTCCTAATAAAAAGACTATGACAAAGATTAGACTTTATCATACTAGAAATGAATGCTTGGGCGGATACTAATGAGCTTTACACACCTTCACGTCCACTCATACTATTCATTAATGGATGGGCTAAACTCACCCAAAGAGCTATGTCAGGCTGCACTAGATGCTGGACAAACAGCAATTGCAATTACAGATCATGGAACACTTTCATCACATCGTGATATGCAGATTGCTGCAAAAGAATTAGGAGTTAAACCAATCCTTGGTGTAGAGGCATACATCTCACCCACAGATAGATTTGATAGATCATCTAAAACAGATAAATCTATTCAGGCTTACAACCATATTATCCTTCTTGCAAAAAATAAGAAGGGGCTAGAAAATATTAACACGCTTCAAGAGCTTGCGTGGAATGAAGGCTTTTATCATAAGCCACGCATTGATAGAGAGGTTTTAAAAGAATATGCAGAAGGTATTATTGTACTTAGCGGATGCCTTAATGGTCTTATTAGTAAGTGCATCGAAAAAGGCGAATTGGGAGAAGCAAGGCTTATACTCAAAGACTTTAAGCAAACTTTTCAAGAAGATTTTTATGTGGAGGTTCAATCTCATAATCCGCCAGAAATAAATGCTGCTCTTCTTGATCTTGCTGACGAGCTTAAAATTAAGGCGGTGGCAACTGGAGATGCTCACTTTGCTAAAGAAGAAGACAGAATATTAGAAGAAGCATTACTTATTCTGTCCACATCACCAAAGGCAGATAAGGATACAGACTTTGACATGTCTAGAAATATTAAGGACATGCTTGACAGATTTAATTATCTCTATCCAGATAGAAGAATATCATTCCAAGACTACAACCTATTTATTCAGTCACGCTCAGAAATTGAGGCAGACTTTAATAAGGCTGGGATTAATCGAACAGACATATATGAAAATACTATGGAGATTGCAAATAAGGTTGAGGAGTATGATTTCTATCAGGGTCTAGACCTTCTGCCAGTCCCAAAGACTGATGCCGATGAAAGACTACTAGAGTTGTCTGAAAAGGGCTTAGAGGGGCTTCAGAAGGCTTCAGACCCTATTTATAGGGACAGGCTAAGGGAAGAGCTAGACATTATTGCTTCAAAGAATTTTGCCTCCTATTTCCTAGTGGTTGCAGACATGATTAACTGGGCCAAGGAAAATGATATTCGTGTAGGTCCTGGCCGTGGTTCAGCAGCTGGATCATTAGTTTGCTATGCTCTTGGAATTACAGATGTAGATCCAATTGAATATGACTTGCTGTTCTTCCGTTTTATTAACCCAGAGCGAAATGACTTTCCAGATATTGATACTGACTTTGAAGACCGTCGTCGCAAAGAGGTTAAAGATTATTTAAAGAAAAGATTTAAGCATGTTGCTTCTATTTCAACCTATACCTACTTTAAGGATAAGGGAGTTGTTAGAGATGCTGCTCGTGTATTTATGGTTCCACTTCAAGAGGTTAATCGTGCACTTAAGTCTGTAGATACATTTGAAGATTTTATTGACTCACCAAACACAAAAGAATTTAGATTGCGGTACCCAGAAGTAGTTTGGCTTGCAGACAGACTTCGTGGAAGAATCAGGTCAGTTGGAGTACATGCTGCTGGAGTTGTGGTAGCAAAAGATGACTTGCGAAAGTTTGCCCCAGTTGAATCTCGTGAAGACTCACAGGACAAAGTTTCAGGAAGAATTCCTGTTGTAGCATATGATATGGATACCGTTGCAGACATTGGTCTTATTAAGCTAGATGCGCTAGGTCTTAAAACTTTATCTGTAATATCAGACACTCTTGGCTCAATTAAAAAAAGACACAAGAAGGATATTAATCTTTCTGGGCTATCTATGGATGACCCAAAGGTTTATCAAATGCTTTCAGAAGGTTATACAAAGGGAGTGTTTCAGGCAGAAGCAACCCCATACACAAACCTTTTAATGAAAATGGGTGTAGACAAATTTGAAGATCTTGCTGCATCAAATGCCCTAGTTCGCCCTGGTGCGATGAATACAGTTGGTGCATCTTATATTAATCGTAAGCATGGTCGTGAAGCGGTAGAATATACGCACACCATTCTTAAGCCTTTTACAGAAAACACATATGGTGTTATTATATATCAAGAGCAGGTTATGCAGGCATGCGTACACCTAGGAGGGATGTCTTGGTCTGAAGCCGACAAGGTACGCAAGATTATTGGTAAAAAGAAAGATGCAAAAGAGTTCGACCAATTCAAAGATCAGTTTGTTACTGGGGCTTCAAAGCACATTACTAAGAAAAAAGCAGAAGAACTATGGCATGACTTTGAGGCTCACGCAGGTTATTCTTTTAACCGTTCCCATGCTGTTGCTTACTCTATGCTATCTTACTATACTGCTTGGCTCAAAACTTATTATCCTTTGGAATTCATGTTCTCGATTCTTAAAAACGAAAATGACAAGGACGCAAGAACAGAATATTTAATTGAAGCAAAAAGACTTGGCTTGAGTATCAAGCTTCCACACATTAACGAGTCTGATATTTACTTCTCTTTACAAGGAGAGTCTATTAGATTTGGTTTAGCTGAGGTAAAGTTTATCTCAGACAGTATTGCAAACAAGATCATAGAAAAGAGACCATACAAAGACTATGCTGATTTCATTGATAAGGCGTCGAAAAAAGGTAGCGGCATTAATAGCAGGGCTATCACTGCTCTTAATTCCATCGGTGGTGCGGCTTTTGACGATAATCCAAGACAAGGTAACGAGAAAGACAACTACTACGAATACCTAGGAATACCAACATTTAATTTAGCTGGAATTCCGCCACGTATTAAAGCGCAGGCAAGACCAATTCAAGACTTCGATGACCTAGGTTCATTTGTAATGTTTGGAATGGTTAAATCAATTAAGCGTGGAAGTGGCTGGGCAAGAGTTGAACTGGTAGATGAAACTGGTTCTATTGGTCTATTCCATACAGAGCAAACACAAATTGAAACCAATCAGATGTACTTTATTTTAGTTGGAGATAATCGTATTGCCAGATATATTAAGGTAAGCGATATTGATCCTAAGTCAGATGATTTGTTTGTCGACTACCTATATAGAAAAGAATATGACCTAGAGGAAGATGAGTATATTGTAGTTAACTTTACTCCATATACAACAAAGGCTGGAAAACAAATGAGCCATATTGTATTGTCTAACAAGGATAAAGAATTAACTAGAGTTATTGCTTTCCCAACAATGTATAAGATGTCTCTTGCTAAAATGCGAGAGGGAATGAAGTGTAAGGTTGTGCTATCTAAATTAGATGACGGCACATTGAATATAAAGGAAATACTATGACAGAAGAAGCACCAGAGGATATCTTTGCACAGCTAAATGTTACAAAGATATTAGTAGCAATATTAGAATCACACAAGGAGCTAATGGTTCCTACCAGTGTTTTAATTGATGCTTTAAATGAGGACAAGGAACTACAGGTTGATTATGATGCAGATAATCAGACATTTGTATTTAAGTTAAAGGTAAAAGATGACAGCTCTAAGCACTGATTATGGACTTGATGCATTTGCAGCAGTCCTACATGAGTTAGCTTTAGAAAAAGGTTTTTGGGATGGCGAGATTACATATGACAAGATTGGCAACAAGCTTGCCTTGGTTCATTCAGAAGTAACTGAAGTACTAGAAGCTATTCGTAAAGATAAAGGATCAGAAGAAATTGTAGAAGAGATGGCTGATGTAATTATTAGACTACTTGACCTTTATGCTGCAATGATGAATGAAGGATTTGTTGAACATTCTTTGGATGAAGTAATGGACAATAAAATAAATAAAAATAAAGAGAGACAAAGGCTTCACGGGAATTTGTTTTAATGCTATACTAATACAAAGAAAAGGTTTATATGACTATACAAATAAATGATATATTAGCAAAGTTAGATCCAAAAACTAGAGCAAGAGTTCAGTCTGCACAAGACGTAAAAGTTGAAAAGCAGTTGACACCTAGCATTGGTTTAAACATGGCATTAAAAGGTGGGCTTGGATATGGAAGACAGGTTTTAGTTTGGGGAAACAAGTCTGCTGGTAAGTCTTCTTTCTGTCTGCAGATGATTGGCATGGCACAAAAAGAGGGAAAGACATGTGCTTGGATTGATGCTGAAGCTTCATACGACCAGTCTTGGGCAGAAATGCTTGGAGTAGATTCCTCTTCTCTTATCTATTCACCAGCAAAAACTGTAAATGATATGGTTGATGTTGCTACAAAGCTAATGGATGCTGGTGTTGATATCATTGTTGTAGACTCAATCTCAGCACTATTGCCAGCAATTTATTTTGAAAAAGATGGAAATGAAATGAAAGATTTGCAAGACACTAAGCAAATCGGAGCAGAAGCAAAGGATATGACTCATGCAGTCAAGATGTTAAATTATGCAAACAAAAATACACTATTGGTACTCATCTCACAGCAAAGAAATCAATTTGGATCTATGCATGCCTCCCATATTCCGACAGGAGGAATGGCAGTTAAATTCTTCTCTTCCACGGTCATTAAGCTATGGTCTTCAGAAGCTGAGGCTAATGCGATTAAAGCGGGCATTAAAGTTGGTGACAAAATCATTGAGCAAAGAGTTGGCAGACCAGTCAATTGGATTATTGATTACAACAAACTCGGCCCCCCTAATCTTTCAGGACAATACGACTTCTACTATCAAGGAGAAATCTTAGGAGTAGATGCAGTAGGAGAAACATTAGATGTTGCAGAAATGGTTGGCGTAGTAGAAAAAGGTGGTGCTTGGTATACTGTCAATGGAGAAAGACTTCAGGGACGTGCAAAAGCAGTTGCTTACTTAAAAGAAAATCCAGAAGTAGTTACAGAATTGGCTGATGAAATAAATGCCAGATCTTAATGAATTCTTAAATAACAAAGAGCAGAAAGAGGCTTTGCGTTCCACATTGGAAAGCCTTGAAGGTATAAGACCCTGTTCTAAATGTGAGCTTGATGTGGATGGTGGGTTGTGGGATCCAGAAAGTTTAACTATGCAATGGACATGTTCCAATGGACATGAGACAAAGCATCAGGTGGGCTAGTGTCAGAAAGATCAGAAGTCAAAAGAGATGGTGCAAGAGCACAGAAGAATAGTGGACGTGGAGATTATCAAAAGGGTGATGCCAAATGGAATCAGTTCCTTGTTGATTACAAAGAAGCATCTTCTTCTTTTACTTTAAACAAACCAGTGTGGTCTAAGATATGCACTGATACATTTAAAGTAAGTAGAGATATGCACCCAGCGTTAAAAATAATTATAGGAACTGATTCTAAGGTTCGTCTTGGAATCATTGAATGGACGGTATTAGAAGAACTGATATCGTTTTGGGAGGAAAATCATGAGTAATCCAGATATTAATTTGGTAGGTAAGATTGGACAAGATCCAGTTGTTCTTGGCAATGGCGGATTAAGATTAAGAGTTGCAACCAATGACCGCATTAGAGATGACTCTACAGGAGAATGGAAAGATGGACCAACTTCTTGGTGGACAGTTAAGGTTTGGAATAGACTTGCAGAGCAAGCTAAAGACGTCCTTAAGAAGGGACAAGAGGTTACTATTTCTGGTGTGATCTATGAAGAAACATGGAAAGATAAAGAGACAGGGCAAGCTAAAAATAGCTACGAAATTAAAGCCACTAGCATTGGCTTGACTCCATGGTCTGTTTCACGTGAGAAGATTTCATCTGGCGCAAGCTGGGACATGAACGCAGAGGTTCCTTTCTAGTGATTTCTTTTATTTGTGGGGCGGCAATTGGATTTATTATTGGTTACGGCCTTGGTTTATTTATTGACAAATTAGATAAGAGGGAAAAAGATGGCAGAGGATAAGAATACATTAGAGCTTATAAGCGATATAACAGAGTTTAATGATCTCCATGAGTTCATGCAGGATGAACACTTGGATAAAGCTCTTGCTATTGTGGTAAAATTGTTAATGAACCCAGATGTTCCTTCAGCAAAGGCACCACATTTAATTATGGAGCTACAGGCAATGTCAACTAAGTTTGCTGTTCTTGCATCTGTATATTCAACAATTGCAAAAGACAAGGCTGGAACAGCCAATAACAATAAGAAGAACATTTACTATTCAGTAAAGGAGTCCATAGACAAACTTGTAGATGCACTTAAGTATGTCGTTAGGTATAATTCATAAATGGCAAGAGACATTGTAAAAAATTTAAAGTTTAAGAAGCATACGGGTAAGCATTTTGATCCAGAGCTATTTGCCCAACTGCTTGATGAGTCATATCGTAATACTAAACGTGCTGACGGAGACATGACAAAGAAGTCATTTAGCCCAAGCTCTTTAGGGTACGGACATGGAACATGCCCAAGATATTGGTATATGGCATTTAGCGGAGCAATGTTCATTGATGATAATGATGCTGTTGCTGTTGCAAACATGGCCCAGGGAACACAGGCCCACGAAAGACTACAAAAGCTTATTTCCACAATGCCTCAGTTTGTTGCAGAAGAAGAAGAGATTACCAATGAGTACCCACCTATCCGTGGCTTTATTGACTTGATCATGGAGTACGATGGTGAAACCGTTATTGGTGAAATCAAGACGGCTAAGCAGGAGGTATGGGATACAAGGCAGTCAGAGATGAAGTCTTCACCAAACCACATGCTACAGTTACTTACATACATGAAATTAAAGAATGCCAAAGAAGGCTTCTTCCTATACGAGAATAAAAATACACAAGAAGTTTTGATTATTCCAGTATCAATGAATGATAAGAACAAGAAGATAATTGAAGATACATTCTTGTGGATGCAAGAAGTTTGGGATAATTTCCAAAATGGAGATTTGCCAATGAGACCTGCTGGTGCTACTAAATCTAAAATGCCATGTACATATTGCCCTGTCAAGAAAGCATGCTACGATAAGTCTGGTCCAGTAGGAACTGTTCAGATAGAAATGTATAGCGTACCAAAATTATGATATGTTCAAATAAAGAGTGTGCAAAAGATTTTGATCCCAAGACTCATAATCAAAAATATTGTACTGATGAGTGTTGCAGAGTTGCAACAAACAGAAGGATAATGGAAAAATATTATGAAAGAAAAGCAATTAAAAATGGATCTGTTAGGCAGTGTTCTAAATGTAAGGCTAAGCTAAGCAGGTACAACACTGATACTATATGCGCCCATTGCGAAAAGAAAAGAAGCAGAACCAAGAGCCTGCTTCAGGAAATTATAGATGAAATTAAGTAGCCTTGTAAAGACAAAAGCGCACCGTGTCCTTGGGATAGATGCGTCAACAAACTCTATTGCTTTTTGCCTAATGGAAGGCAACAAGCCATTAAAGTGGGGAAAGATTGATCTTGCTGGCATGGATATATATGAAAAAATATATGATGCTAAAAAGAAAATGTCTGTTATGTTAGAGGAACTTAAATCAGATTATATAGTTGTTGAGGGCGCCATACTTGTCAGATCACCAGATGCTGTGATAAAATTGTCTTATGTGTATGGAGTTGTAATTGCAGAGCTTATGTCCACGGGGGCAAAAGTTATAACAATACCACCCAGCTCATGGCAGGCGCATATTGGGAATAAGAACCCAACAAAAGCTGAGAAGGAAGCAATCCGTACTAAGAATCCAGGTTATGCTGACTCTTGGTACAAAAATCAATTAAGAAATATGCGTAAGCAAAGGACTGTTGATTATTTTAATAAGATGTATGGTTTAAATTTAAATGATTTTGATGTTGCAGATGCATTCGGCATTGCACATTATTCCAATGAGGTGTTAACTAAACGATGAGTCCAGACTGGCAAGAGAAGAGTGCTCAAGAAGAATTTGTTTTAAGCTTACTTGACAATAAAAAAGAAGGATATTATGTAGAGCTAGGAGCATTTCATTCTAAGAATGGAAGCAATACCTATAGACTAGAAAATGAGTTTGACTGGAAGGGCGTTTCTTTTGAGATAGTTCCAGAATTTCACAAAGAGGTATCAGAAAATAGAAAGAACCCATGTATCCTTGGAGATGCTACTCAGTTTAATTATATTAATTATTTTGAAGAGAACAATTTCCCAAAGCAGATAGACTACCTACAGGTAGATATTGATGGCGGGTATGATCCAAAGGGCTATGCCGTTGGCAACCCATACCTATCTTTACATGGCTTATTAGCAGTACCATTAAACCAGTATAGATTTACAGTAATAACATTTGAGCATGATGCTAATTTAGTTTTAAATAATATAGCTATGCGTGATGCACAAAGACAGATACTTGATTCACTTGGATATGCTCTTGTGGTTAGAGATTTCCATGAAGACTGGTGGGTTGATAGAAGCGCTATTGGTTACACAGATTACAGACAGCATTTTAAATGGAACACGATGTGAAGCTTTACCAAAGTAAAGAGTGGCTGTATAGAAGATATGTAGTTCAAAGAAAGACAGTCACTGAAATTGGAAAAGAGTGTCAAGTATCTGCTATGACCATACAAAGATACCTAGAGCAGTTTGGATTAATTAAAAAAAGATGAGCATACCAGTAATAATCATACCTACATTAAATAGGTATGATCTTCTAGATAGCATGCTAGATAATATAAACTACCCAGTAGATAATATATTGGTTATAGATAATGGTAACGGATACAAGACAGACAAGAAGGTAACTGTTCTAAATATGCCAGCTAATTTAGGAATGTCTGCATCATGGAATTTAGGTATAAAACTTTACCCACATTCAAAGTATTGGCTATTTGCATCAGCTGACACAATTTGGGGAGAGAACTCTTTAAAAGAAATAGATGAGACAAGTGGGCCAGATAAAGTTGTTTTAACAGATGATGCCTATGGGTGTTTTTCTGTTGGTGAAAATGTTATTGAAGAGGTGGGGCTTTTTGATGAATACTTTTATCCAATATATTTTGAGGATAATGATTTTCATGAAAGAGTTTCAAGGTTTTGTCCAGAAGGAACCATTGTAACAACATCAATAAAAACAAAGCCATCTTCAGGAAGCCAAACTATTAATAGTGACTCAAGTTTAAGAAATAGAAATGATGAAACATTTTTAAAGAATAAAGAGTACTATGATTTTAAAGCTGAAAACAATTTTCAATTAACAAATGATTGGTCTTTAAATAGAAGAAGGTCACAAGAATGGCTACGATAGGGCTACTGCCAGCATCTGGAAAGGCTTCTAGAGTTGGGGGCATACCAAAGTTTTGCCTGCCTATATCAGATGAGAGATCATTAATACAATGGCATGTAGAGCAAATGCTTGAAGTTTGTGATGAAGTAAGAATATCTACAAGAGCAGAATGGGTTCCAATCATTCAAAATATGGATATGAATATTAAACTTATAGTTCGTGAGCCATCAACAATGTCTGATGCTGTAAACTTTATGGTTGGCGAAAGCAATGACACCGTACTTATAGGCATGCCAGATACATTTATATTAGGATCACCAAATAATATATATAAAGAAATGGTTAAGTCTAGCGGAGACCTAGTGCTAGGTGCATGGGAATGCACTGAAGATCTTAAGGGCAGGGTAGGCCAGATACATTTATCTGGAGATAAAGTAGTTTACTCTAAAGATAAAGTAGATGATTGCGATTATTCTTACATGTGGGGCACTATGCTATTTAGAAAAAATTTGATAAGATATGTTGATTCATCGTTGGACCACCCAGGAAAACAAATACAGGAATGGATCGATATGAATTTAGATGTTCGTGCAGTAAAGCCAGGTGGACAATATATGGATATTGGAACACTAAAGGGACTAAAGAGACTATATAAGGAGATGGAATAATGGCGGGTTATCCAGAAAGAGAAAAGGGTTTTCAAATGTGGGTTACAGACCTGCAGTTGTTAGCTACAGATGCACCATCAGGAAATAAAATTATGAATGAATGTCTTGATATTGCTGAGATGTTAATTAAAAAAAATGTATCATACGGAGATTCTGCTTTAAATCCAATGAGATTATTTGCACAGTCAGATTCAGTAGAGCAATTAAAGGTTCGCATTGATGATAAATTAAATAGGATTAAGAACTCACAGGGGTATGCTGGAGATAATGATGTTGATGATTTAATTGGATACCTGGTGTTATTAAGAATAGCCATGTCTCAGGTTGCCATTTCAGTCGACTAGAAGTATAATAGTATCATGAGCGATATAGAGCCAGCAGTACATTTTGACCGAATGAATAAAGTCGTTGAGGAATTACTCAAGGGAAATTCAGCCACGCAGATAGCAGCAGCTACAGGATTTTCTAGAAAAGAAGTCCTAGAGTTTATTGATGAGTGGAAGACAGTCGTACACAATGATTCTAATATAAGAGATAGAGCAAGAGAAGCAATCTCTGGTGCTGACCAACACTATGCAATGCTTATTAAAGAGGCCTGGAAGACCGTAGAAGACGCAGATCAAAGCGGGCAGCTTAGTGTTAAGGCGGGAGCACTAAAACTAATTGCAGATATAGAGACTAAAAGAATAGCCATGCTTCAATCTGTTGGAGTTCTAGAGAATACACAGATAGCATCACAAATTGCAGAGACAGAACGTAAGCAAGAAATACTAGTAGGTATATTAAAAGAAGTAACTGCATCTTGTCCTAAGTGTAAAATGGATGTTGCAAAAAGGCTATCCCAGATTACTGGCGTAGTGGAGGCAATAGTAATTCAGGACGCAGATGTCGTTTGATTTTTCAGATTTAATTGACATACTTGACGGAGAAGAATTTGAAGAGCGTCCAGTAGACCTACAAACATTTGTTACTGATCCAAATTATTTAGGGCTGCCACAATTATCTGAACTACAGTATACGCTTATTGAAAAGTCTTCCCAGATATATAAAGAGTCCACTCTAATAAAGCTTTTTGGCGAAGAGGATGGAAAGCTAAGATTTAAGCAGACATGCAATGAAGTAATTGCACAGCTAGGTAAAGGTTCTGGTAAAGACTACACTGCTACGATTTCAGTTGCCTATCAAGTTTATTTATTGCTATGTCTAAAAGATCCAGCAACATACTATGGTAAGCCACCAGGTGACACAATTGATATCCTAAATATTGCTATTAACGCACAGCAGGCAAACAATGTTTTCTTTAAAGGATTTAAGACAAGAATTGAATTGTCCCCATGGTTTGCTGGAAAATATGAGCCTAAAGCATCTGAAATTAAATTTGATAAGAATGTAAATGTATACTCAGGCCACTCTCAAAGAGAAGCATGGGAAGGATACAACGTTATAACTGTTATCCTTGATGAGATCTCTGGTTTTGCCATGGAAAATACAACAGGACATGACCAGGCTAAGACAGCTGATGCTATATATGACATGTACCGTGCATCTGTGATGTCCCGTTTCCCAGACTATGGAAAAGTAATTTTACTTTCATTCCCCCGTTTCAAAAATGATCCAATACAAAAATTCTATGAGTCTGTTATTGGAGAAAAAGAAACTATTATTAGAACAAAGACTCTTAAGATGGACGATGATCTCCCAGACGGAACTGATGGTAATGAGATAACTATTGATTGGGAAGAAGACCACATCATATCTTATCTGTATCCTAAGACATATGCTTTAAAGAGGCCAACATGGGAAGTCAACCCAACTAAAAAGATTGAAGATTTTAAGGTAGACTTCTACAAGAATTCGTTAGACGCTCTTGGTAGATTTGCTTGCATGCCACCAGAGATGGTAGATGCTTTCTTTAAGTCACGTGAAAAGGTAGAGAAGGCATTTAATAATACTGCTCTTTCTGTAGATAGCTTTGGTAGATTAGAAGAATGGTTTAAACCAAAAGAAGATACAAGATACTTTATACACGTTGACCTTGCACAAAAGCACGACCACTGTGCAGTCTCGCTAGCACATGTTGAAAGATGGGTTAATGTTAGAGTTACAAACGAGTACTCTCAGCCAGCACCAATTGTTAGTGTAGATGCAGTTAGATACTGGACACCTACGCCTGATAAGTCTGTTGATTTTACTGAGGTTAAAGACTATATACTTGCACTTAAAACACGTGGGTTTAATATAGGAGTGTGTACATTTGACCGATGGAACTCGCATGATATGATGCAGCAGCTAAAGCAATATGGAATTAATACTGAAATTTTGTCGGTGGCTAAAAAGCATTATGACGATATGGCTATGGTTGTATTAGAAGAAAGACTCAATGGTCCATATATACCACTTCTAATTGATGAATTGTTGCAGTTAAAAATTATGCGTGATAAGGTTGATCACCCACGAAAAGGTTCTAAAGACTTGGCGGATGCAGTCTGTGGATCTATATTTAATTCAATTAGTAGAACAAGGCCAGACATGAATAATGAAATAAACATTCATACATATGAGTCAATGTCAATACATGATGATTTTAGTAGAGATAACCCAGATGTAACATCAACTAATATGATTAGGGCACCAAGAATGCCACAAGATTTAAGAGAAGCAATGGACAGGATGCAAATAATATGAGTGAATATCAAGATAAAGCTAAAGAGTGTAAGTGCTGTGGCAAGCATGTTCCACTTCCAACTGTATTGAGAGAGTTTAATGGCATAGTTGTATGCCCAACTACATTTGCCAATATAATGGAATACACTAGAGTTTGGAACTCTATTGGATCAAGGCCACCTGGAAAAATAAGAAAACATTTTTCAGAATACGTGCAGCAGATAGTTGAAAAAACCATTGACAATAACGATAAGGTTATACTATAATTGCAACTAGGCAACAGTAGCTTAGTTGGTTAAAGCCCCGAACTCATAATTCGGTAATCGTAGGTTCGAGTCCTACCTGTTGCACATGGGAGAATATGTGAAAGATATAGAGTACTACATAGAAATCGGTGCTGTTTCAGTTGAAGGCATTGACGAAGACGGAGAGTTTATTTTTCTGATAACAGAAAAGGCCAAAGATATTGCGCCTGAGTTATGGAAAGCGCACACAGAGTATATTGATGATGCAATGCTAAAGTTATTTGAAAGTGGATTTTTAAATGTTTCATATGATGAAAATTTAGAAGCAACTTTTTCGCTAAGTCCAGAAGGAGAAGAGATGGCAAAGACCCTGGGATTAGTAGAAATGAATCAAGACGAAGAAGATCAATAAAATACCTCTGTAGCTCAGCGGAAGAGCAACAGACTTCTAATCTGTTGGTCGCTGGTTCGATTCCAGCCAGGGGTGCGATACGTTTGTATCACTTATATATAAGGAGAAACATGAAAACAATAGGAGATAAACTTGGTAACTTTGCCGTTATCGGAGTTAAACCTGGAGCGTTATCTTATGACGACTCATCTTTTGAAGTAATAAACCAAGATTCTTTTCCAGGCAAATGGAAAATTATTGCATTCTATCCAAAAGATTTTACCTTTGTATGCCCAACAGAAATTGTTGCATATGATGCTCTTGTAAATGATTTTAATGACCGTGACGCAGTCCTTATGACTGGATCAGTGGATAACGAGTTTTGCAAAATTGCATGGCGCAATGCTCATGAAGATTTAAAGAAAACTAATTCTTGGTCCTTTGCAGATACAGCACATCAATTATCTGGTGACCTTGGAATTCAACACTCTTCTGGAGTAGCATATCGTGCAACATTTATTGTAGACCCAGATAATATTATCCAGCATGTAACAGTAAACAATTTAGATGTAGGAAGAAATCCAGATGAAACTCTTCGTGTTCTAGATGCTCTTCAAACTGGTGAGCTATGTGCATGCAATAGATCACTTGGCGGGGAGACGCTGTAATGTCTTGGGTTGGCCAGATTAATGAAAATCTTCCAGAGTACGCTAAGGACATTAGGTTAAATCTAGATTCAGTAATTAATAGATCAACTATTGATTCAGAACAGGCAACCTATCTCGCATTAGCTGCAGCCTTTGCTACTGGAAACGGAAAGCTTGTTGCTTTTATTACAGCAAGTGCAACAGACGAAGTAGAAAGAAATGCGGCACTTACAGCTGGTGCTATCATGGCACAAAATAATGTTTGGTATCCATACATTGAGATGGCAGATGATCCTAACTTAAAGGGGTTACCAGCGCAGCTTAGAATGAATGCAATAGCATCTCATGGAGGCACTACAAAAGCAAGATTTGAGGCTTACTCGTTAGCTTCATCTATTGTAGGGAAATGCCATTTCTGTGTTAAAGCACACTATGAAACATTGAAAGAGGAAGGCTACTCAGTCGAGCAGTTGCGTGATATCGGAAGAATTGCAGCAACAGTAAACGCATTAGCAAAGATACTCTCAGCTTAATATATGTCCTAGGCAAGACTTAAAACTGCCATAAGTTCCTATAGCTCAGTCGGTAGAGCAGCAGACTTTTAATCTGCGGGTCGATGGTTCGAGCCCATCTGGGGACACAAATATAAAAATGGTATAATTAAAGTAATCAATTTTCTAGGAGGAAATAAAATGGCAGCAGTACAAGGATCAGCGGCAAGACTAGTAGAAGTAGCTCTTGCAGAAGTTGGATATATTGAAGGACCAAAAGATAACGAAACAAAGTATGGCAAGTTTGCTAAAGCAAACTTTCAACCATGGTGCGGAAGCTTTGTTATGTGGTGCGGAAATGAGGCTGGCGTAAAAATTCCTAACACAGTTTACACACCAGCAGGAGCACAAGCATTTATTAAAGCTGGCACATGGCAGAAAGCAGAAGAAGCAACACCACAGCCAGGAGATATCCTGTATTTTGATTTCCCAGGAGACGGTGTCGATAGAATTTCTCACGTTGGAATTGTTGTAAAAGACAATGGAGACGGAACAGTAACATGTGTAGAAGGAAACACCAGCTCAGATAAAAAGGGAGACCAAAGAAATGGTGGAGAAGCATGCTTAAAGGTTCGTGCATACAAGAAAAAGAACGGATCAAAGCTACGCAAGTCACAGCCAGTAGCAGTAGTAGGATTTGGAAGACCCGCATTTGGTGTAGCAGTAAAGCCAAAGGCAGAAAAGCCAGCAGCTAAAAAAACTGAAACAGTAAACACAACAACATTAGAAGGCATTAAGAAGGCGTCTAAAAAGACAACAAAGTAATGTTTGAATACTATGTAAAAAAAGTAACAAACGTTGTTGATGGAGACACTATTGATGTTGACATCGATTTAGGATTTAGTATATCTTTTAGTTCAAGAGTAAGACTTGCTGGAATTGATACACCAGAAAGCAGAACTTCAGATAAAGCAGAAAAAGTTCTTGGTCTTGAGTCAAAAGAATATCTTAAGTCAAAGATTAAAGATGCTAAAAGCGTTGTAATTAAAACTGAAAAGATGGACAGCTCAGAAAAATACGGAAGAATATTAGGGTGGGTATATCTTGATGGCTCAGAAGTTTCAATTAATGAGCAAATGATATCTGAAGGATACGCTTGGGGTTATCTTGGAGATACCAAAGTAAAAGATTTTGACGCATTAGCAAAAGCTAGGGCAAAAGCAAAAAAGTAGTTGCAATCCTAGTCACCTAAATGGTATAATAATATGGTCACCTGCCAAATGGGGGTGACCATATTACTTGCTTAAAAGGAGAATAAAATGGTAACACAATTTGCTATGGATCTATTTAAGGATCCATTTTTTATTGGCTTCAACAGAGAGTTGGAGCGCTTCAATAGTCTTAGTAAGGTAAACAATACGGCATTCCCGCCATATGATTTGCTAAAGCTAGACGAAGATAACTATCAGTTAACGCTGGCAGTTGCTGGATTCACAAGAGAAGATCTGACTGTGTCAATTGAAGACGGAAGTCTTTGGATCACAGGTGAAATTACAGAAGTAACAGATGCAGAAGTTGTCCACAAGGGAATCGCTGCACGTAAGTTCACAAGAATCTTTGAACTAAGTGAATACATGGAAGTTTCTAGTGTAGAGCTAAAGGATGGCATGTTGCATATCCGTGTAGTTAGAAATCTACCAAAAGAAAAACAACCAAAAATTCTAAAAATTAAATAACCGTGAGACCTGGGTATGTCCTAAAACTACCCACTTAACAGAAAGATTAAAATGATTATTCAAATAATTGGTCTCCCAGGTTCTGGAAAGACAGAGCTTGCAAAAGCTTTAAAAGAAAGAATTAACGCAATACATCTTAATGCAGATGAAGTCCGTGCAACAGTAAATTCTGACCTAGGATTTAGTGCTGAAGATAGAATAGAGCAAGCAAGACGCATGGGAGAGATGGCAAGATTAATTGCCAAGCAAGGAGTAGCACCAGTAGTAGTTGACTTTGTTTGTCCTACAGAATTAACTCGTGCAGCATTCGGTAAGCCAGACATTCTTATCTTCATGGATACAATAGAAGAGGGAAGATTTGAAGATACAAACAAGATGTTTGAAAAGCCAGAAGATCCTGATGCAAAATTTGATAGTCACAAACTAGATGCTGAGCAAAAAGCCTCAGTAATTATTAGTTATTTTAATCTTCACGATTGGTCAGCACCAACTACATTAATGCTTGGTAGGTATCAGCCATGGCATGAAGGACATCACGCATTATATGAAGAGGCGGGAAAGAGAACAAAGCAGGTGCTGCTTGGTGTGCGTAACACATATAAAACAAGCGAGAAGGATCCACTTAAGTTTGATCAGGTAAAAGAATATATTGCCAAAGATGAATTTATGGATGGTGCATTAGTATTAAGATTACCTAACATTACTAATATTGTATATGGTCGTGATGTAGGATATAAGATTGAGCAAGTAGATTTGGGGGCAACAATTCATGCTATTTCAGCTACTCAAAAGCGGATTGAAATGGGTCTATAACATTTTCTTTGACAACAAGATTGCGGATGCAGAGGCAAGACTGTATTCTAATTGGTTTAAAGAAGAGGTAGACGATGAACGTCTCTAAAAAAAGATCATTTGTCAAGTCTTTGACATGGAGAGCCATTGCTTTACTGACAACCTTTATTACTCTTTATGCTTTAAGCAAGGACATAAACATGGCTACAATGGCAACTATTATAACAAATGCTGTTAATTTTATTTGTTATTACTACCATGAAAGAGTATGGAACTCATTTAATTGGGGTAAAGAATGACAGTAACTAGAGCGAGATCATTTACTAAAGCACTTAGTTATCGCATATGGGGAACACTATCATCATTTGTTGTTGCTTATGTGATTACTGGAGACGCAACTCTATCAGGTGCTATTGCTTTTTGGGAGACAGTAGTTAAAGTCTTTATTTACTACGCACATGAGCGTGGGTGGAACCACATTCAGTGGGGTAGAAAATGAAATTTCATTGGATGGTCAAGAACAATCTTAATCCCAAAGATTTAAAAACTTTATCTAAGGTCATAGACTTTTATAAGTATGATTCTATGCTACTGACATTCCACTCAGACGAATCAGACTATTGGATTAAGGCTGCCCATGCAATTAATACTGAGGACAAGGTTAAGTATATGATTGCTATTAGGCCATATGCTATAACAGCAGCCTATTGCTCTATGATGATAGACGCATTTAATGAGATTGAGCCAGGCAGAATATCTTTGAATATAATAGCTGGCACATATGACGATGATCAAGCATTGTTTTGTATCCCCACTTCAATAGAAGACAGGAAGAAGCAAAGCGCTTTGTTTGTTGAAAGACTTAGATCTGTAAATAAAAATTGCCCAGAGATATTCTTTAGCGGTTCATCTAAGGAAACTGCTGAAAGCGTAGCCAAGTTTGGAGATGGACAGATAGTCACCCTATCAAAATTTGATGAGCTTGGATCACAGGGCGGAAGAACGATAGTAAGACTATCAGCTATTATAGATGACCACGCTAAGTTTATTTATGACGGCATGCCAAATGGCAAGGAAAAGAATAATACTATATTTGGTAATAAAGAAGAGATAAAGAATCAAATTAAACAGTTGGAAAATCAGGGTGTAACTGATATACTTATATCTAATACATCTTTCGGTAAGAATGATTCAGATATACACCAAGTTGTGCTAGAGATTTTAGGAGAAGATAATGCCAGTTTATGAGTATAAGTGCAGCGAAGATGATGCACATGCAACCATGTCAGTACATAGATCAATTGTGGAAGATGACCCAGGCTACGAATGTGTAGAATGTGAGTCACCAATGATAAGACACTTTACTCCATTTGGGATACAGTTTAAAGGTAATGGCTTTTATAAGACAGACAATCCTAAGTAGTTTAAATTAACATTCTGGTATAATTACTAAGTAAGCAAAAATATTGCATTACTTAGGAGATACCTAGTTGACTAGAAAGTTACAGTATTCTTTAACCAGCCTTTTTATAATGGGCTGGCTTTTCCTTTTTGGACCAAGCATTGCAAATGCAGAGGAAGTTACAGTTCAAGTAACGCCTGCAGATCCAAGTTCAGTTTCAGATACCGCCACAGCAACCACTCCTATTACAGTTGAGATAGTCGCAGATAAAGTAGAGGCGGCACAAACAACTTTATCACAAGCAGCAGAAACTCAAGCATCAACAATAGTGGCAACAATACAGGCTAATGTACCAAACACAGATACTCAATCTGCTACAACAATTGCTACAACACAAGAGCCCATAGCCACAGCTGTTGCTGAAGCTACTGTCAAGGTGCAAGAAGCCAATAATGCAATACAGTCTGCTGAAACAGCAGTCACAGTTGCAGCAACCGCCCAAGCAGCAGTTGAATCACAAACTGCAGTAGTTGCCACAGCAACAACAAATCTAAATAATGCTCAAACAAATTTAAATACAGTAACTCAACAGGTTGAATCTCAGACTGCTGTAGTTGCTACAGACACCACAAATCTTGCTACAGCACAGGCAGCAGCAGATGCCTCAGCTGTAGAAACAACAACCAATGGGATTGAGGTAACAACATACGCATCACCTGGGGGACAGCAGCCACCACTTCCAGCAGAAAATGCAACACCACTTTCAACCACAACAGTTCCTTATATAGCTCACCAATTTGGAAGCGGTGAGGTATTTAATTCTGGCAGAGTGGACAATGTAATTGTAAAATTTGAAGGAACTATTACCGTTCCAGAAGAAGCAGTAACGGTAAAATATGCAATACATTCAGACGATGGAGCAAAGATGTATGTTGATGGACAGCTTGCAATTAATGAATGGATTGATAAGGGCGGAGGGTGGAGCCAATACTCTCCAACCTATAACACCACTACAGATAAGCAACAGGACTTTACTATTTGGTACTATGAAAATGGTGGAGGTTCACAAGTTATACTTGGCTGGTTAATAATGAGGCAGGATGGAAGTGGATATTTTACTACTCCAAATCAAACAGCATTTGCGACCACAGTAGTTACAAAAGATCCTGTGTTAGTTGCCGCAGTTTCTACTGCACAAACAACTCTTAACGCTGATACCGCAGTACTTAATACTCTTACTGCACAAAAGACTGCTGCAGAAGCAGTAGTTGTAGATAAAACAGAGGTAAAAGCAGTAGAAGTTGCTACACTTACTCAGCTTACAGAAACTGCTACAGTAACAGTTCAAGCAGCAGATACTCTTGCTAATACAGCAACAACAAAAGTAAATGAAGCAGTAACTGCAATGACAAATGCAGCACAGGTTACAGTTAATTATTATGCAGAGCAGCAAGCAGCAGCCCAAGCAGCAGCCCAAGCAGCAGCAGAAGCCGCAGCTGCCCAAGCAGCAGCCCAAGCAGCAGCAGCAGAAGCCGCAGCAGCCCAAGCCGCAGCAGCCCAAGCAGCCGCCCAAGCAGCCGCTAAAGCAGCAGCGGAAGCTGCAGAAGCAGAAGCTAAAGCAGCAGCGGAAGCTGCAGCAAAGGCAGAAGCAGAAGCTAAAGCCGCAGAAGAAGCCGCTGCTAAAGCAGAGGCTGACCGTATAGCCGCAGAAGAAGCCGCTGCTAAAGCAGAGGCTGACCGTATAGCCGCAGAAGAAGCCGCTGCTAAAGCAGAGCAAGAAGCTAAAGAACAAGCTGAAGCAGATGCAAAGGCAGAAGCAGATAGATTAGAAGCAGAGGCATTAGCTGCAGCGCAGGCAGAAGCGGATGCAAAGGCTGAAGCAGAAGCAAAGGCTCAAGAAGAAGCAGACGCTAAAGCAGAGGCGGAAGCTAAAGCACAAGAAGAGGCAGATGCAAAAGCGGAAGCTGAAGCAAAAGCTGCAGAAGCAGCAAAAGCAGAGGCGGAGGAATTAAAAAAAGCAGCAGAAGAAGGCAAACTAACTGAAGCACAAAAAGAAATTGTTGTAGAAAAATTAATAGAAAATCTTGCACCAGGTCAATCAGTTTCAGCAGCAGATATTAAAGCTGCTGGTGTTTCATATTCTGACCTACCAGCATCCACACCTGTTGAAGTCAGAACAGATGAAAATGGTAATGCGCTTGTAATTACTGCAGCAGTTGCTGCAAATATAGAATTAGTTCAAGATCCAGGAGCATTGCTAGAGGCAGCGCTGACCAACCCAGCAGCAGCAATAGCTGCTCTTGGCAGCATAGGCGCAGATATGACTGATGAAGAAAGAGAAGAGGCAACAGACATGGTTGTTGCCACAGTAGTTGCAGCAGGTGCAGCAATTAATGCAGCAGCAGTTGCTACAGGAGGAGCCACAGGGGGTGGCACAGGAGGCGGAGGAAGTTCTGGTGGAGGCTCAGGAGCAAATTCACCAGGTTCACGAGGAGGACGAAGATGGTAAGAATAATAAAGAATATCCTAAAGGATATGGTTGACCAAGCATGGACCCTTCTTGGTATGTTTATTGCTTGGGTTGTTTTGGATGGTAGCGCAAAAACAATTGTTGGCTATGGAATTATTGCCACAACTGCACTGTGGATATTAACCAGCCCAATAAGAAATAGAGAGGGGGACTAAAATGAATAGCGTAAAAAATATTAAAAATATATTAATGCGTATAATAGCAGTCTTCGCAGCAAATGGCCTAGCAGTTATTGGCGCTGGAGCAATAGCAGGCATATCAACTGCAAAAGCTATAACCGTAGCTGGATTAACAGCTGTAGCGGCTGTAGTTGAAAAATTAGCTCGTGCTTTTATGGACGACGGCAAGCTTACAGCAGATGAAATTAATGCAGCATTCTCAACAGTAGATAAGAGTGCAAAGACAGTGGCAGACGTAGAGGTTGAAAATCGTAGAATTTCAACTAAAGCTGCTACAAATAAAGCATAAAAATGCTATACTATTACTATGCATAAATATATTGTAAAATTATTAGTAGAGGTCGAGGTTGAAGCATTTAACCTAGATGACGCTACTGATTATATAGGAGATATATTTAATATTGATGATGAGATCAAAAAGGTTAACATATCTTCAATAAAAGAAAAAAAGTAAATTTCTTGACACAACCGCAGTAGTTACTGTATAATTATAGTAATGCTGCGGTTCTGTCTATTGGCCCATAGCTCAGTTGGTAGAGCGCAGAGCTGTTAACTCTGATGTCCCAGGATCGAGACCTGGTGGGCCAGCGAAATAAATCAGGCGGACTTACTGATAGGAATGAAGTGCTTCATTTAACAATGCAAGGCGTTGAGATATTTATAAACAGATCTCAAACAAAAGTTCAAAAATCTTTTTGGGATAATTATGATTTAGTTATCTGGAAAAAAGATTACAACGGCTACTCAGATACAAGTGGCATGTTCCATGATAATCAATGGGGTAAGGCAGAAAAAATTTCTGTCAACGGTAAAGGTATCTGGAAGCTGCCTAAAAAATATGTCAAGTATTTTAAGTAATCTAGGTATAGAAGAAGAAGATCCAAATTGGTATAAGCTTGCTTTATGCCTAGGTATGGACACAAATCTATTTTTTGATAAGTATGAGTCAGATATAAATATAGCTAGGACAATTGATGAGGCATGTCTTTCTTGCCCAGTTATAGCTATATGTTATGAAAACGGAATTAATAATAATGACTATGGAGTATGGGGTGGAGTTTATTTAAATTCTGGTTCTATTGACAAGGTCAGAAACTCACATAAAACAAAAGAAGTGTGGAAAAGATTGAAGGCTAAACATGTTTATTGATAAGAACAATGGTAAAGATCACTTTAAGTATGGCATAAACCAATGGACTGGTGAGCCAAACAAGCCAGTATTCTATTCAAAAGAGATGGCATCAAAATTGCGGGAATTAAAAAAGCCTGCCTCTAATTTAATAATGGATATAGTAAAGTATCCAGAGTTTTTAGCAATAAGGTTATACGAAGATAATTTTAGTCAGTACGACGGTTCAATGAAATTAAGAGTAATAGAATATGTTGAGATGGTTAAAAATATCATAGAGTCCTATGGTGTTAGATGCGAATTAGAGGGAGTGCCAGGTGAAAGAAAGTCCTGAAATAATTAACATTGTATATATATACAGTGAAAAATGCTACGGAACAGTTGGCAATATTGGAATATATGCATCAGAAGCATCTTATGTAAAAGATGGAATAGAACATGTTGAAGTTATAGATAACGAAGATTTTGTTATCATGAATGAAATTGTGCTTATGCACATCGAGGAAGAAGATGAATGAATTAAAGCCAGAGCATGAAGATGTTGTTTCGTCTTTTATAGAAAGCCAAAAGAACAATCATGCCTCTTACATGCTTACAATTGCTCGTGATGGAGAAAGCCCAGTAAGATCAATCTATCATTTAAATAATGCCATAGATGCAGCAGAAGCGTACAATAGATATCAGGACTGGGGATTTGCAAAAGACTATTTGACAGTTAGCCTACATGAGCCAGGTGGAAAAATAACCACTAAGGTTTTAAAGAGACCAAAGGCTGGCGAATGTGTATTTGTAAAGGCAGACTACATAAAGGCAGAAGAGATACTTTTATCAGTAAGGCCACACCTAGACCCAGAGATATATGCTATACTGATCAAAGATTTTGCAGGATTATTTTCAAGAGATAACATCAGATTTGATGTTTCTAGATTTTTTAAATCTACACAATGCGAAGAGGTAAATGAATAATGGAAAAAGTTTTATGCTATAGCTGTAATAAGACAAAGAATCAACTTAATCTTAGAAAGTCCACATTATTGCCAATCAATCTTCTAATGTGCGAGACATGCATAACATCAAAATTTGAGCCAAGATGGGTAATCATTTTGTCTGGAAGACAGTATGGATCAGAGTCTGTAAGAGATTTTGTTATCAAAAAAAGATACTGCGGAAATGATATTACTGCATCTGAATTATTAGTTTAATAAACATTATTAAGGTATAATAGATGTATAATGCAGATATCAATAGCAGAAATCATAGTAGCTATCCTAGCCGCACTTCTCAGCGGATTGGGTACTGGAGTCATTGCTGGGCTTAGGGAGAGAAGAAGAGAAAAGCTCAGAAAAGAAGAAAAAGCACAAGATAATTTAAAGATAGAATTAAGAGATCTTCAAATTAAATTATATAAGCTTGAGCGGGATTTAGATGAATGGAAAGATAAATATTATGAGGCCATTCAGGAGCTAATTGCAGTAAAGGCTGAGCTGGAAGACACTTTAATTAAATTAAGCCATATTAATATTCACATAAATGAGGGCTAGCACTTCGAATTTAAAAATAGTATACTAGTATTATGACATGTATAGTAGCAATAGCCCAAAATGGAACTGTATATATGGGTTCCGACCACGCCGCATCAGATGATAAAACTGGATGGATCCTGTCAAGAAAAGAACCTAAGTGTTTTAAGACTGGTCAGTATGCAATTGCTTTTACTGATTCATTTCGTATGGGACAAATTTTACAATACTCATGGACTCCACCAAAGTACACTCCAACCAAAACAAACTCAGGCCTAGATAAGTTCATGAGAACAAAGTTTATTGATTCAGTTAAGCAGGCTTTTAAAGATCATGGATACGGAAGCATAGGATCAAGCTCAGAAGAAGATACAGGTGGAATTTTTATAGTCGGGCTAGAAGGTAGAATCTTTACTATAGATGAAGACTTTCATGTTGGAGAGAATGTTGTTAACTACATGGCTGAAGGCAGCGGTGGCCAGATTGCCCTTGGTGCTTTATATGCAACAAAGAATCAAAAGAACCCAAGAGTAAGAATAAAGGCTGCTCTTGAGGCGGCAGCAGAGTTTAATATGTCTGTTGCGCCTCCCTTTACATACATACAAGTATAGAGTATAATTGGTATATGATATATGCATTCTTTGTCTTGTCAGTAGCCATAACAGTTAAGTTAGTTTTGCTTGTCAAAAAATTTAATGAAAAATACAAAGTAGGGCTATACTATATGGATAGAGATGAGCCACATGAGCAAGAAGAAAATAGTGTTGGGCTAGACTACAGAAACTCTATGGATCTAAGAGGCAATCCAACTCACGAATGCATATGCGGATGTAACATATTTAATGTTAAAGCAATCTTTGATAACTTTGAAATTGCTACTTATTTTTTAGACATGGAATGCGCCCAATGCGGGAGCGTTGCCACAGCACCAACACCACTAGATAGAGAGAATACTGAATGAGAAAAGCAGAGAGACTTCGCCAGCTTGAAATGCAGGTTTTAAGAATGGAAATGCATCTTGAATTAATGGCAACTGCCCTAGGCAATCTAATAGATTCTGAAACTGATAAACTAAACAATCATGCATCTTCGCTTGATTCTGGAAAATGGTACCAAAAACCTTCAAAAGACTATTGACATCCTGATTATATTTAGTACAATTGTCATATGAATAAAAAACTAATAACAGCGCTATTGTCGCTAACACTAATCCTACCGCTATCATCAACTGTCTCACAGGCAGCACCAGCACCTACAATTGCTATTCTAGACACAGCACTAGACTCTACATTGCCAATCTTTAAAGATAAGATTGCCGCAGAAGTTTGTATTCTAGACTGGGCATCATGTCCAAACGGAAAAACATTTATGGAAGGCCCAGGAGCAGCTACACTTCAAATGCCTTATGTGTCTCAAAATGGATTTGATCATGGCACACAGATGGCCTCAGTATTTATTGCTAATAACCCAAATGCAAAGATTGTTTTTGTTAGAATTATTGGTAACACAGCAAAAGGCTCACGACAAACGGCTGGTGAGTCGACAGTATTTAATGCACTTAATTGGGTAAATGCAAATAAGGAAAAGTATAACATTCAGGCTGTAACTATGTCACAAGGTCATCACATGCTTGGTGCTGTTGGAACAAACTATTGCCCAGCAACACCAACAACAAGATCATCAATTAACTCTTTATTGGCAAGCGGAATCCCAGTATTCTTTCCTTCTGGTAATGGCAGAGACTATCAGAGAATTGACTGGCCATCTTGTATTCCAGAATCAATTTCAGTTGGATACACAGACCAACAGGGCGAAATGGCAGCTAACAGCAACAACGATAACGCACTCCTAGATTTATTTGCACTAGGATATCACGCTGCTTGGTCACCAGGAAATATTCAAAAGTATATTGCTGGATCATCTGCTTCTGTTCAAGTTGCTGCTGCATATTGGATGCTCATCAAAGAAAAGAATCCTTCTTGGACATACTCTCAGGTATTAAATGCAATGACATCAACTGCTTCAAGCACAACTGGTCGTCAAGGAACATTTAATAAACTTATTAATCTCCAAGCAGCAATTTCTTATACAGGAAAGCCTGTAGTTACATCAACACCTACTGTAACAGCAGAACAGTTGGCTGCACAACAAAAGGCTTTGTTAATTGCTGAGTCATTGAAAGCGATTGCATTAGCAGAGTCACAGTACCAAGCAGAAGTTAAGGCTGCAGCAGATAAGCTAGCAGCAACAAAAGCAGCATGGGCGGCAAAAATTAATGGATGAAAATAAGCAAACGGTACTAGAAGGAATCATCGAGGATGTTGCTACTGACCTGTACAATAAGTGGTCAGCAGCACTTCCTGAAGAAGAAAGAAATCAGCAAGCATTTAGTGCCATGTCAAAGAATGCACATGAGACTACTGTATTTGTTATTCAAAACTTTATGAATAAATTTAATGCAGCAGCAGATGAATTAAAAGATCAAGACTAGTTACTTGACCAGTTCTTGTTAATTTAGTAAGATAGGTATCATGCAAACATTTCTACCAGAGGCGGACTTTCAAGAAACTGCAAAGCATCTTGATAGAAAGCGATTAATTAAACAAAGCGTTGAAAATTTACAGATTCTAAAGTCACTTGCTGGACTATATGAAACTGGAGCTTGGTCTAACCACCCAGCAGTCAAAATGTGGAGGGGACATGAAGATTGGTTGTTCCTTTACAATGAAGCCATTGTTCGAGATATAATCCTACGTGGGTATAAGAATACAACTCACGCCTTGTTCGATGAGATATATAAAGAAAACTTTCTGGGATTAGAGTCAGATAGACCTTGGTGGCTAGGAGAAGACCAGGTTCATTATACTCATAAGGGAAGATTGTTTGAAAAGGATCCTATTCACTACTACTTCTATAGTGAGTATGCAGATTATAAAGAGATTGGTTATACCTGTTGTGAAAATTGCAATTACTATTGGCCTACACACGTGGACTCGCTATGATAGTAACAGATAATACATTTGACTCTGTCATTCAATCCCATAAAGTTGTGCTTATTGATTTTTGGGCACCTTGGTGTGGCCCATGCAAAATGCTCTCGCCAATATTAGATGAGATATCTAATGAGGCTGGATTATGGGTTGGAAAGTTAAATGTTGATGAGAATCCTACCAAATCAGCAGAATTTGCTGTACATTCAATTCCAACTATGGTACTATTTGTAGATGGCAAGCCAGTCAAGACTATTACTGGTGCCAAGCCAAAGCATATTCTAATAAAGGAGTTGTCTGAATGGATATAAACTCAGACAATGACTTCATGGAGTTTGAAATTTGGTTAAAGAATGGTTTTGATCGTGGATGGATTTCTGATGTATTTTGCAATACTCATGATGGTTCGCCTATGACAGAAGAAGAAATGCAAGAATGGGATGAAGGCGGAGATCCGTGCTCATTCCAAGTAAGAATAAACAACTTAAACTAACATTCTGTTCTCACCTAGAGACAGAGGAAACAAGGAGAATAAATTAAATGAAGTCATTTAAGAAACTATCAATTGCTACTGCTGCAGCTCTAGCAATTATCACTGTTTCTGTAGCACCGTCTTCGGCAGCACCATTAGCCGTTACAGTTGCAACAGTAACTAACGCAACAACTTCTGCAGCACCCGCAACAGTTGCGGTACCAGCAGCAAACCAGATTACATCTGGAACATCAGTAGCATTAGCAGCAACAGCTGACACAGGCACTGTAGTATCATTTGTAGCTTCAGATACAGTTAAGCTTGTAACTGCACTACACACAACAGATGCACCTAAGACAATTGCGTCTGGTGTATCAACACTGTCAGTAACATCTGCTGGATCAGCAGTAACTGTTTACGCTTATACAACAAGCGTAAAGGTTGGAACAGTTACCATCACAAATGGTGCTTACTCAACTATTGTTTACATTAAGGGCACAGCAGGAGCAGCATCAAATGTTGCAGTTGCAGTCCCAGCAGCATCAGCAGTTGGAACTATTCCAACAATTACCGTATCTGCTACAGACGTGTTTGGAAACGCAATCTTGACAGGTGAGACAATTACTGCAACAGTTCTTGGCTCAACTTTCTCAGATGGCACAATCACAAAGACACTCGTTACTTCTACAACAGCAGAAGCAACAGCAGACACAACTCTAGTTGCTGGCTCAAAGACTGCATCACTTGCAGTTGGCGTTGCTGGAACAGTTACAGTTGTTGTAACAGGTGCAACATCAGCAGCAACAGTTGCTGGATTAGCAGCACCAACAAAGGCAGCACAGGCAGCGTTTTCTGTTTCAGATCTAAATGGAACAGTCGCTACACTCACAGCACAGCTTGCAGCAGAGAAGGCTGGACGTGCACTTGATGCACAGGCAGCAGCAAATGTTCTTGCAGCAGAGAAGGCTGGACGTGCAGCAGATAAGGTTGCAGCAGATAAGGCTCTTGCAGATGCAGTTGCTAAGGCAGCAACAGATGCAGCAACAGCCAAGGCAGCAAACGATGTTGCAGCAGCAGCATCAGCAGCAAAGTATAAGGCGGAGTACAATGCTCTTGCTAAAAAGTGGAACGCCAAGAACCCAAAGGCAAAGGTTGCACTTAAGAAGTAAATAACACTTTAAGAGGCTGGGGCCTGATCCCCAGCCTCTTATGGTAAAATTAATATATGATCAACTATAACTTAGAAGAATTTAAAAAAACAATTAAAGATGCAGCCGATAAATTTGAGCCAGCATATTTTAAGAATTTTATAGGCGAAGATCACATTCCTTCATGGCAAGATTTTTTAAATTGCATTTATGAGGAATGGCAGGAACCAACAGACAATGATCTTGCTACTATAGTCGCTGGTAATAATGAAAAGTTGAATGGAACGGTTATTGTTGGTAAAAATTTATATATTAATGCGCTCAATGGAATTGATAATGGGGCATATGTAAAAGAAAGATTTAAAAAATATTTCCCAGAAATTTTTAAAATGACAGAAACATTAGAACAAGAATGTGGAATATCAATAAACTTAGCTGGGCCAAAAGTATGTGTAGGCCCTTATCAAAACTTAAGTCATAAAGATAATTGGTCAGCATTTTCTTTACAGTGTCAGGGGCAAACTTACTGGACAATTTCAGACAAAAGTCTCATGGGGGAAGATCCAATTAAATATCAAAAAACATTTGAGATGAATCCAGGGGACTTTTTATTTTTCCCAGAAGGTATATATCATCAAATAGAAGTTTCAGCACCAAGAGCATCTTTGCAATTTAGAAGTTGGCTTTAATAAATAAAAGTTCTACCTATTGAACTTTTATACAATAGAGAGTATAATAAAACAATGGAATCAAACAAAAGAAGTTTATATAAATCAATCACATGGCCAATAGTTCATATTGGATTCGTTGGAACATTAGTTTATTTTTTTGAAAAGGCTATTACTGGGGAAGCTCACTGGGAATATGCTGGTGCATTTGCACTCGTATACACTGGTTGCGAGATAGTTGGCTTTTTCTTACATGAAAGAGCATGGAACAAGTTTGGAAGTAAGGTTAAATAATGGGAAAGCATCACGATAAAATTAAAAAGGCTTTAGAGCAAAGAATTGCGGCTACGCCTAATGGGGCTGGGTATAAAAAGCCAGGGTCTATGAATAAAAAGAAGACGGGATACCGTGGCCAGACGGCCAAAGGATCTAAATAATGCTTGGTGATTTGTGTGAATGGAACGGCTGTGGCAAAAAGGCAAAAAAAATAGCCGCTAAACCAGAAGGCGGAATCATAGATATCTGTGATGACTGCTGGCACGAGTATTACAGATCCTAATCAACTAAATGCTATAATAGTCTTATAAGCGGAATACTAGTCCCGCTTAAATAAATAACCTATAGGAGAAATAAAATGTCAGACGGATTAAATTTAACAGGATTCAACGAAGTAAAGCCAGCAGGTGCATCACCATGGCCAACAGAGAACTACACAGAAGCACCAGCAGGAGCATTTGCATCAACAGATAAGTCTTCACAAGATGGAGCAGGATTAGGCGCAAACGGTAAGTAATAATGTGCGCTTTATGTGGATGCAGTAGCCAAGATTTTATGGGCGTAGCAATGCCAAACCAAAATGTATATGATGTGGGAGCTACTGGATTAGTTTCTGTACCATCAATGTTTGGATCAGAATCAGAAGAAAGCTTGGCTCATGAAAATTCTGAGTCAAAAGGATCAAACGGAGAGGACATTGATTAATGTCTGATAGTTTTAAAAAAAATGATGGTACTGGAAATACCCCACCACCAAACACTGGGGCTTCTGGTGCTGTTACAAGTAGAGAAGCTACAAAAAAACACCCTAGACAGGGAATGAAAGTGGATGTAAACAGACATGGTATTCGTAGAGAAACCAGCAATGTTCCAAAGCCACCAAAGAAAACAGGACGTAAAAAAGTTTAACAATGTGTAAAGAATGTGGTAATTGCTCTAAAGAACACTCAAATTCTTTAGACGATGCCGTAGATTTAATAATAGATTCATCTATTGCATAACATTAAAAGGAGAACAACATGTCAGATACAAAGGTAGTTAGTCAACTAGGCGGTAAGCTTTTAGGTGGCGGAGGAACAGGAATTTGGTCATACGAAAACTTTCTTTCTAAGGAAGAGTGCGATGAGCTAATTAAATTCTTCAATGCTAACGAAGAAGAGTGGAGATTTATCTGCTTTTATGGATCATATGGAATGCATGTTGTTTCTCCATTTACTAAGGAGCATGGAACAACAATAACTGAAGAGTACATGGCTAATCTTCGTGAAAGAATGATTCAGTATGTTTCAGATGCTGCTGGAAGACCAATGAAAATTAACAGTATGCATGCCCAGAAATGGGAGCTAGGTGCATACGCAAATGATCACTCAGACAGCTCAGATCTAGAAGGTAATGACATGGGCTGGAGCGACAATAAGCAATACGCTGGCATTTATCTAAACTCACAACCAGATTACACTGGTGGTGTTTTAAAGTTTAGAGATCATGGATTAGAAGTAGTCCCAGAAGCTGGCTCATTTGTATCCTTCCCAGGAGGAGTAGAAAACATTCATAGCGTTACAGAAATAACAAGTGGTACTAGATACACTATTGTTATTTTTTGGGATTACGCAGATGCATGGTACTCAGAAGCAGAATTGCAAGAAATGGAAAGGATGATTCTAAAAGAAAGAATTCATCAATATCAATTAAAAACACAATGGAAGGATGGCGTTGCCCACCCTTTACTAGAAGATCCATACGCTGGAGTTGACGATGAGTCTAAGCTACCACCTGGATTTAAAGAGAGCTTGACTACAGCAGACATTAAGTCTAATGCACGTAGAAACCAAGAAAATGCAGTAAAAGAAGGTCGTGTGCCAGAGGGCGTAATTAACGACATGATCATTAAGGAAGAGGAAGAAAAATGATTACAAAAGCGGGATCAAAAGGTGTAGATGAATCTGGAGAAGCTTACGACCACGGATTCACAATTGAAATAGGTAGAGTAGAATACTCTCCAAATTCTGATGGAACATTTGAAACAGTTGCTACCTTCGCACAAGAAGGTCAGGAGCCTGTATCAGAAAAAAGAGACATGTCTCTTGAGGACCTACAGAATTGGTTCGACAACCCAACACCAGACTACTACGAGTCAACAATTAAACATCTACCAACTAAGTAGTTTTTATGTTTAGCAAAATCAAATGCTCAATCCTTGGGCACGATATTGTTGCAGCTGGTTCTTGCCCATTTACTGGCAAGACATATGAAGCTTGTGCTAGATGCGGTAAAATGAGAGAAGTATAATGAAACAGTTATACTTTTTGCATATACCTAAAACTGCTGGCAGGTTTGTAAAAGAAAATATTAGAACTACATTGTATGCTAATGATATAAATAGTTACACCAACACGCACTACCCACACAATGTAAACCTAAATGACCAGGCATATATTGCTGGTCATTTTGGTACATACCCAATTGATGTTGTGAAGGACATAGAGGTTGCCTGCATTGTTAGACATCCAGTAGATGCAAGAATTAGCTATTTTAATTTTATATATGAACCACAGTTTGCAGGACAAAAAGAGTACGACAGTATTGATTCATATGTAGATAAACTAAGATATTATTTGTTTACTGATCCAAATGCTGCCTCTCACAAGAACTATCAGGCAAGATTTATATGTAATCCAACAGACTCAAGATTGTTTAATGCATCTAAATTTATAAGAGAAGACGAGGCTATACTAGAGCAAGAAGGAAAATTTAATGATGGAAAAGTTTTTACTTGGTTTGTAAATAACGATAAAACATCTCTTGAATTTGCTAAGAAGCAAATAGATTCTTTTAGTATTGTTGGTACAGTAGACAACATTGATGAATTTATGTCAAAGAAACAAAAATGGTTTAAAGATAACTATGGGGTTACAATAAACTGGAATAAAGAAAAAAGAGTTAATCCTTCTGAAGTTACATATAATGGTGTAGAATATACTACATCAAAGCTAAAAGAAATGTTGACGGAAGAAGAGAAGCAGATGATACTAGATCAAAATGATATTGATTATGCAATATATAACTATGTAAGGAGTATAGAAAATGATATTAAATAAAGCAGAAGAAAACTTTAATTTTAAGTTTAAAGGAAAATTTAATATTGATTCTATAATTGATATAGTTTCTAAATTTGAGTCTGAGTGGCTGATAGACACCACCAGACAGAATAATAAATACCCAGATAGAAAGAACCCACATTCTTTTACTCATTCATATTTAATTAATTCCTGCTCAATTGAATGGAATTATGGAGAGCCTTTCACTACATATAGATCAAGTTCCAATGAAGATTTATGGAAAGAGATTGACCCAATAATTAAGGGGCTAGAGTATTCTTGTGACGGAGTGCTGGCCAGGGCTTTGCTAGTAAAGCTTTCAGAAGAAAGCGACATAGACCCACACTCAGACAGCGGAGACTACCTTGGCTTAGTTAGAAGACATCACATTCCTATTGTAACAAACGATAGAGTCTATTTTAGTGTAGGTGGAGAGAGAAAGCATCTAAGATCTGGTGAGTGCTGGGAGATTAATAACAATAGAGTGCACTCTGTAGAAAATAGGGGCGGGGAAAGAATACACTTAATCATAGACATAATGCCAAGAGACGCTGTTAATGAGTAACATCCCAAAGATAATTTGGCAGACATGCTTATCAGATTATAATGATTTACCAGAGTATGTTAAGGTTTGTTCTGACAGTTGGAAAAACAATAATGAGGGCTGGGAATATAGGTATCTAACCCACGAAGACTGCTACAAGATGATACTAGATAACTATGATCAGGACATGGCAGACATATATCTTAAGATAGATCATCCACAGATTAAAGCAGATTTTTGGAGATACTTATCTATATATAAGTTTGGTGGAGTGTACATAGATATAGATGTAATATCATTTAGCAATATAGATTCTTTTTTACCACAAGATAAAGATGCATTCTTTATTCCAATCAAAAATCCAATAGCAGATAGAAAAACAGAATATGCAATGTGGTTTTTTGGTTGCAGTCCAGAAAACCCAATACTAAAAGAGGTTATAGAATTAATGATTTCTAAATTAAAGTCTCTTGATTCATATAGCATAGCCTCTGACCAAGAAACAGGATGGCCAGTATGGAACGTAGCAATAGATAAATTTGTAGATGAAGAATGGTTTTATGTTCTAAATGACATAGAAGCACCAATGCTTCATTATGGGGCTAACTCAAAATGGACGGACAACTATATAACAAGAAGACCAATGGAAACATTCTACTGGGATATGGGATCATCTCTTGATATAAAGGTAAGCAATAAAGCTTATTCTAGTTTAAAGGTGCACAAATAATGGGTATGGATGTTTATGGAATTAAGCCTACATCTGATATAGGTAAGGTATTTAGAAGAAATATCTGGGGCTGGCATTCATTATGGGAATATATAGAGCACGAGTACCCAGAAATAGCCCGTAAGGTTGATAGTCCTCACACAAATGATGGAGGATCATTAAATAAAAAAGACTGTTTGTCTTTGTCTGATAGAATAAATAGTGATTTTAAAATAGGTAAAATACAAATATATGTAGATGAGTGCCAGAAGTTTCTAGAGTCACTGCCAGATGTAGACTGCTATGCTTGCCTAGGCTTTGGGATCACCAGAAGTGGCGTTTTCCACCCTTCTAAGGGCGTTTGCAGGCAGTGTAAAGGCAAGGGTAAGGCTAGACCATACGCCTATAACTATTTGCCACGCATAGACGATTTAGTAGAGTTTTCTTTATTTCTAAAAGAATGCGGCGGGTTTAAAATACTATAGCCATTGTCAGGCTTTATTAGTTATAGTATAATAAACATATGAAAAAAAATAATGCATCAAGCTCACAATCTAAAATGAAGAGACAGAAAAAGAATTTAAAGAGGCTGTCAGCTAAGCCAAAGATTAGTAAATTTGAACGAAGCCAAGCACTTATTGCAGAGCAGATTAGAAACTCTTTCTAATGAAAGAGCCTAAGATTATGAAGATGGACTGGCGCCCACTAGGATACTGGCCAGTATATAAAGATGGAAAGCTTACATGGGAAAAGGATCCAGACAATGATTGATTGGCTAGTTAATAAATTATTTTGGTGGACACCATTAAGAAATTCAATTATTCAAGAAGTACATATGTACGATTACATTAAATCTATAATGGATGACCCAGAATCAATGGAAACTGGATCACTTTATTTTCCTGGTATTGATGGTTGGAGAAGCTGGAGTCATGACAAAGAGGCTGGAAGATATTATTTTAATGATATCCCAGAAGAAAATATGATGGCTGCAATATCAGCATTAACTGATATGGAAGAAAAGAATAAGTAGTATAATAGTATTATAATGGAGGAATTATGCAGGCAGTTTGTGGACATTGTGCAAAAAATATAGACTCTTCACAATTACATCTGTATACTTCTAAATTTAGATCATTTTATATGTGCAAAGAATGCCTTGCTTGGTTTAAAATTGCAGATGATAATTACAAGATGTATGTTGATTGGAAAAATAGTATTGAGAAAACTACTTGATGGTGTGTATAACTTCTTGCCTAAGATGTACCAAGGGGCAACAGTTGAAGAGTTTCCAAAAGCAGTTGATTTGACTATACATACAAAAGCTCCAGGCAAATGGCTACTTATTGATCTAGAAACTGGTCAAGAGTACATAGGTTTAGATGTACCAACAAAATACGGTAGATGGAGGAGGATTAAAGATGTCGACAATAGACAGTAAACAATTGTTTTGTATAACATATCCTAGACATGGATCTCATTTTTTAAGAGAGAACCTTACTCAAGAGGTAGATAATTTTGACATAATATACCAGCACCGCTTTGATAATAATAATGCTGAAATTTTAGAAGACAGTCCTATCCTTACTGTTGTAAGAAATCCAATAGATGCAATAGCCTCTAAACTTGTACTTAGTCTTGAGAGAAATGAATCGCACAAAAATGTCTCAGACTCTTTTGAAGCCAAAGAGATGATAGAGCAGCAGTTATCTAGAATCATCAACTCTTACTCAGATACATATCATAAGTTAAATGAATATAAAAACTTAATGGTTGTAGACTTTACTACTTTTGAAACAAACCCTTGGTGGGCATTTAACTATATATTTAAAACCCTTGGTAGCGATAAAGAACTTACAACTTTTGCTATGCCACAGAGTGATGAAGTATTTATAGCTACATCTAAGGATAACCAGTATTATCAATATTGTCGCAATGAAGTTAGTAAACATGAAGGTATAGATAGAGCTTTTAGGTCTTATGAACTACTATCACAAAGACTATACGAGTATATTGATCTCAATTAGTGCAAAAAAAAGTGCGGCGGTAGAGACATATTGACAGTACCTGTCGTATATAGTATATTTATCATATGATATATCATGAAATTGAAGAGCATGACGGAGTTCAAGATAAGCGTTCAGCATTTAGGCTTGATCCAATGCCATATAAATGGACTCTATATAAGCACGGAGAGATATTAACATATGGATATTGCCATAGCCAAGGCCAGGCGGAAGAGATGGTAGTAAAGGAAATGCAAGCAAGGTCATAATGAAATATAAGATATGGTAGAATGTAACTATGGATAATACAAAAGATCTTTCAGATGAAGAGATTTCAAAAGGATATGAGTCTGACAACGAAGAAGAAGACAATTGGAACAACATGGAGAAAGCTTGCTGGGCGGGATACAAGCAGGTAGGCATGAAGGACAAGGGCGGTAAGAGAGTCCCTAATTGCGTACCTATTAAGAAGTCCTTATTTGGTACAGAAGGACCTCAAACACTTATCCCAAGGAATAAGTAAATGGGTATCCTGGATAACCTTGAAGCCTATTTAGAGGCGGAACCAAAAGAGAAATGCCACTACTGTCAGGCTGTAGCAACATATAATGACCTAGCTGAAGTAGATAGAACATACAAGGTGGTAGGCGTATGTGCATGCCATTCATTTAAGGGATTGAGTTCATAGTTGCCTAAGCATTGGGAAGATAAGTCCCAATGGATCACAAATTGTCCTATATGCTATTGTGCAGTAACTTATCAATTAAGAGACTATCATATACAATATCATGAAAATTTGACCCCAATTAGTGAAATCGGCGGCGGTAGAGAGGGTATTGTCAGTACCTGACATAAATGCTATAATAGAATAATGTGGTCATATATATTAGCAGCAATTGGTGTAACAGGCATATTCTTTGTTGGGCGGAAGACAATATGGGGATGGCTACTGTTATTATTTAATGAGTTCCTATGGATCATTTATGCTGTAACAACAAAGCAATACGGATTTATCTTTGCAGCCGTAGCCTATGGAATAGTCTATATTAGATCATATATACACTGGTCTAAAGAGCCTGTAAATGAGATTCACCTATGAAAAAGGTCCTGGTTTCTGATTTAATTAAGGCTTCATATGATGAATATAAGGATGAACTTGATCTTGAGGCTTTGACCATATCAAGAGAAGGCGGGGTCTCAGAAGAAGTAGCAATGGCATTCTTACTAGAGGGACTAGAATGGCCTTTAAACGATGATGATGCTTATATATGGTGGATAGAGAATGTAAGACAAGATATAGATACAGATGAGTTTAATTTTTCAATAACTCCATCTAAAGCTAAATATCCACTAAATATGAAAGAAGACCCAGCTGAAGTAAATGCAACTCTAATATATGAATCAATTGGAGATACTGGATCAGATGAAGCTGTATTTCAAGTAAATGTTAATTGGCCTCCTGGATCAACATCTGCTCCAACTGAAAGAACATATGAAATGACATACGATGTCATATCCAGATGGTCTAGGAATACATCTGGCACATACTTTAATGCCAACATACGTGGCAAATATGCGCCTTAACTCCTATATCCCCCTCCCAATTATCTCCTCTCTATCAGCCTCCTAGAGGCTTTATATGTGGAGTAAAGTGGAGTATTGTGGAGTAATATGGTTATAGATAAGTCGACAATTACTACAGATATATATGTATTTAGATATACATGTAATGGGACATGCCCTATCATATAGATGCCGTAATGTCAATCATTTTGTCGACATTTGTATATGCATGCAAATTTCAGGGATTTTGTCAATGCCCTCGTAAAAGGCATATTTTGCCCACATTGTCAATAGATTTCATGGAAAAATTTTGACAGATTTTGGCTAATTCTGCACACATTTGTTTAAATAGTTATATGATTCTATATAGATTTGTCGACATTTATATACAATTTCAGGCGTATTTTTTAGCTCGTCGTAAAAGGGAATTTTTGCCCACAAGCCCACACATTTTGATCACAAAAAAAATCCACACCCTGTGGATGTGGATCTAATTTGTGGAACATTGGCTAGAAGAACGGGTGTTCAATTCTAACTGATTCTGGTTCATTGTTATTATCTAACCAGGAATATCTGTAGTTCCTATTTATATCTTTTAGTTCTACTTTTGGTAGCCCCGCCGATATCTCAGATAGAGTTCTAGGTAGTTTGAGAGTCTTGAATTGATATGTTTCTTTAATTGCTTCTAAGGCATAGGCTAACTCAGTTGCTAGATAGAGACCGTCTGATGTTTTACCAGCAACTTGTTCTTGCTGTGCCCGTCTTGCAATATGTGTAATGATTTCAGTAATCATTTCCATTGTGCGGTCAGTTGTGTAGTATGGTTGCTCAGATAGATAACGACCTACCTGTGCAGGATTGAAGTATGCTTGCTCAATTAGATTAACTAATGATTCCATTACTTTGTCTGTTGGTGTCTTGCTCATAGTCCGCCTCTCGTCAATCTTACATTATACCAAAATGAAGCGAGGCTGGCAATGCCCACGGATCCCACCGCTATTGCCAGCCCCACAGTTAGTTACTTAGCCTTTGATACAGGCTTTTCTGCAGTGAAGGTAATGCCCTTCTGTACTGCCTCTTGCAAAGCTACCTTGGCTGCTCCTGAGAAACGTCCTCGTGCTCCAACTGTAATGCCCTGCTGCTTTAGATATTCACGCTTTGTTGTCATTTGATTTATCCTTTCGAGATAATTGATTTGTATTAATTATAGCAACTTTTCACGGATTTGTAAATAGTCACCGTAAGCCTTTTTTCTTGCCCTTATACTAAATTGGTCTGTTCAACTCTATCTTTAATTAATCTAGCAATGATGTTATGGGCCTCAATGTTTTCTGTTTCTGACCCACCCCACAAAAGCTTTTGTGCTGTATTTAATTGATCATTGATGTATTCATCAGTCATCTTCATCTTCGTCTTCTTCCTCTTCTTCAAACATTGTGTCTACAATGTATTCACGATTTAACATCCATTCAAGGACATCTTCTTGGTGCTGTTCCGCCCCGTACTCCAGTGAGAAGCCCATTCCAGCCTCCACAGCCTCACAGAGGTTGTCCCACATTTGATCGATAGTAACCTTCTGCTTGTAACTTTCATCCTCAAAGATGTTGTTGATTGTGGACCAGGTCCATAGCCAAACCAGGGACAGACCAAGGTCAGTGCTATCTAGAATCTTTAAACATTCATTTAGTTTGTCTTTATCTTCAGGCTTCATTACGTGCTCCAATCGCAAATGATAGTTGATATGTTAAATCATATAAAGACACTAATGTATCAAGGGCACCTTCACAACGTGTGCGGTCCATAGAGTCCATTGCTTCTTCTGACTCATCCTCAATTGCTTGGGCCTCTGCAAGTTCTTGCTCGGCAATAAGCATTAGGTTTTTTAGTTCTCCATGCATGATGTCAAGGCCTGATACACCTGCGTTGACCATGCGCTGTAAATGGGGCGGGAGCCCAATGTCTTCATTATTCATTGTTATACCTTTCGTTAGAAGAGTTCATTATATCAGTAGCCACTGACAATAAATGCCTGGTTGCCTCAATTTGTCCTTCAACAAATTTAAAGTTATCATCAGTTGAATGTAAGTTATCTAAGTCCTGGATAAGACTAATTAAATGAAGCTTTATATATTCTAGGAAGTGTGATGATCTAGTCAAAGTAGCCCTCCGACCAAAGCCCGTCTAAAAAGTCTGCTGTTTTTTCTAATCCTTTTTCAGTCGGCAGTCCCTTAGAATCATATAGAGCCTTAGTAACAACAGCCCTCATTTCATCTAAATCGTTTAATGTGTATCCTAACATCATAGTAGAAACTCATCTCCCTCAATATAGCCATAATACTCATTGTATGATTGCTTTAGGCTATCAGGAGCAAATTGCATGAACATATATTCAGCATAATCGCTACCTTCATCTAAGTTTTTGCTATTCCATTGCTCAAATAGATGTTGCTCAATATCTACTTGAATTGCTCCAAGGATATGTTCTCCAACTGTATCTGTAAATGCTTCCATTATGCTTTCACCTTTTCTGTAGTTTCTAATAGTACCATGTGGGTCTGACATTCTTTCATAGCCTCTTCATCTTGCCAAGAACCTTGGTTACATTCAGAGCAGAATTCACCGCAGTCATCTTCACAATAAGATAATGTATCAAAAGATTGGCAAGCATAGCAACGATTCTCATATTCTAGAATAGTTTTAACATCACCACGGACAATCTCATATTCTCCACCCCAACCTGTCTCCTCTTCATACTCCAAAGTAAGTAGGCAGTTAGGAACAAGATTACTTAGTTTAGTTAGAATGGTTACAGCAGGTGACCAAGCAGTTTCATACTTATAGACAACCCAGTTGTCATCACCCTCTGATTTATATTCAAGTAATTCTGTGTTTGGATATTTGTCATCATCTGATACGGCTACATCCCATTTGGTGCCCCAGTTAGTATTGTTCCATGAGTACCAATCTTTTTGAGTCTTGGCATGTGCTACTTCTTGTGCAAACCAATTAGGGTCTTTGATATCTGCACCTGAACGTGTAGGCTGGCAGGCATATTCCTCATCAGTAATGCCGTCATCCTTATATGAGTGGATATTATAGAAAGCAAAGACAGGATTATTATATTCAACTAATTTAATTTTGGTGGGGAAACCCATAGAAGAAATATCACCCATACCAAATGTCTCCTGTGCTAATGTAAATGGAGCATTCAATCTATCTTTAATCATATCTACCTCAGATTTAGGTCCTTGAATAGTCAATGTGTTATATACCCAGTTTGGCATATTATATCCTTTCGTTTGATATATGAGAATTATACACTGGACCACTGACAAATGGAATACTATTTGGGTGTGTTCCACACCACATTTTGTATGCATGTGGTCAAGATCACAGAATTTCAGGCGATTTTAAATTGACCTCGTAAACAAAATATGTTACCCTTATGTTTTTGCGGGCCAGATCATGATTTGTCAAGCTATTATATAGGCTGCTAGAGTATCACCAACGAAAGTAAAAGAACTCTGCTTTATTTAACCCCTGGCCATTTAATGACTGATAGAGGCACCATATGGTTCCGTGTTACTTAGAAAGCACCAAGGAATATTTATTTACAAATGCATCCAGTGTTTGTGAAAACATTGGTTCATCTGACATGCCATGGACCTTTGTGCTTTCATCATAGGATGCTTCCTCATGAAGACTAAAGGTCCCACTGCGCCAATCGATTACAGGAATCTTGTGCTCATTGTCAGGAATTGTATTAATATAAATTCCCCAACCAGTTGTCGACTCCCAGTCTTGGCCCACGAGTTGAGAAATAGCAATACGTGTTGCATATCCCTCATCGGTCCAGCGAGGACGTGCCGCATCAACAGCGCTTGCTAATTGTGCTAGCATCTCATGTCCAGCCCAGTGACCGTACAAAACAATAACATCGCCATTGCTCTGTCTAAATCCGAAGTTTGCTCTATCTCCCATTATATTTCCGCCTCTTCTAGTAGTAGTACTTCTTCGACCTTGTCTAATTCTATCATTTCATATGAGACCTTGGCAAGGCCCGCCTCATATTTATTTTTATGGTGACCACAGAAGTATAGTTCGCCTTCAACTAATTTAATTATCCATTTAGCTTGGGCTGAATCTCCACACTTATCGCATGCAATCCAACTCATATCTCGTTACCTTCGATCATGTCTGCTAACTTATCAACTAACCAAGAATCGATATCTGAGATATCAATCTCTCTTAGTTTTTCAATTAGTTCTTCACGACCAAATTTGTAACCGTCATCAAAGCCATCTCTGTAGTCTGACATATTATCTCCCTGTGTATCCTGTTGGCTCGTAGTCTGATGTGTATGATTCTATTAGATTATACTTATCACGAATACGACTTACCTTCTCAATACTACCAGTTCCGATATTGAAAGTCAATGGTGCAATTGTCATTGGGTCCAACCCAATCAACTCCGCTTCCCAGGTAGCCCGTGCAAAGGCTACCTGAGATGGAGCAGTAAGTTCAAAATACATTATGCTTCCCTCACATAACAGATTTCAGTATCGCCAATCTCAATGTTGCCACTCTGTGAATCAACATAAAGATTATCTGTGATTTCTGTTTCGAAGTCATAGTCTTCAAGTAAGTTAAGGTCAATTGTTCCACTAACCTCAATGGTTGCAGTGAATTCAACTGTTCGAGTTAATTCAATGCCAAGCGCTTCAGCGATTGAACGAAGTGTATCTTGGTCATCTGAGTCTGAATAAACTTCAGTAATAATATCTTTAACTGTGTTAATGTTAGATTCAAGAAGACCAACACGCTTTTGTGATTGTCGTCCATTGTGTAGGTCCCACTCAAGACTGGTAACCTTTGATGTTGTGAATTCAGGGTCAGAGTAACCCTTGATTACTTTATATGTAACTAGTAAATCAGGATTGTATTCTACTGCAGGTGAGTGGAATGCATCTGAGCCAATTGTTGTTTCCATGGTTTCCTCTTTCGTTTGGTTTGAAGGTGCAATTGTAGCATGCTCCACTGACAATAAGGTAGTCTTACGGCCACATGGACATGTGAGTTCCATCACACCAGACGGGAATCCAAATCCGTCTGAGGATGTTAATTCAATTAATGAGTCGCATTCATCTGGGTCACAGACAAATGTATACTTACTTGATATGAGTTCGTTGGTCATATCGCTAGTGTACCAGAGGCCACTGACATTTTGGATTGCCATAGGGAACAGTTAGAATCAAGGCGGGAGCCAAAGACTCTAATGTAATCTGATATATCCTCAGTCTTATCAGTAAGGCAAGACTTAACAGTATCTACTGAGATAAATACACGTCCATTCCATAGGCCCATTTGTCCAATATTAGTAGGGACTTCCAAGCAACCATATGTATCTTGTTCCCAACCAACACCTTCTGAGCATACAAGAGCATATTTTGGATCACCAAAAACATTCTTCTCTTCTAGTTCAATGAACAATAGATTATCTACTGTGCACTCAGAAAAGTCTGAGCTATACTGTAGATTATAAATACCGTTTGCAATTTCAGCAAGCTTCTTGCCGTCAACAATTGTTCCAGTATATCCTTTAGTTCTATTTGACATATTTACCTCTCTCGTTGTTATATAGGAGTATTGTACAGGACCCCACTGACATTTGTCTATAGTTTTCAGGGCTTTTTTTATGTGATCCGTAACACAACAAATTTTCCCTTAACATTGCGGGCGAATAATTATGCATGAATGTGCATAAATATTTATTGCGATTCGTACGGGACTTGAACCCGTGATCTCTACCGTGACAGGGTAGCGCTTTATCCAACTAAGCTAACGAACCAAATAAAACGGGGGAGATTTCTCTCCCCCGTTAATCATTTAGTTAAAATGATTTTACTAACTTGAGAATTTTATTTTTCTCTGCGGTTAGTACAGGGTCAAATCCTGATGCACCAGCCATTAGTGATTCAGAATTACCACGACCTGAACGATAGTAATCAAGTCGCTCAGTAAGTGCATTGAATGCGCCCCACTTTGTTCCCTTGATTGTAGCGTTAGTTGGTGAGTTATGATAAAGGTCATCAAGTAGAACAACCTTATTTTCCCACTTCTTTAGCGCACCCTTAGAATCCTTTTCAGGCTTTGGATAGATTGTCTGAATCAACTTAGAGAATTCAGCATCAGTAATTGCCTGAGTGTAAAGAGATTGAGCCTCTTTTTCGAATTCATCAAAGTATCCAAGAGCAAGCCCAAGAGTTTCACGAGCAACTTGAATGCGACCTTCAACAGATTGCGTGTGGCGAATCTTGAAAGATTGCTTTGCGCTTTTCATTGCAAGGTTGAGAGTGTTTTGGCATACAACACGAACAGGAGTAACGGCAGCCTGCACCGCAACAGAACCATCGTGTGATGTCCAAACAATTAGATAGAGTTTAGTTTCATCGTTAGCACCTTGTGGGTCAAGAACCATTGTACGAGGAATATCCACAGTACCGAATACAACTTTGCCCTTCTTTAGTGAGCCAGCAGATTCCCAACGGCAATCAGCATTGGCATCGTGAATTGCATCAGCAAATGCAAACAATTCTTCATTCTGCACAGGCTTGTAACGCTTACCAACAGTAGCAAGAACATCAGTTCCGCCATTGAATGGATTATCACGAATGACAAGAGATGCAGTAGATACATCATTCCAAGATTCTGGAATGTGCTCAGTGATTGGAGATAGACGAACATTCCAATTTGATAACTTTGCTTCTTCAAGCATAGATTGTGTAGTTACTTCCTCATCTTGTGAGAAAATACGATTGGCAAGATTATGCCAAGCAGGTGCGCCACGAAGTGCAAATGCAACTTCGCCATTTTCCATTTCTAGATTATGAGCCATGGATTTATTCCTTTCGATTGGTTGATTAAGCAATTATAACAGGTGGCACTGACATTGTCTAGATTAGTTAGTCATTTGTCCGATTTGATCCATGTGAGTAATCTCACAAAAATTCAGGCGTTTTCCACAAGCAGTCGTAAACCTGTGGATAACCCCGCAATATTGCGGGCGAAGCTGGGGTTTATAACCCCAACTCCATTTTCTTTAAGCCACGTGTAATTGAATTAACTTTTTCAACTGTCTTCTCATCAAAAAATAATGCAGTTGTCTTTTTCTTTTTTACATTATCAAAAACATAAGCATTAACTCTTCCGCTAAAGTTTCTGATGTTGCTGAATACTAATTCAGTTAAGTATTCTTTATCAACACCTTGATCTGAATAGATTGTGATGTCATTCATTTTGTTTGCGTCATAGATTTCAACTCTAAAACGATTTGCCATTGTATTACCTTTGTTAGTAGTTGTCCCATAAGGGAGAGCAGTTTGGCGACTTACTCAGGTCGTTTGGGTTCAGGACTTTAGTTCTGCCCCCCAAATTATTTAGAGATAACGAGCAATTTGCTTCATTGTAGAAGCATTTACTGTTTCCTCATCTGTCATCTTTAGAATTGTGAGAGCATTTGTAATGTCCTCTACAATTTCATTGTATGAGTGTTGGTGCATAACTGTAAAATCACGCTCAGGCTCTTTTGGCAAATCCTTTTCGGATACTGTCAAATCAAAGTCAATGTTGAGTGTGTTATTCCAAGAACGATAGTTTGTGCGAAGGTTCTCTGACTTCTTGATGTTTGCGATTGCATAATCCTGAAGTTCTTTCTGCCAAGCCTTACGAGCCTTTTCATACTTAGCCTCGTTTGCACCTTGCTCTGCATAGTCCTTCTTGATTGTTGCTAACTTTGTTTCCAAAGCCTTGATTACTTTAGGTGTTGCCACCTTTACTGTGATTGCTCTTGACATTGTGTTACCTTTCGTTGGTGGGTTGTTGTTAGTGGATAGTATAGCAGGGGGGTCTGACATTTCCCCGAAGGGAGAGAGTTCTTACTTACGACATTGGGCGAGAACACTCTCTTAAACTGCCCCTGTTTCGATTATTTAGTTTTATGCCAAAGTGCTTGCTGATACCGAAGTCCAGCGAGTTTCCTTGTTTGGCATTTCTAGCAACACACGCACCGAGCCAGATGCCTGTGGGTGGATTTCCTTAATCACACCTGTTTTCTTTGACTTTAGGGTGGTGAATAAATCGCCAACCTGATACAACTTGTCGTTGATTGTCATTTTTGCCTCTTTTCTTTGTTAGGTAGGTAGTATAACATTGGGGTCTGACATTTGTCTAGCCCTATCTCAGTATTTGAGAAAATTATTGTGTGAGGTTAATCACACTCAGGTAGCCACGGGTCTAAGTGGTGAGCATCAATTATGGCAGATGCGGGTGCTGAAGTTTTACCTCGCCAAGAGATACCTTCAGGTAAATTAATCTCACGATCAAAATCCTCATCATAGAACGCATCAATAGCGTCTATGCAAGGTTGCACCATTGAGACGGGAACGGGTGGGTAATGATTACCCTGCAAGTGATAAGCAAGTCCTGCCTCTAAAGACAATTCTTCTTCTAATGCTAATGCTGTTGTGTATCCCATTATTAGTTATCTCCCTTGATAGTTACTTCAGCCCAAGTATTATTTTCATTTGCAAGTGGTAATACATTAGACATAGCAAGTGCGTGTAGTGTTGCTTCTTTGCACATTTGAGTCATTGTTGCTTCATCAAGCGCAATTAGCGCAGGTAGTAGGTTTGCAGGAATAGTATCAAGGTTAATAATAGCCTCGAATACTACTGTGTGTGGAACACGGATTACATTTGACATTTGTTGCCTTTCGTTTGGTTGATAAGAGTATTTTACACTATGCCACTGACATTACCTAATCCATTTACGGCGTGTCGCAGCTTTTGTGAGATTAATCACAATTTCAAGGGATTGTGGATAACTCCCGTAACCCTGTGGATAACCCCGCAACATTGCGGGCCAGCTTGATCTTGTCAAGCTGACACGCCGCTATTGTTTAAATATTGTATAAATAATTATTGGAAGCGGGACCAGTAATCCGATTAAGATCCCGACTCCAATAATTGCCCCTAGTATATCCGTCATTTTTTACTCGCAGAAAATCTAACATCCGCTTTACCATATACGCAGAGACCGCATGACACGCATGCAGAGCCTGCATTGCTAATAAGTGGAATGCTTTTCATATTCTCAGGACATTTAGCGCCAGGCTTGCCAGTCAATTCTTTCATGGTGCCCTCAGTTACGGCAAAAGTCTTCCCAAGATATGCAAGGCGAATACCTTCATTTACTTTTAACTCATGACCAATTTCTTTATTATCATCGTCGGTGGAATAATAAAGAGATAGGTTAGCAACATCCTTAAGAATAAGCGCTGCAGACTTTACACGAGTATAAACCCAAAATTGAATATCAGGATGATTAGTAATAATTACTTTCCACGCATATGTATATGTATCATTGAAAAAATCACCGTCCCAGTGGATACGGAATAATTTAGGAGCGTCTTTCTTTTCACAATCAGCAATAAATTCAACAATCATCTCATCTAATAGAATGAGCATTGTGTCCATGTCTGCATTGCGTAAGAGCTCCCAATTGTGGAGAAGATTAGTTTTTACACCAGGGAAGAGCTTTTCCAATTTGCCAGCGTAGCAAACACTTTCGCAGATAGACGTAGCGCCAGGACATGAATAGTCTTTTCCTGCAGGTAATCCGAATGTGTTAGCAATTGCTGCTTGCTTTCCATTTTTTGTGACAAGGTTAGCCACCTTTCTATCGTTGGACCGTTTAAGTTTCATAGGGGTAATTATAGCGGTTAGATCTGACATATTAGTAATCCTCATCCATTCCATGGCCTGCAGACGCTAATGCGTCTGAATCTGCCCAGCCTATAGTTTCAAAGAATTCCATTTCCTCAGACGCATAGCATTCAGCGCAGATATAATCATCGCCATAGATTTCATATTCTGAATCAGAATCAAAGGTAGCCATATCGCCACAAATTTCATAGTTCAAGCAAGCAACAGTAAATAGTTCCATGAGTTGGACCTTTCGTTAGATTTAAGAGAATAATACCATGGGCCACTGACATATCATAATCGACACGCCGCAAAATTCAGGCGATTTTTAAAATGTGTCGTAATTCACACTTGCCCCCCACAAAAGATTGCGGGCCGCATAAATATTCAATACTCTGAATTTTTATGCTTGCGCTTTCGTGAATATTTTTTCTTTGAAGGAATTGCGGTTGCTGCATTTGATCTTCGCAATTCTTGAATTCGTTTAATCTTCTGCAATACATTCACATCTTTTAACACTTAACACATTCCCTTCAATATAAACTGCACCGAAATCTTCACAATCTGAACACACAAACATTTCAACGATTTGCATTTATTTGCCTACCTTTACTTTGTAATTGCTTGCTTCGTGAAATCTCACAACATCAAAACGCGGATTATCTTTTGCAAACATTTCCGCAAAATCATTTACCATTTTAGAAAATAAAGCGGGGTGCGCTTTATCGCTTGCATACTTTAGAATTTCTGCGGTTGCTACATAGTCTTTGCGTGTCATCATTTTGTTACGACCTTTCGTCCTTCACGATAAAATGTGCGTGTATACATTTTGCCAGTTGGCATTTGTAGATTTACAGTTGAGTATTCATTAGCCCAACCCCAATCAACAAATTTGTTGAATTCGGTAAAAGCCTCTAAAGCGTCTACATAGTTTTTATTGAAATGGATAGGCTTGCTATCGTATGAAACAGAGATTTGGTACATAGGTTTTCCCTTTCGTGGTTGTTAGAGTATTGTAGCAGAGGGGTCTGACAAATTAGTCAGATTCGGGGGTATGGAATAAGGCTCCCTCATTAAGTAGCCCTACCTCAATAGTAAATAGTTCATCAGGGGTAGCGTCAGATAAATCTACCCAACCTGCACCATTTTGATCCATTCTAAAAATCTCAATGTATCCCATTATTCACACTCACATTCTTTGTTGTAATCAAATTCGCAAAAGTAGCAACCCATGTATTCATCATGCGCCTTGCATACATAACGGAATTGCATTTCATCACAGCAGAAGTGTGATTCATCTAGTACCGAATAAAATTCGGTTGAGTCAATTACATCTATCATTTATTCACCAACCTTCACCGCTACATAGCGGTATGTGTCCTTGAAATCAAAAGAATTTACAGGGCGAATTTGCACCTTGTATGTATCTGCACCTGAGTACCATACATCATCATTTTTTTCGGCTGAGATAATCTCGCCCTTTACTGAATTAGAGTAATACATTTTACCTACTAAGAGGCTTTCGACATTATAGACATTCGCTGACATTAGCGACCTTCTTTCGTTGTTGTTGATACGGACATTGTAGCAGATAGCACTGACAAGGCTTCTGCCTTGCTTGCTTGACGGGTTGCCTCTACATGGGCACGGAATTCATCTAGGTTCATGAATTGACCTTCTTTCGTTGTTGTTATAAGAGTATTGTACCAGATGGGACTGACATTTATGACATTACTAGCCAGTAAGTCCATATAGTAAGACGCTCAACGCATGTGATAAGCATCACACCAATATGTCCGTTTTGTCTGTCAAATCGACACGCCGTAAATTTCAGGGGATTTTATAACATGTTCATAACGACACGCCCGACCCCGCGCCTTTGCGGGCCAGCTTGACAATGTCAAGCCGACACGCCGTTAGGCTAGTGTGATTCTTGCCACATCTCACGCATCTCCGCCTTGAAATCATGATACACGATCCTCATCATGTATAGGGCGGGGATAGCAATAGATAGTTGAACGATAGTAGTTAATAGTCTATTCATTAGTTAGAAACCTCTAGCAATTCTCTATGTGCATCTCCATTGTTAGAACATTCATAGCAATAGGTTTCTGTAGGAACACCCAATAGGAAAGCATCTACACCGCTATAAACTAATTCGGTGGAATCGCATACATCTATCTTGCATTTTCTCATTACTTATTCTTCTTTCTCTTGTAAATCTTGTAAGCGGTTACTAGTAGGGCGGTGGTGATTAGTAGTTGCCATGATAGTGCAACATAGCACCATTCTGTATCTAGCATGAAACCATAGTTATCTAGTTCAATAGTCATTAGTTAGCCCCTACCTTTATGTTTTGAATGTTAGCGGTGAATTTTGTTTTCTTGCCTAGGTCGCTATCGTTAAGCGAATCTATTAGGTGGTCAATAGCCTTAACCTCATGCGCTACATTGTCGATAGATAGTAAGCGAGAGCCTTGCCAAATTGAGTAAGTGATAGTCATTAGATTAGTTCCAATCGATAGTAGTTAGTAGTGTGTCAATCTGTTCATCTGTTAAGTGGTCTGTTTCGATAGACTTAGAGAAACCGAAGAAATCTTCTTCTTCTGTTTCTTCGACATCTTCTAGGTACATATCGGCAACATCTTCTTGAATGGTATCCCACTTAGAGGCTGTATTAGTATCGAATGAGTATGACATTTGTTTCTTCTTTCTTTAGTAGTTCAATAAGATAAAGGTATCAAATAAGTATGACATTTGCAAGGCTATTGCGTGTGATGTCTATCACAGACAGTTTATGCACTCGCAACCCTTAGAGCGGATAAGGTAGGCAAGGATTTCCTTGCGTGTGTAGTTATCTAATCCATATGAGGATTTTACTCCGCCGTTATGGTAGTCGTGAACTATTGTTGAGAATAGTGTTTCTGTAAGTTGAGTCATTTTTTGACTCCTTTCGTTTGTTTTTCTTTATATATAAATCATAACACGGGGGTCTGACAAATATCAACTCAAAAAAGGTGCAATTCGGACATTGTGAGGCACATCACACGACTTTTTTAGTGTATAAATCGGACATTGAGGACAATATGGGCGGACTATCAAGATTTATCGTTCTTTTTTTAGGTGTGTATCATACAAGAAAAATAAATATTAACATTTTCTCAAATCTGAAATAGTAGTTGACTAGAACTTGTTTCACGTGAAACACAAATGCTATACTAGAGGCATGACAACTTTTGATATCTTTGATGACGCTGAGTTTAGATCAGCTTTCAACAACGCTACTGTTCATGTTGCAAAAAATGTGGCGGGGTTACCAAAGATCAAATGGGACGACGCATTCAGAATCTTAGATGAGGATGTGAAAGCAGGAAATCTGTATGGACAAAAGCGATATGAGAATGGTGGATTCAGAATCCTAAATGCAATGCGTATTCCAGGAATTGCAGATGCACAAAAAAAATTATTAGAAATTTTCACAGAATCAAACTATCAACTTGAGGTTGAGGGTAGATCTACACATCTATACATGAATATTACTACACAAGATGGAACATACTGGAAGCTGCATCAGGATACTGAGAATGTGATCTTCTGGAATATTGAAGGTAAGTCAAGATGGACAATTTATAAAGCGGGGGAATATCCAGATCTAGAAAATGTCTCAGATGATTTGATAGATGTAGATGTTATACTAGAACCAGGTGATATTCTTTACTGTCCATATGGTAGACCACATAAGGTAGAAGCTATTACTCCAAGGTTTGGTGCTTCTCTAGGATTTGGGGATTTAAAATGAATTTAATTGCAGATGGTATCTATGAGTTTGAAAATTATATCTCAGATAGTGAGATAGCAGCATTTATGGAAATTTCAAAAAGAAATCTTAAAAATGATGGTGAGATGCAGCTATATTTTGAGCATAATGATTTTGCTCCATTGTTTCGTAAATTACGTAGTAGAGTTGATCCTATGTTTAAAAACTTAGAAAGAATGGCGGGGTTTTATAGAGTTCAAAGATGGGAAACCAATAGCGGAATGGATCTACATCGTGATGATGCATATGGAGAGCGTCCAGATCAAGTTGGAATCAAATGGGGCATTGTAATTTATCTCAATGATGAATATGAAGGCGGGAAGATTGAGTATCCAGATATTGATCTAGCATTTAAACCAAAGGTGGGATCAATGCTAATTCATAGAGGAGATATCCCACATAAGGTTCAAGTAGTTACTTCAGGATGTAGATACTATATTACTGGATTTGCATATGGAGATGATTCTCTGGAGTTTACTCCATGAAGTTAATACTGTGGGTTGGAATTGTAACTATACTCGTACATATATGTGGCTTAGCGCTGCAGGTATTTACGGGAGTATAGCTTAATCTGGTGAAAGCAATTGTCTTATATACAATCGACTGTCAGTTCAAATCTGACTACTCCTACTATGAAAGTAGTTGACTAGAATTATGTATGATTTTAAAAATGATATCAAATTGCTACAAAACATACAAAACAGACATATAGACCATCGCACTGACCTAAATATGCCAGAAGTCACATGGGATGAAGTATTTATGCTTCTAGATGATGATGTAAAAAACGGCAGAAAGCATGGTCAGAAGCGATTTAAATTTGGCGGGTATAAGATAAGACAGGCACATAGGATCAAACCCGTTAGAGAAGCCTTAGAGAATTTATTAGAGGTACTCCATGAATCTCCATTGGCTGAAGAGGAAGGTAGTGATCATCAGATATATATGTCCTTAACTACAGATCCATCAGCATATGGTGGACCACATGTAGATTATGAAAATGTTATATTCTGGCAGCTTCAGGGATATTCCAGATGGCAGATCTATGATAAGACTAATAGTGAAATTGAATTTGATAAGGTAATTGGTCCAGGAGATGTTCTATATTGTCCTAATGGTAGAATGCATAATGTTATTGCTTCTTCCCCCCGCTTTGGAGTATCTTTAGGATTTGGTGAACTTAGAGAAAGGCTTTAAGAGTATATGCCAAAACTTTTTGGCATTCTCTTCTATCTTGGCCTCTATCTTTGTATGATGAGAATCGGGATGATTATCACTTAAAAAATATGGGCCATACATCATCTTTGAAAAATGTCTTGGACTCATATTATTATTATACACCTAAATTTATAAAAGGGTTCTTCTGCCGCCGAAGCACTTTTTTTGCACTATTTTTCGCACTATGTTCTGCAAAATGATAGAATATAGATATGGATAATAAATACATCATAACTAAAGTTGATGACGGAATATACTACATAGATGACTTCTTATCAAAAGAAGAAATAGATGTAATGATGTCTGAGTGCCTTGAAGAAAATGGATGGTATGGCGAAGGCGGAGCGTGGGAAAATAATTTAAAAGAATGTACGCATTCTAGAGAACTTCGTCAAGAAATAAACACTCGTCTAGAAGCTATTATTAACAATGATGAAGAAGAGTCAAACAGCAATACCATTATAAACAGACTTCGTGTATCTACTGGAAACGGTACTGACTGGGCTCTTGGAGTACATGCAGATAATCATGAGTATGGCGATGGCCGTAGTGTTAATGTTACCAAGGGTTATATAATTTATTTTAATGACAATTTTGAAGGTGGAGAAACAGTTTACATTAATAAAGGTATCGAAATTAAACCAAAAGCTGGAAGAATGCTTGTTCACTCTGGTTACAAAGAATACACTCATGCGGTTAAGCATGTGATATCAGGAACTAGGTATTTTATAACAGGATTTGTTTTTAAAAAAGGAACACTGGTAAAAAGTTACAGTTGATAATACAAAACCCAGTCAGAGGCGGATCCGACTGGGTTTTGTTGTGCCTAAGCACATGTAAGGAACTAAAAGCTCAACTTACAATATTATTGTAAAATAGATTTTGTCCTAAGTCAAGGATTATTCTACAATAAGATTGTTTTCATCAAGCTTGTCAAAAACTAATCCCATTAGGTATGTAATTGATGGCAAGCTTTGGCCCATCTTTTCTTCAGTTTCTTCTTCAGACATTCCTGATTGAATGCACATCATTTTGTTGCCGTTTTGGAAAACTCTTGTCATTAAGTTGACAACTGAGTCTCTATCTTTATCCATTTTCTTCTCCTGTTGTATACGCTGGGGCAGGGCCTAATAGATAGCCCTGTTCATGATAATTTATCATCTTTTGTGTGTCTTCTCCGCCTACCACTTTATTCGAAATTAGTGTAAGCAGATCATAAATCCTATGGAGCATAATATATGTCACCATAGGAAGATTATCTTCTAGATTTGTTGTTGCCTGTTCTTCAGTCATTCTTTCTACCTAAATCTTCCCAAAATATTTCTCTGCCCATAGCGTCTGTTATGGGGATTGGTTGTGATTCATTTTGACACTTGCAGTCATTACTTCCACATGTCATTTGGAACCGCCCCTTTGAACTGCTTTTACAATATCATCATAAAAGCCAAAGCCTATAAATTTTTTGTAGTTGCACGACAAGCAGTAAAGATAAAGGTTGTCTTCTAAATCTTGATTGGGATAAAGAAGACCTTGATCCATTGGGCATTCCAATTGCGGAACAAGGCCTTCTTCAGCCATTGCTATGTATTTAGATACATACTGTATCCTTTGCATAGTCTCCTACTTCTTCGTGTCTGTTGGGAACTTTAAATAAAATTCCTGTGCTCTTTGGGTTAAACCCTTCCAAGCTGACCAATTCTCACCGCCATTAGTCATATAGTACGTTATCTCTGCGTTGATTACTGGGTCAAATAATAGTACATTTGACTTCAGGTCGAACTTTTCTTTTCGATCAATTCCGAGGTTACCCAACATATTAATCTGAAAAATTCCATAGGAACTGTCTCCAGTATTCCTGTTGCCATTATACGCCATTGGTCGTCCGTTGGACTCCCTCTTAGCAATGGCCCAAGCCGTTTTAAGGGCTTTTCCTTCAAAACCTACTGCCCAAAGAAGATCTTTTAAATCTTCATCTGACAGAGCCTGAGAAGGCTTATAAACAGTATTGCTGTACTTTTCTAAGGTTTCTTTCTTAAGTTGTACTTCTGTCTTTGGTTTTACTATTAGAGCTTGTGAATTTTGTATTGCAATCACAGTATTGTTACTGAATAGAAATAATGTTATCATTACTATAGCAGTTGTACTATGAACAAAATCACTAAGCTTTTGTTTTATATTCTCCATTGGCATTTCCTCCTTTAGAGATAACGAACTACAATCATAACATTGATTGCAAATAGCTGTCAAGTCAGTTGACCAGAAAGGGATCCATGCAAATATCATTTTCCACACCAACCATGAACTTAAAAACATCAAATGGCTATGGTTATGCTGGATTAAACATTGTTGAGTCCCTCAAATCACTTGGGCACTCTGTTCCGTACTCTTATTCTAAAGCACCAGTACAGCTAAATTTTGCACAACCTTTTAATTTTAAGCTGCATAGGAATCAATATCAAATTGCATATACACCTTGGGAGTCAACAAAAATTCCAGATTCTTGGAGAGAAAAAATGCTTGTCTGCGATGAAATTTGGACAACATCTGAATGGTGTGGAAATGTTTTTGAAGACAATGGATTTAAAGATGTTAAAGTTTATCCACATGGTATATCTGAAATCTGGAAGCCCCTAAAAAGAAGATCAAGCGATGTAATAAAATTTTTACACATCGGAGAACCAGCACCAAGAAAAGCTGGACAAATGGTTGTTGACGCATTCACACAATTATACGGAAACAATCCATCTTATTCTTTAACTATTAAAGCATATAAAGATAATACTACTAGAATATATAATAATTATATAGATAAACAAATTATAGGTTTACCTAATACTATATATAATAATATAAATATTATAACAGAAGAACTTTCAGAAAGTCAACTACTTGAACTTTATTATGATCACGATGTTTTAATCTATCCAAGTTATGGAGAAGGATTTGGTTTCATCCCTCTTCAGGCTTTAGCAACTGGTATGCCTACAATCTGTACAAGTGGATGGGCAGATTATGAAAATTTTCTTGGTCCACTAAAGTTAAAATCAAAGTTAATAGATTCTCCATGGCCATATCCACATGAAGGAAAAGTTTTTGAACCAAACTATCAACACTTACTTGAGCTTATGAGAGAAGTTGCTATTGATTTCCCAGCCTATGCAGGATACTATTATGCTCAGTCAACTAAGATACATGAAAAATATAATTGGATTCAGTTAACTAAAAATTCATTCGATCATATTTTTAAAAAGTTTTCTTAAACACTAGACCTGTAAAAAAAAGTTTGATACACTAGGACTTCACACAAAAAATTACACCGCAGGGCGGAGAAGAGGTCGTATATGTCAAGAACTATTGAAAACCCATATGAAAACTTTATTGCATTGTCAAGATATGCAAGATGGTTACAAGAAGATAATCGTCGTGAAACATGGGGTGAGACAGTAGATAGATATTTTGACTTTATGCTATCACATCTCAAAACTATGGACTATGTTCCAGATTCAAAAGTAGTTGCTGAAATAAAAGAAGCAGTATATAACAGAAATGTTATGCCATCCATGCGTTCAGTCATGACAGCTGGAGCAGCATTAGATAGAGACCATGTAGCAGGATATAACTGTTCATTTGTACCAGTAGATTCACCAAGATCATTTGATGAAACCATGTACATCTTAATGTGTGGTACTGGTGTTGGATTCTCTGTTGAGTATAAGTATGTTAATAAGCTTCCTGCCGTCCCAGATTCATTTGATAAGTCAACAACCGTTATTACAGTTGAAGATTCAAAACAAGGATGGGCAAAAGCATATCGTGAGCTACTAGCACTGCTTTGGTCAGGTCAAATTCCAGCAATTGATGTCAGTAAACTTCGTCCAGCAGGAGCAAGACTTAAGACCATGGGCGGAAGATCTTCTGGACCACAACCACTGATTAATCTTTTTGATTTTACAATTGCAAAGTTTAAATCTGCAGCAGGACGTCAACTAAAGCCAATTGAGGCACATGACATAATGTGTAAGATTGGAGAAGTAGTTGTTGTAGGTGGAGTAAGACGCTCAGCAATGATTTCTTTATCAAACATCAATGACATTGAAATGGCTGCTGCAAAGTCTGGCAACTGGTGGGAAAATAATACTCAACGTGCTTTATCAAATAACTCTGTTGCTTATTCTCGCAAACCAGAGATGGAGCAATTTATTGCAGAATGGAAATCTTTATATGACTCGAAATCAGGAGAACGAGGTATATACAATGTGGCCGCAGCTCAAGCCCAAGCAGCCAAGTTTGGAAGAAGAGATCCAGATATTCACTACGGAACTAACCCGTGCTCAGAAATTATTCTACGTCCTTATCAGTTTTGTAACCTTTCAGAAGTCGTACTACGTGAAAATGATACAAAGAAAGATATTGAGCGTAAGGTAGAGTTAGCAACTATTCTTGGAACTTGGCAGTCTACTCTTACAGACTTTAAGTACCTTCGTAAGATTTGGAAAGACAATACAGAAGAGGAAAGACTTCTGGGAGTTTCATTGACTGGGCAATTTGGACATAAGTTTATGTCAGGCAAACAAGACCTAGTTGCGCTAGAATCATTTTTAATGACTCTTAGAGAATCAGCAAGAGCAAAGAATAAAGAAGAGGCTGGGAAAATTGGTATTCCTGAGTCTGCAGCTATTACATGTGTGAAGCCATCAGGAACAGTTTCCCAATTGGTCGGGGTATCTTCAGGAATGCATGCATGGCATTCTCCATATTACATTAGAACAGTTCGTGGTTCAAAGGGAGATCCAATTTCTGTATTTCTTAAAGAAGTTGGGATTCCAGTAGAAGATGATGTAATGAAGCCAAACGATACATATGTTTTCTCATTTCCAGTAAAGGCACCAGAAGGTGCAATTGTTAGAAATGATCTAACAGCTATTGAACACTTAAACATTTGGTTAGTTTACCAACGTGCATGGTGTGAGCACAAGCCTTCTATTACAGTTTCTGTAAAGGAAGATGAATGGATGGAAGTTGGAGCATGGGTATACAAGCACTTTGATGAAGTATCTGGAATCTCATTCCTGCCCCACTCAGAACACTCATACAAGCAAGCTCCATATCAAGAAGTAAGCAAGGAAGAATATGAAGACCTTGTTGCAAGAATGCCAAAAAGCATTCGCTGGGAAGATCTATCTTTCTATGAGACAGAGGATGGGACAAGCGGAACCCAGACCCTAGCGTGTACTTCTGACGGAAATTGCGAAATTGTAGATATATCAGCATAGTGGTAGAATATAGTATTGGGTAAAACCAAAATTCCTGGGCACACCGCCCTGAGATGGAGATGATTAAATGGCACACGATAAAGCCGATTTAAACAAAGACGGAAAGGTAACAATGACAGAACAAATTTTAGCAGCACTTGGAACATATGCGAGAGCATTCCTTTCAGCAGCAATTGCTTTGTACATGACTGGAAATACAAATCCAAGAGACCTTTTGATGGGTGGAGTTGCAGCAGTTGCTCCAGTTATTCTAAAGGCATTAAGCCCAAGCAACCAAGAATTTGGTTTTAAGGCTCCAGCTAAGTAATTAGTCGATTAGAAATACTCCTGTGCTAAAATTGGTACAGGAGTATTCCTATTTAGGAGACTATGGCAAATGGCAGTAAAAAAGAATTTCGAAGTAGATCAAAACGCTACATTTAATTTTCAGATACAATATACTGAAGATGACGAGGTAACAGCTATTGATCTTACTGGTGCATCAGCAAAGCTACAAGTTCGTGATACACAGGGTGGCAGCAAGCTTGCTTTCACACTAACCTCACCAGCGGGTGGAATTACAATCAATGGACCAACAGGAACATTAGATGTAAAGATGACTCCAACACAAACCAACAAACTCTTTTATCCAAAATCTGCATATGACATTATGGTTATTGACACTAATGGGAATAAGATTAAACTCCTAGAGGGGTTCATTACTCTCAGTAGGTCGGTAACTATATAATGGTCGACAAAGTAATAGTTAAAGAACAAAAAAATAATCTAATTATTTCATCTCCTGGTCCACAAGGACCAAGAGGTAGAACAATACTCAATGGAGTCGGTAACCCAGCAAACAACCTTGGGCTAACTGGAGATTTTTACTATGAAACGACATTAAATAAATTTATCGGTCCAAAGACTAGTGATTCTTCTTGGGCAGACGCAAAAGTAATTATATTAACAAACTCAACTCTAACAACATCCTGGGAACTTGCTCAACTTCAGGGTCCAGTAGATGGAGTGTACTCAGTAGAAATTATTCACAACCTTGGATACAATCCAAATGTAACTGTGAAGTCAAGTGCTGGGGATATTCTTGAAACAGGCATAGATTACAACAGCTTTAATAAAATAACATTGACAATGGCACAGCCATTTTCAGGGACAGCACACCTGTCCTAAAAGGGAGATAGCAAATGGCAAAAAAATATTTAGTTAGTATTGATCTCAACAAGAATGAGTTACTCAATGCTAGAATTCAAAACTTAGGGGCAGCCCCTTCAAATCCAGTATCAGGTCAAGTTTACTACAATACTGGCGACAACATCATGTACTTCTGGAATGGAACAGAGTGGATTTCCACATCAGGTTCATTAGAAGTAATTCAAGATGCTATTGGTCAGTATGTAGAAGGCGGAGTTGGATTAACTCGTTCATACAATGACACAACTGGCGTAACAACCATAGATCTAGACAATACAGCAGTAACTGCTGGAACATATGGGTCTACATCAAAAACAGTAACATTTTCAGTAGATCAGCAAGGTAGATTAACTGCTGCAAGTCAGGCAGACTTAATTGTTCCTTTAAGCACACAGACCACAGGAGATTATGTAGCTACAATTGCTGGAACAGCAAATGAAATTACAGTTTCACCAAATAGTGGTCATGATGCAGCCGTAACAATTGGATTGCCAGACAACGTAGAGATTACTGGCAACTTGCAGGTTGGCGGAAACCTTAATGTTATTGGAACAGTTAACTCTGTAAACACTACACAGATTAACATTGAAGATAACAAGGTAAAGCTTAATAGCAATGCCACTGGATCTGCAACTACAAATGCTGGAATAATGGTAGAGCGTGGTTCAGATGCAGATGTTGAAATTTTATGGAATGAAGCAACAGACAAGTGGTCACTAACAAACAATGGAGTAGACTATCACTCAATTGCTAGAAAGTCAGTAACAACACTTGGGACATCACAAACATCATATACAGTAGAGCATAAACTTGGAACATTAGAGGTTACAGTACAGGTATTTGATACAGCAACTGGTTCACTTGTAGAAGCAGATATTAAGTTGCATGATGAAAATAATGTTAAAGTTGATTTTGCAGTAGCACCTTCAGCTGGAGAGTTTAAAGTAGTAGTAGTAGGTTAATATGTCTAGACAAATGAAAGTTGCGTTAAACTTACTTACAATGGAAGTAGATCCGTCATCTGGAAAAGAAGGCGATGTCTATTTTAATGTAATTAGCAAAAATTTAAGAATTCACAATGGTGATTCATGGATTGAGCTAACACCACCAAGTACAGACCCAACTCCATTTTATAGACATACTCACGCATTTGATGGAGAAGTTCATACAATTGATATTCAAAATCCAATTACTTTCTTGGAGTATAATGAAATTGCATCTCCCGCAGTTATCCTCCCAGAAGTTATTGGAGTAGAAGGTGGAACACCTTCTTTATCAAATGAAAACCCAAGCTGGGACAATCTAACATTATTTGATGGTGGAGAACCAGAAGAAACACCAGAAGACACATTAATTATAGGAGGAGATTCAACAGATTTTGTTGGAGATATCCTTGACGGAGGAGCATCAATCTAATGGCAGTTAGAATATTACTTAGAAGAGATACCGCATCAAACTGGGTATTAAATAATCCAATTCTTCTTTCTGGAGAAATAGGAATAGAGTCAGACACAAACAAGTTTAAAATAGGTAATGGATCAAGATGGAACTCAATAGCATCTTATGCATTTAAGCCAGGAGAAGCAAATGGTATAGCAACACTTGATTCAAGTGGTAAAATTCCTACATCACAACTGCCAAACCAAACCTCAGTCTCTGGAGAAGTTGCCGCCGCTATAGCCGCATTAACTACAACAAGCCTAGCTGAAGGAACAAATAAATACTTTACTGACGCTAGAGCAATTGCAGCAAATGCTTCAATTGTTTCAGGTATATCAACAACTGCTGCAGCAGACGCAACAACAAAAGCAAATGCAGCACAAGCTGCAGCCATAGCTGCTGCTGCAACAGATGCAACAACAAAAGCTAATACAGCCCAGGCAACAGCAATATCAAATGCTGAAGGTAAAATTGCAACTGCCAAGTCAGAAGCAATAAGCACAGCTTCAAACGATGCAACAACTAAAGTTAATCAAGCTTTAACTGATACAACTTCTGCAATTAACACTGCTGTATCAACAGCAATTACACAAGAAGTCGGTGACAGAAATACCGCAATAAGCACAGCAATAGGTAATGAAGTTATAAATAGAAATATTGCAATACAAGCTGAAATTATGGATCTTACAACCTCCGATGTAGCAGAGGGAAGTAGACTATATTTTACAGCACAAAGAGCTAAAGATGCAGTCGCCCCAGATATTACAGCAGCCATTGCAGCAATACCAGTAGGAAGCGGCGGGAGCATAATAACTTCTACCACTAACCTCCCAGAAGGCACCAATCTTTATTTTACAAACCCTAGAGCAATTGCAGCATTGACTCCAACAATTAATTCAAGAGTAGCATCATTACAAGATGCAGATGACCAATTAAGAACATTTTTAATGGACATGATTGCTGATACAAATCAAGATGTTACAAATATAGGAAACTCTTTGGATAACTATGTTTTAGAATCTTTAAGAAACCAGCCTAACGGATATGCTGGATTAAATGCATCATCAAAAATATTAGAATCAGTAATACCAGATACAATTGCAACAAAAACATATACAGATAATGCAATTGCAGCACTAGTAGGAAATGCCCCAGAAGCATTAAATACAATTGCAGAGCTTTCTGCTGCTTTAGGAAATGATGACAGCGCAATAGATGCACTGACAACACTAATAGGAACAAAGCTAGCAATACATACAGCAGCATCTACATATGAAACAATTGATAATGTTGCTCTTAAAGCACCAATTGCAAATCCTACATTTACAGGAACTGTTTCTGGAATAACAAAATCAATGGTTGGTCTTGGAAATGCTAATGATACTAGCGATTTAGATAAACCTATTTCAACAGCAACACAAGCTGCTTTAGACTTAAAAGGATCTCAATCTGATTTAGAACTCAAAGCACCACTTGCATCGCCATCATTTTCTGGAACTGTAGACTTTACAAATGCAACAGTTACTGGAATCAATACGCTACCAAATCAATTAGACAATAGTGGTAAATTTTTAACAACAAACGGATCATCTGCATCATGGGCATCAGTCGACCTTTCTCTATATGCAACTCTAATTAGCCCAGTTTTTGCAGGAACGGTTTCATTTGCTAATGCCAATGTTACTTTTGCAGATTCATCAATAGCAAGTTCAGCATTAACTGGATCGATTCCAAATAGCAAAATAGAAAATGCTTATGTTGAAGTCAATGGGAATACCATAAATTTGGGAGAATCAATAACATTAGGTGGATACGCAAATCCATCTGCACCAAATGTACAGAACAAAATTGCATACGGAACATCAGAGACACCTTCTATAGTGAGCCCCGTAGCTGGAGATATTTACATACAATACTGATAGGAGATTAAATGCCGCTAAATATTTGGAATGGTTCTTCATGGAATCCCTTCAAAAAAATCAAGATTCATAACGGGGTTACCTGGAATGATGCTCAGCGCATTTTTATTTACGACGGCACAACTTGGAAGCCAGTAACAGAAGTTACTCCAATAAATAAAGTATTGCCAACCATATCTTTACAGCCAGATAATTATTTATATGGGGCACAAGAAACTATATCTGTGTCAACTGGAACATGGGATAATTCTCCAACATCTTATAAATACCAATGGCAAAAAGCACCTTATTCTGGATCATCTTTAAACTGGTCTGACATTACTGGTAAAACAGAAAATTCATTATTTTTAAATGAAGATGAATGGGATTCTTCAAGAACATTAAAATATGTTGGATATGTATTAAGATGTAAGGTTACTGCAACTAATCAATATGGAGACAATAGAGAGCCAGTATATACATTGCCTACTCCTATTGTTGCCCCACAAAAATTAACAAACTTAACTGTAACAGTTGTAGAAAATGGTGTTGTAAAGCTAGACTGGGTAAAGCCAGTTGGAGCAAATGATTTTTATCTACAATATCAAGGTCCTGAAGTAACATTTACTGAGGTACCTTCTCTTGGAGATGTTAACACATATACATTTGATACTGGAAATGCAGATGGCACTATTGGCTTATTAGTTAATCCTAAGAATACTTCTAATGTAAGTGGAATGACAATAACTGGATATGGTAAAAATGGAGTAGTTAATGATTTAAAGCCAAACAAGCCTACAGTCACAGCAACAATGGAATCTTTCTTTTGGGGAGGTAGAATAAGCTGGTCTACTAATCTAATACAGCAGACAGACTGGGTTGTATATAATAATGGTCAATTCTATGCTTCTGCATTTATGTCTGGAGGAGCATCTGCAACATCTTTAGATATCCAGCAATTTGGAGAAGGCGGAACTACTTTTGGATCCTTTACAGTAACAGTAACTGGAACGGCACCAAGATTTGATGAAACCTCCTGGAGCTCATCTCCAGGACTTACAATATCTTACCCAGTTAACCCACTACCAGTAAATCAAGTTGCCCCTACTGTTTCAACTTCAAATGGAAGAATATTTTCGGCAACAACTGGAACTTGGTCAAACACATCTTCAATCTCAATGTACCTATATGAATGGTTTGCAGACGGCGTTGCTATAAATGATTTTGCTATATATGAATCAGATACAATGAATCTTTATGATACGACTGCATATGATAATAAATCAATAACATGTTCGGTCTATGTATTAACAACAGATTTAAGAACAACTAGTGCAACTATGAGTAGTAATTCAGCACAATCCATTCCAAAGCCGCCTACAGTTATTGCACCAACATGGGCTGGTGGCTCACCAGTTATTTCTGGATCAAATAGAGATTGGTCAGTATCAAGTGTTGGTACTTGGAATAACAATCCAACATCATATTCGTATCAATGGCAGTATAATGATCAAGGATCAGTTTGGATAAATATAGGCAATGATTCTTCAATAACAACACCATCGTACCTAGATGGATTTTCAATTAAATGTATAGTTACTGCAAGCAATAGCGCAGGATCAGCAACTGCAACATCAAATTCTAGAGTCCCATCCGCACCAGCCCCAGTTGCATCATGGGGACCATGTACACAATATAACAATGGAACCGACTATGGATATGATTGTTCTGGAACAACAAAAATGACTTGGTCTAGACCAATTTATGGATACAGAGAGCAGTATTATTTAAATGGAGTCGCACAAAGCACTTATAGAGATTGTACTGGGTCACCAACATATGGAGATAAGACATATCAGGCAACTGTATATTGGACGTGGAATTCTGCAGATTGCGGATATGTTGAGCCAATTGCAGTAGAATACTATAGAGGAACTTCTTCTTGTGATGTACAAAATGGAACTTATGTTTCTGCACCTGCCGTTGACGGACCATATACAGCAGCTGCAATTCCTGCAAATGTTTATACAACTGGAGGAAGGCTTTCAACATATACAGTGTATGCAGCAACAGCAGCAGAAGCATTAGCCGCCGCCGCAAATGGAGCTTGTGCAACCGTTGCGTTTTCACCACCACACTTCCCACCGTTCTTCCCGCCGTACTTTAGCGGATACCCATACTTTGCATTCACACCACCACACTTCCCACCGTTCTTCCCACCTCACTTCCCACCGTTCTTCCCACCATTCTTCCCACCACACTTCCCACCGTTCTTCCCACCACACTTCCCACCGTTCTTCCCGCCGTACTTTAGCGGATACCCATACTTTGCATTCACACCACCACACTTCCCACCGTTCTTCCCACCTCACTTTGCTGTTTCACCACCACGTTTTGGATTTAGGTACTAATGACACTTTCTGCGTGGGAAAACTATAAAGAAAAGCTTGGAGATACAAGGCCATGGGATTTATTAAATCCTAGAACTGAATATGTATCTGATGATGAAGCGGCAGAAAAGCTATCCATATGTAAACAATGTCCAAGATTCATAAGTCTTACAACACAATGTAAAGAATGTGGATGCATAATGAAAGCTAAAACAAAAATAAAATATGCGGAATGTCCACTAAAAAAGTGGTAGCCTTAATAAAATATACGATATAATTAGATAAGGTTACACCGCATGGAGGCAACATGGCAACAGATTTTCCAACAACTTTAGACAACCTAGATAATCCGTCAGCAACAGACTCTTTATCTGGTCACGCAGCTCTTCACACAGACATCAATGATGCTTTAGAAGCAATACAGACAAAGGTCGGTGTAGATGGATCAGCAGATCCAGACTCATTAGACTATAAGGTCTCAGAGCTTTCTACTGCTATTACAACACTTCAAAATACCACAGACTCTGGAGATATCCTTTTTGGTCTTGAAGGTAATAATGATCTTGTTATAAACGGCATAGAAAACAAAACAACAATTGATACTTTTTCAAAAACAGTATATAGAACAGTAAAATATGAACTTCAGATTACAAGAGGTAATGAATACGTTTCTTCATCTCTAGTGATTTTGAATGATGGTACAAACATAAATGTGGCAGAATCAAACATTATTTCTAATACAAATAATACGCTTGCTTCCGTCACTTTTGAAGAAAATTCAGGTATAATTGGTTTATGCGTAACTCCTGTAGCCGCTAGTGTAACTGCTAGATATTACAGAACTGCGCTTAAAGCTTAACAAGGGGGTTGCAAATGGCAACAGTAAATAAGAACTTTAGAATTAAACAAGGCTTAATTGTAGAAGGTACAACGGGTACAATTAATGGCCAAAACATACTTACAGAAACAGGTGCAGATAATTATATTCTGAATCTTGTTGGTGGAGCAACTCTTGTAAAGTCCGTAGAGGCTACACAGCTTGAAGTAAATGGAGCAGGAAAGCTTTCCGTAAAATCTGGCGTATTTGATCCTGCAGGTTCTGCAGAAGCAGCACAGTCTGCAGCAGAAGCAACCGCAGCATCTGATGCAACATCTAAGGCTAACGCAGCACAGTCTGCAGCAATTACTGCTGCAGCAACAGATGCTACAACTAAGGTAGCAGCAGAAGCAGCACTTAGAGTATCAGGCGACGCAGCTTCAGTTTCAACCGCAGCATCTGATGCAACATCTAAGGCTAACGCCGCTCAAGCAGCAGCAGAAGCCACTGCAGCAGCAGACGCTACTTCAAAGGCTAACGCCGCTCAAGCAGCAGCAGAAG